TCTTAGTACCACCTTGAGTCTGTAGTGTATCTACACCAACAAATCTTGTAGGTTCAGAATCTTCATATAGAATAACAGCTCCGTTTTCATTAAGCGATTTGATGTTATTCACCTTACCGCCAAAATCCTTGTAGTTATTTGCTAGATAAGCTTTCCAGTTATCACGCTTAAGCTCATCTTGTTGTTGTAGAGAGTATATAACCCTGTTGGGGTAGTACTCAAAACAATCTACTGCAACCTGGGGATCATAACTTCTTGGAAGAACTTTACCCCAAGTAGTGAAATTATTATACAGTTTAGAAACACTGAGTGAAAAATCATACTTGTAGTAATTACCCATAGTAATGATATCCGATCTAAACATTTCATTATAATCAGAGTACCCTTCCGGTTCAAAGTGTTTCTCATGTAAAAGTTCACCGTAATCTCTAAATGCAAGGTTGATTTCAGATTCTACAAAGAAGTCTCTTACACCATTATTAAATAAATAAAAGAATGCTCTTTTAAGTACAAACACACCAGTCTTGCTACTAGCTCTATCTAAATGATGAAAATCACTAGGTGTAGTAAGCTGTAAACCATTCCTAAGATTTAGTTTAATCGTAAAGTCGTTAAGATCAAATCTTTCTAAGTTTGCCCAATAACGAGGAAAAGGTCCGTTAATATAATTTTTGTAATTATACTCTGTACCGTTGTTTTCACCTAGCAACCACTGGTTAAAAAAGAAATAAGGGTTCTTCTCAGTATAACGGTTAATATAAATATCACCACCAAAGATTACACCTGTTCTATACCGGTTACCGTCAGGTTGTGTTTTAAAAACGCAGCTTTCAATTGGAATCTGTACTATTGAATCTAATTGACCATATTGGTTCTCATAGCTTAGTTTAATTGCACCATAATAAGCAGATGTAGTTCTTGTATATACATCGTTAGTAGGATCATCATGCTTATTTAAATCATGTAATCGAACGCGTGAATTATCTTTTATTGACGTATTACCTACGTTTATATGCGGTTCTACAATGTTAGATTGTAGTTTTACAGCAACAAACTTATTTCTGAAAAGATTATTAATCTTTAAATCATCAACATATGCTTGTACAAATGGATCAATGTATCTACCAGCATTATCAGAAATTGCTCTTCTTCTATTACCCTTACTTGTAATTGGTAATGAGTTGTTATAAAAACCATGAGAGTTTACCTGTAAAGCATAATCTCTATATGGACTAAAAGCATAAATAGCTTCAAGAGATGATTGAATACCAAGAGCGCCATAATATATTAATGCTGGTGCTGCTAATAAAATACCAGCAAGTGTACCTACAGGTCTTGCTGTAATCATACTTGGTACATCAGGAATAGCTGTAGCAGTTCCTGATTCAGCTTGTGATATTTTTATTGCACCTGCACCAAGAAATGTAGCACTAATATCAGTCCTGTTTGTCGCTTTACCTAAGGCTGCAAGAACTGCTATACCAGCACCGACAATGGATGCAAATATAAAAGCACCATCTGTAATTAATTTACTTTTAGGATGCTTATATGGAAATTCAAATTTACCTTCTACACTACCATGTTCTACAGTGTATAATTCAATTGCGCCTTGTGAAAAGAAGGGTTTATTAAATGTAGTATCTGGTGAATGAAACGAGTAAATATCTTTTCTGTAAGACGCAGGTGCTAAAGAAGAATGGTCAGGTTTATTACCATTATCTTTTTTTAACTCAGTTCTTAAAAATACATTAGGATTTAAATCATTATATGGGAAATTTTGGTACAAACCCTTTTTTCCAGGTTGTCCACTTATATCATATTCCCACATGTTGTTAAAAAGTCCCTTAGCAACAATACTTCTATTACCTTCGCGAGAACCTCTTAAAATTTCATAACCTACAATGTCTAAAATAGGATTACCATCTATATCTAAAGGATGCTGGATATTTAAAAATTCAACACCTAATACAGATATTTTAGAACCGTTATCAGAATGAATATGACTAGTAATATTATCTGGGAATTTATGGTGTCTTATAGCTTTTCCACACAAGTCACCCCAGATATCTGGTTTATCATCTGGATACCTCTCAGTTGATTCCCAGTAACCCATTTGACCTGTAGATGTTAAAACACCACCATCAGGTAATGTTCCCGATGTAGATGTCTTAGTAGCTGTATTATAAACCTGCCAGTTTTTAGTTTCACCAGGAAGTACGTCTGTACCTGAAGCAAGTTGTGTATCAGTTGCTAAAGGTGCACGACCAGGAATATGATATGAAGCTGACCGATGACCTGTTTTATAAATCCATCTAATAAAAAAACTATAAACCTCATCTCTCATATAAGAGGTTTTATTTCCACCTCTTATATAGTAATTTGAAGGATAATCAACAGATAGCCATCTAGATTGAATTTGGTTTGCTAAAGGTTGATAGTTAAAGTCAGGTCTTGTTGTTACACCAGATCTTAATAAATATCCATTTACTTCAAATATCTTATCACTCTTATAGTAAAGAGCATTTTGTAAAGGAATGTATGATAATGGAATTGTAACCCAAGCTTGGTCAATAAGATCCAAAACAACCTTTTTCTGACGAGTATTGTAATATCCAACACGCCTTGCAACAGTCTGCAAGTTTACTGTAGTGACCATTACAAGTTCAAATTCATCAAAACTTGTATCGATCTCATCTATATCTATTTCAATAGATCCACCAACTCCACTGTGACTCCATAAAGATTGAACATTACTTGGTTTAAAGTAATCTGATACTCTTACACCATTTACAGAGTAAGCTATTACAGCTTGATAGGAACCATTTAAAAGTTGACCGGCACCTTTCCCCTTATTGATACGAATACAGGGTGTATCTACAATAGATTGCAAGAGGGTCTTTTCACAGTCCAACTCATCTGAATATTCAGGAACATAGCATGAAGGATCTGGGGAAAGGTTTACTCCGGTCTTTTTATAGGGTACGTTATCCAGATTTAAATATCTGTCAGGGTTTAACCCGTCTTGCCAATAAACAGAATGGGTGCAATCATAATTTTCTTTTGCAGCACCTGTAATAAGATTTGTAGTTTTAAAACCTAAGCACTTATCATTTACTACTTTGGTATACTTACACAAACCTTCATTGAATATTCCAATCTCGCTATCAATGTTATTAGTAGAAAAAACAATCCACTCACTACCGGATTTATGAACCAAACCTATTACGGTATATGGTGCAGACGTACAGTACTTGTTAGCTTGTTCATTACCTAATACACCAACTTCACCTAAATGTGAGTTGTTTACTCCGTTACGGGCATGAGTCCACAGTCCCTCACCGACAAATAAGTCGTTGAAGTCTTTAACCATACCTTTTGTGAAGGTATTGTTTTTTTGTAGACTACTCTTATTATCCAGCCCTTCACTCATAGCTTTATGTTAATTTTCTTTTTGTCTAAAAACTTATAAAGATTCTCTGTCAAATGTCCTGTTAACCAGGCTTTAGTTTCTTCATCCTCAATATATCTATCCTCGCATATACGAGTTGATAAATGAAATACCTCATGTGCTATGAGGTTATGCGATATCTGTTCTTGTAAAAGCACAAGATGATATAAGCTATTTGTATAAAAGACGCAACCATCAGCGTCTTCAATAGACCATAGCTCTTTAGTTTTACGATACGTTTTTATAGCAACCTCTTCCATTGAATCAGTTATCATAAAAACTACACTTGCATCATAAACACCTACTTTAATTTTTTTCTGTACAATGCTCATCTTATATTGCTCTTAAACATGTTATAGTAGTTATGATATTGAGCTTTGCGATTCATCTCCCATACACGTTTCAATTCATTAAAGTCAGGAGTGTTCACATAGCTAAATGCATTATTTCTCGCCATTCTTAATTTTTGCGAAATGAATTGCAGTTTATTTTGAACTGCAGATTCACCACTTAAAAACATATTTTCAAATATTCTTTCTTTCAATGCATACTCATAATATTCATTGACAATAGGATGATCAAATACTAAAAGGTTACCAGCATCATCTTCCATTACAGAACTATAATTCAAGTAAATAGTACCCTCGTCAAAATTTACATGAAAGAATCCATTTTCAAGATATCCGATATAATGACTTTTAACAGTTAAATTCCAGCAGTCATTCATTATCTTTCTGCTAGGTTTAATTTCAATAGGCACTAAACGCTTGTATGTATTTACAACATTGTTGTGTATATAAGTTACCGTAGGATTATTATCATCATCGTTTTGCAAGTGAGTTTGCTGACTACCAAAGTTTGTAATTGACTTTTTACCAATAATGATAATTTTAACTCCTGTAATAATTTGTGCTGTATCATTATCAAGAATAATTTCTCCAGCGCTTGGTGTTGAAAAATCAAAAGATGCTAATGTTCCATCAGGTAACTGAGCTTGAACAATTACATCCATTGTATTAAGAGTGTGACTTATCAAATTACCATTAGGTTGAAGATCCATTGTAATTGTAAACTGATCTACACTTGTTCTTGATAAAATATTTTGCGCCATCAATACACCTTCAAGTAAACCTTGATTGTAAGTTTTTTCTTTTCTTACAATTGGATGTTCGTTACGTGACTCACAAACCAAAGCAAAATTCAATACATGAAAATCTTCAGGAAGTCTAGCTTTACCTTTATGAATCTCAATACACTTTTGTCTTGTAGGATTCACCTTTAGTCCAAGTTCACGGTTTACCTTAATTGCTACTTTAAGCAATTCTTGAGGTTCTACATAACCTTGACTATCGACACCCTTCATGTCAATCTCGACACTTTGCAAAAGCTCGTCAAATGTTCTATATTGAATTTCGGTTAGCATCGTCTTAAAATTTATTGTCTAGCAAGGTGTCGATTATCCTGCATGATATCAGATGGTATTTGAATCATACCTGCTAAATCTCTTACAACATTCTGTTCAATTTCAGCAAATAAAAATTCAGGTACATGGAAACCTCTTTCTTGCATGTACAAACAATCATCTTTGTCGTCACAGTTATATTTACTAATGTCTTCTTCAAAAACACCTTCAATTCGAATAGCATCCCATTCTAGATTTGGGAAATATAGATAACCATCAAGATACCAGTAATACTTTTTCTTATTGTATTTAAATGTCTTCTGGTTTGCAATTTTTTCAAATGTATTTGGAAAAGTAGGAACAAGTTCCTCACTCATGTCAATGCTTGTTACAGATCTCATTAAAGGACCCCAGTATCCTTGCATCAGCGATGGAACTTTATGTTTAGTTCTTTTGAATGTACACCCGCTTTCAACACAATGACATTGTGCTTCTATTTTGTCAATTTCAATTAGCTCAACAAATGAGAGTGCTTGAAAAACAGAATTAAACTTCATAATACGATTCAGGTTATCCTGACGTCGCATCATGACAGCAGCGTATTTACGAATAAGGGAATAAAGGAAACGGTCGGTTAAAAAAGCATCTTGCTTTACCGACTTAACTTGATTACGCACCCTAGATATTACTTCACCAATTGTTACCATACTTTTGTATGTTTAGGTAGGGTGCTTAGTCAAGTGCTAGTTCATCATAACTATCGAGGTTTTTGATGTTCTCTGCTTCTTTCATAATCCTATAGTTATTTTTTCTAAATAACTTGGATACTTGAAGCGTGTGATCTACTTGCACATATAGTTTCCAGTTTTCAGGATACACTTTACCAAGTGTTCTTTTAAACCTTCTTGAACCTTGAAAACCCCAAATCTCATAATTCTTGAATCTATACCTGGTTTCGTGATTTGTGTAAAATATCTTTGCTAGATAATTATCACTCTCCCAGTTACGATGCTGAATTACTTTGAGATAATCCTGCGATTTTCTAAAGTCTACATTCTTGCGAATTTTAGGTAGACAGGTTCCTATAAACAAATTTCCTACATGCTCCGGAAGCTCAACACCATCCCTGCTTTCCAACACCGTATTCCAGGTAAGCTCATTAAATGTTAAGATTATGTTCTTAATCTCAGCATCAGAAAGCTTATCCAAACCATGTATTTTGCTTCTTAGAAGACTGATAACAGACTTATTAAGAGTACCCAATACAGAGGGTCGAAATCGCGGTGCATTTAAGTCTGGTTTCTTAGCGTCTTTCATGCACGTCCTACAATAAGAATTTAATAAATTTTTGCCACATTTTCATGGTTTCGAACCATTAAAGTGTATAAACAAACTCTGAAACTTTACCTTTCTTCTCACAATGCAGTTCTAAGATTCCCGCACGCTTATTACCAGTCCATTTATTGTGATAATGATAGTAGTCTGAAGAAGATAAACTAGGGAGCTGTCGTGTTGTAAATCCGTTCTCTTCGTTTTCGGTAAGGTACTCTTTGGACCTTTTTGTATGGTAATGACCTACATACAGAGTTCTGTAAAGTGCAGAACCCCACTGAGTTGGAAACTCGGTAGCATAAACTAGCGGATTATTTTTACTGCTTACATCACCGTGCTCAAAACAAAACATGTTTGATCCATAAACATGTACCTTTCTTTCAGCGTAATTACTGTCAAATTCAATATTTGACCAATCTTTAAATCCTTGCTGAATAGCATGAACTAAGTGAAAAGATGATAATCTGTCATGATTACCCGGAAGAAATACAATCTTTAACTTATTGCAGAACTGAGATATTGTTCCTATTGTCTGCATTAGCGAGTCAAACGCTTTTATGTATGTTTCAACAGGTCCTTCACCATTTTCTACTATTGTACCCTTGGTTGTTGTACCATTAAATGTATCCATGTTTAGAGCATCACCACCTACTACAAAAATTATTTCATCTAAATAGTAAGTGTTGTAAGCCTTTGTCAATAAAGACTTTACACAACTTTCGAGGATTTCTCCGAGGTTTTCATTTCCTGGTTTTCCAAAGTGAAGATCTTGGAGAGAAAAGACTCCACAGACTTTTTCTTCTGAGGATTTATTGAGCAGGATGTTACTTTTGTCGAGGGGTTGAATTTCCGGTAATTCATAATTCTGAAGAATTTCTAAAAACGTACTTTGTATAACATGTTCTTCAGGTAGTTTACTAACTAACGCAGAAACATACCATCTACCACTTTTCTCCTTGTTCCAGTATTGCGAGAGTTTCCACTTCTTTGTATCAATGTTTAAAAGTGAAATAATTTCTTCAGCACTTCTAGGTTCTGTAGCAAATAGACCGGTAATCTTGGTAGTACCTGTTTCTAAGTCAACATGTTGCTCTACTATTGTAGCTGATTCAGATTTAGAACTATCAATAATAATCTTACCTAAATTTTCATCGAGTTCTGAAAGAAGTGTAATGGATTCTTCACCATCTACTAGTTTTCGTTGCAAGTAGTTGACAACATGTGTATCAACAACGGGAGAAATATCACTGATTGCATTAACAACTAATTCTTTTAATGCTAGATATTTTTTGAGTGGTATACCTATTTTTTCTGCTTTTTCAAGATCAGAACGCTTGCGTTTCAAGCTTTGGTATACAGATGAAATTAGACTCATGGGCATGGGTTTTCATAAGTAAGTTCTACAAATATATATCTTTTTGTAGAACTTTATGTTAATTTAAGGAAAAATAGTAAGAACCCCCAGTATTGCTACCGGGGGTCTTACAGACCACTGCCAGGAGAAACCAACAAACCTGATCAATGATTTTTTATCTTAACACTGAATATCGTCTGGTCCAATCACCACACCTTCGGTAGTAATAAGCCAGTTCATGTTATTAGCAAATAAATGCGTAAAGCCTTGCAGACGTCCACTCATAGAGCCATCAATATACAATTGACATCCAGAACCAAACTCGTCGGGTCTACACGTTGTATAGAATACATTACCACCAATAATAGCCATACTGCATGCAGCACCTGTATCACCACCCCATCCAACGTTAAAGTATTCTACAGGGTCAGTACTGCCACCACCTCCGCCACCGGGTGTAGTTATACTTACTACAGTGCTATTAGTTGGACCACCATTATTGCAGATATTATCAACTCGATAATAAACAGTTGCACCATCAGGAGCGGTTGAATCAGTATAAGTTCCTAGACTAGGCGATACAGTTGCTAACAGTGTAGACACACTTAGATCTAAACCTCTATAAATACGTTGGTTTGTTGAGTTAGCTCCACCTGCTGGTGTCCATGTTAATGTTACTGTTGCCATAATATTTTAAATTTTATCTTATGAGTCAAAACCCGCATCATTCATAACGCTCAAGTTAGAAGGTGCAAGACATGGTTGGTTAGCAATTGATACAGAATCTGAGCAAGAAATTTGAAAACCACCACAGGAAATTGTAAACGAATATGTATACGTTGTACCATAAGATCCAGTAAATGCTACACTAAAACCTGATCCGCTATTACTTGTAGCTTGTGCAGAAATACCATTATTAAATGTAACATTACCAGTATACTGAGAGTTTCCAGGTAATGTAGGAAATGACAATTCTACACCAGTTCCATTAACAGTTTCTGTAACTGTAGGGCAAGTAGGATTACAAATAATTACGTCGTTTGAATCTACTGTACCGTTACTACATATGTTAACAATCTGATACGTGTAAGCAATATTATCAGATGCAGTACTGTCAGTATATGTACTTACAGCAGCGCCAATAGTTGCAATAGTAGAGAAAGCTCCACCACCTGATTTTCTTTGAACTTGTTGTCCGGTTGTTGTTTGACCACCCGCTGGTGTCCAGTTTAAAGTAAATGTTGCCATTTTATATAAGTTTGTTTAAATGTTTAACCTAATGTTTGAGCTGAAAGTCCTGTTGGTGTAGTACATCCCTCAGGGCAATCTGTTACAGTATATGTTAGAGTCTTTTGTTTTACAGCATCACCACAATTCATTGTCATATTCAATGTAATCTGTGTACCTGAAAGATTCAGGTTGATAGGATCTATAACACCTCCACCAATTGACTGACCAAATGTCCACTGATTACTATTAGTAGGTGCAGCTGAGTAAGTTAAACTATCCTGTACTAATAAGTTTGATGTACCTGTTTCATAAACAGTAATATTTATGTCTGAACCTTCAGCCCAAGTAGCTGAAGCAGGTATATTTACGTTATACAAAAATCCTATAGATGGACAGTCTGGCGCATCAATTGTTACCCAACCTTCTTCAATCTCTGCAGTATCACAATCATCAGCAGGTCTACATGCATTCTTTGTAAATGTTAATTCAATTGTTGAAGACTCTTCAAAACCTTCACAAATTGTTTTAACTCTAACTTTATAACTGTCACCTGAAATTAACCCTAACCCAAAGAAGTTAGCACTTGCAGAACCACCACCTGGTATATTTATAATATGAGAATCAATTTCAGTATTGCTATTTACATGTACTAACAAAAACTGTAGACTTAATACTGTAGCACCACTTACGGTTGCAGAAGCAGTAATACCATTTTCTGTACGAGTACAAACTTCTTCATATGTCAATCCAGATGGCACGGGACATCCGGCTACACATTCTAATGTTGTAGCCTCAGCAGTAACCCAAGCAGAATCACCACCAGTACATTTAGTTTTAACTCTTATGTTATAGTTTGTCAATTCATTCAATCCTGATACTGTAATTGTATTTTGTCCAGCAAGTGTTGTTGTTAACATTCCACCAGCTGTCCACGTTGCAGAACCTGCAACTTGATATTCTAATGATACAGTAGGATTACTAGGAATATGAGCAACAGTTACAACAATTGCTTCACAGTTTACAGATGTAACGCTAAATTCTGGAGCAGGACATTGCGTAGGAATACAATCCACAGTTTCAGATAATGCAGGACATGGTGTTCCTCCACAAGATGCAGGTGTAATGACAGTTCTTGTTCTAGTCTTCAAACTATTTACACATTCTGACCAGGGACCCCATTCTGACACAACACAATCTACAGGAGTACAACACTCTTCTGTTTCAATAAGAGAAGGACATGGATCACCACCGCAGGAAGCAGGGGTAACAACAGTTCTTGTTCTCGTTCTTACACCATTATTACATGCAGACCATTCACTCCATGCAGATACCACACAATCAACGGGTTCACAGCATTCTCTTGTTTCTTCTAATGCAGGACATGGATCACCTCCATTAGAAGCAGGTGTTACCACAGTACGAGTTCTTGTTTGTTCACCATCGATACATTCTGACCATGGTCCCCACTCTGATACAACGCAATCAACAGGTTGCGGAGTACCATCACAGCAGCACTGTGTAAGTTTAGTCATAATCTTGATAAGTACGCTCTCAAGTCTTTCGTTTCTTTGAACATTAAGACAAGGGAAATTAGGTCCTGTATAAAGAACGCAATCATCTTTATATAACTCAACGCAGGGTTCGCCATTACACACTGGAGGTGGTGGAACAGTTACCGGAGGTACTGTTTGCTGGCAAGGTTGACAATAATCGTTAGGGTACATCTCTATCTGTTATTTATATTTTTAAACTATACCGCCATTACCACCATCACAAGGATCAGAAAGATCTGTAATTGCTGCCGTACAGTCTGCGTATGATTGCAATACGACTGGTGCAGAAACTATTTGATCAGATGTAGCAATTACTTCCCAAGCATAAGGTGCATTTGCAGAACCAGAAATGCTAACTCCGGCACCAATTGCTAACTGTGAAGAACTACGAACATTTATAATTCCGCTACTTGTACCACAACATCTAGCTACTTGATAATAATAGTAAGTAGTTCCACTTCCAGCAATTGTACTAAACAATTGACCATAGCTTGCAGAAGTTCCACATTCATAATTTACAGAAACTTCTATTCTATAAGAAGATGAAGCACTTAAAAGATTGAAGAAGTAGGTACTTTGAGATGTTTGAATTGTCTGATATGTAATACTTCCAGAATTATTTTTAAGCGCTACAGTATAGCTGCTAATTGGTGTAGAACCACCTGTAGGTGGTACCCATACAACTTCCAAGCTATTTGCGGTGGCTTGTACTAAACTAATACTGCTTACAGCAGGTTTACTACAGCTAAATGTAGATGTTTTAACAGCTGTTTTAGAACATGTTAAACCTGATCCAGTATATGTAGTTGTAAGTGTAAATGTTAAATCCTTATCGGTAGGTACATCTGGTGTAAGTGAAGCAAGATTAATTTCAAAAGGACCGCCATCAGGTGATGTAAAATTACCTAGTGTAAATGGTACGTCTACAAAGTTTGCACCATTATTCCATGAAATTCTAACTTTTGTACCGGATTGCTCTGTTAATCCGCTAGGAATTGTAGATAAACCAGCAAATGTCAAAGATGCTGAAGTTCTTTGTTGATTTACTGCAAGTAAAAAGTCGATAACAAGATCAGTACATTTGATAGAGGTAACAACACCTAAGTCATCTACACGATCTCTCATATCACAAATAGTCAACCAAAGATTATTAATTGTATCAGCTAAACTTTGTGGATTATTTACCCAACCTGGTAACTGTGCCATTACAGCAGTACCATTACCTGATAATTGGAATTGACTTCCTAAATTGTTGCATTGTTTTGTAAGCGCTTGAAGAATCTGGGTGGTAGTACCTGTTGTGGTTCTCAAATCACAGAATTCATCTTCAAGTGCTAAAAAAGCATTTTGAATTGTAGTTGGTGTTCCTGGTGTTCCCACACACTGTGGTGTAACATTTACAGAAGCTGAACCACCTCCGCCAGAAGTATTTTCTAATGTTGTAACTCTAGATTCAAGATTTGTAATTCTTGTATTATGAGCAGCAATATCTAAAATTAAATCACAAATTTCTGCTGCTAATTTTCTGCTATATGCAGTGTGTTCTAAAACCTCAACAAAGTCGCCATCTTCATTTGTATAGCGAAGAGCAGGAGGAAGTAACACATTTACGGGTTCTGGTGCAGGACGACCACCTGTATTAAGCAAATCTTCTAATTCACATGTTTTATCAATTAACAATTGAAGCAACTGAATTAGAGTTTGAGGATCAGACTGGTACTGCTCAACAAGGCATTTGAAATCTAGTGTTGATATATCGATTACTCCGTTGGTAGACTCACAAAGTAAAGTTGCAAGTTTATAGACAACGTCATCAATAGTATCACCCTTACAAAGATTAATGCAAGGGATATCTGGACCCTGCCATATCACACATTGTGATGATACAGCTGAGCAGCCGGGGGTTGTATTGTTCTTTACAGGTTTCATCCTTATAGTGTCTTTATATGCTCGGTAATTTTGTTTAAAGAACAACAAGAACTTGCAAGCTTCATTTCATTTCTGTCTAGTTCGAGTGATCTTTTGTAGACTTCTCTAATGTCAGCAAGATGATCTATCTCTAAAGGTTTAGGGCAGGATTTAATACCATAACGCTTTGCTTTGAATGCTTTGTAAGTAGCATCAGCAAACAGACCGTCAATATGTTCTAATACCTCGCTCATTTTGTTTTTAAAGATTCTTCATATTGCGCAATACATTGAGAGCAACATTTTGTTCCATCAGATGCTGTTTTTACTTGGCATCCACAAGTAATTTTAGTTCCACAATTTGTACAAGTGTTGGTACTCATATTCTTTGGTTTTAGTGACAGTTACAACTTCTTGTATAGGGTGTTCCGCATGAAATGCAACAACCGCTATGATATTTATTTAAAAGCTTTTCAGCATATGTCATCATATCAATTGCTTGTGCAGGTGCATGACATTGTTCAGCTTTAGCTTTTGCACCATCTAAATACAACTTAATGTATCTTAAATCGTGAAGTTTTTTGTGGAGTTCTGCAGTAGGTTCGCATTTCTCCAATTGAAGTCTACAAAGTTCAGCTGCATATGCATTCATAATCTTTGTAGTTCTTAAATGATAATATTCAACGAAAACTTTTTCGTTAGGACTTATAGAATATCTAATCTTATAAAGTCCATCGGGTAACCCGATGAGATTTTCTGACTGAGGATGCTGTAATCCTAAATCAATAGCACTAATATTTTTAGAAAATCCTTGCGTAAGACCTTCGGTAATAAACACAGGTTCCTGAAATCCGGGAAGATAAATATCCAGACGAGGACATTCTACAGGCAATCCGGTACCATATACTGACGCATCAACAATGCGCAGTATCGTTGGAACTGCTGTATCTGGGATATCTAATGCTAAATAATGTTTGATTGCCATAACATGTACCTCTACAATAAAATTTACAAAAAAGTCTCCATAAAGCAAAAAAGGAGAGGAGAGTTTTTTGCTCTCGCTCTCCCTTTTGCTTAGGTTATATGTTTACCTTAGAGTGTCTCTAGAGCAACACTATTACCAGCAGCAGCAAGAGCTGCGTCGATAAATGTTTCAAAGTCAGCATCAGGAGCAGAAACAACTACTTTAATCAAGTATTGATCAGCATCCATCATACCGCTAGGATTGCTAGAACGAGGTACACTGTGAAGGATGTAGTAAGCACCATAAGATGCAGTACGGCTGATGCTACCCAAAGTGGTATCATCAAGAACTTCACGCAAACGAGCATCAGTTTGGAAAGGCTCTTGCTCGTAACGCTTGCTAAGGATAAGTTCACGAAGAACAGTCTCACCAAAACCTTTACCTTGAGCAGCAGCTTGTACTTGTGCAACTGAGAAACAGTTACTAGCGCAAGGATCACCATTATCTTCCAAAGCAGAAGCGTAGATTTGAATAGGCTCAAGTTCTACATGATCCATTGGAGAGAAAGAACAGTCACCAAATTTGGTATCTACATAAGCTCCAGTCAATCGCAACTTAGCAGCTTTTTCAGCAGCAGGAAGTGCAATCCAAGCAGAAGTTTTAGTAGTAGAAGTTCCAGTTACAACACCTTGTGCGTTCTTAGTGATGTACAATACAGCAGCAGAAATGAATTTGCTCAAGATAGGATCAGCAGCGATCTCAGCTTTCCAAGCTTCAAATACAGTCTCAACACCTACAGGAGTGTTAGATGAATCGCAACATCCAGTGTAGCTATCCAAAGTCTTGTAGACATTGTGAGTCAAGAAACGAAGAGCGGGTGAACCTTTTACATCCAAGCGAAGACGTACAGTCTTTTCGCAAGGGATAGTGCAATAATCATCTTCACCAACAGTGATGATTTGATTTACAGGAGCTGCAGGAGCAACATAGTAAAACTTGCTAACAAATTTAGGATTAATACCTTTAGTCTTAACAGACTCTTTGTAACCTCCGTGGAAAGGTCCGATCTTGTCGGAAGTGTGGAAGCTACCTTGAGCAAGGTAAAACAATTTGGTAGCAGGAGCTGCAGTCAGGTCCTGAATAGCATTGGTCTTAGCGTCAATTACAGACACTTTACCAGGGTGAGATTCCAAAGTCACAACGTGCTCGGAAGTGCTCGAACTTTTCAATCCGTTAGTACCAACTAGTACCTTCTGGAATGCATGGGGAAAGTAAGCCATTTTTTAAAAGATTTAGGGTTAAAAGATTATTTTAGAAATTTTAGTTTGTAGAGTGTTTGCGCAGTCAGTTGTGCTATTTCATCAATCTGATTTTGCACCCACCCTTCACTATATAATATACGCTTTTCTTCCAACATATTGTAGAACTCTGTTAAAATTTCTACAGAACTTGTTGGTTGAGTTGAAGTTGGGATTGTAATTTCTTGCAATCCATGAATACCTTGAATACCTTCTGCTAAACCATCAATTAGATCTAACAATGCAGTATAAAACTCATCTAATGCTTTATGCTCTGAATAACTTCTTGTTGAAAGATGAATAAGATGAATCTGATCTCTTACACCAAATAAGTTTCCCAGGAATTCAGCATATGAGCTTGATGGTCTTTTAATAGTCCTTTGTATCATTACGAGTTATTTTGTGCGTTTGATTTATTACGCTGATACTGACTAAAGTTTTCAATGTCGCCGGCAAGGATTGCAACTGCTTCATCGATAATGATTTCAACAATATCGTCCTTAAACTCTGATTCTACATTTGTACCAACTGCTCCTGTTGAAATGTTAACGCATCCGTCAAAATTTATAGGTCTTGGTAATCTGTAGTAAGTAAGAGTTGTTTTCTCAATATTGAATGTTTTATCAGTATAAATTCTGCATCTATTGTTTCCCATAGTACAGAAAGTTTCACCCCATTCAAATGACGGTTTTCTAAACGCATCATAGAGAAGATTGTCAACATCTCCAACTTCAGCTAAATAAACAACAACAGGTCTAGATGGGCAGCATTCGTCTTTAGCGATTGCAGTCATTCTCTTGAAATACAAATAGTTTGCAGGAAGCTTGTCTGTTTCAAAATATGTTTCATATCCTGAACCCGGTAGCACTGCTTCACTTACAAGAATTTGAAGATCATCAATCATAATTTTTGATGCTTCATCACCCTGCTTGCGAATATTTGTACCTGCAACTTGTCTACGTACCCACTCTAGCTGAGCTTTGTTGAAAGCTTCAACAATCTGCCAGCATTCCAAGTTGTCATAATCAAGAGAAGCTAGTTTATTTAACCGCTCCTTAAACTTGATTTGTAACAGGTTGTTGTTCATTTAGTTATCAGTATTTAGCTATTCCAATATTTTTCTACAGTTCTTGTGAGATCGGCAAGAATTTCTTCATTCAAAGGATTCTTTAGATACTCAACAATTTCAGAAGGATTTTTACCCAACATTGTACTACTACTCATATGGTAAATATATCCGTCAGCTCTTGTCGCAAGAAGCTTATAGAAAGTTCCATCTTTTACAATTGAACGCAGCTTGAGTGTTTCCATATCCAAACTGCAGATTTCTAAGAAGCGTTCTGCTGTTTTACGCTTATCTCTATCAACCGATTCACCATTGATGTATTTATCCATATTATCATACATCACATCAATTGGTGTGCTCTTGCGATATTGAGTAGAACTTGCATCTACAACCTTACATACATAGAACAATTTATTAGCGTTCTTGTCATAAAGTTTTTGAAGTTCTGAAAGCGCTTTATTTCTAAGTTTTTTAACCTCAGTTTTAATAGCTGCAGTCTCTTCATATTTATCTAAGTAAAACTTAGGAGGAACTGCTCTATTTCTAGCATCATCAAGACTTTTTGCAATGATTGAAAAACCACCAGCTTCAATAGCTCTAAGTTTAATCAAATCGTAAGCATCTTTAGCAGGATCTAAGAACATTGGTTCATTTCCGCAACGAAGAACAATTTTACTCCAGAAATCGTCATTGTTAGGTTTCAAGAGTTTTACTTTGTTCCAGAACTCTTTGTCATCAGGATCTACTTCATTAGAAGCAAGTTCTCTTTCAAGACTACTTACAATCTTTCTAATCTCTTTGATTGCAGCATTTCTTTCGTCTTCATCCAATCTCTTCAGTTCCGGAGCAAATTCATTAAGACCTGTTACATAACGTTTGATTCCGTTGTTTTCCAAACATGCTAACTGTTCTTCATGGAATACTCCTTCAAACAGTGACATGTTGTAACGTTCTAGACCCATATTAGATGAGCCATTGTCTACGTAAGGTCGAATAGCAATCGTGCTACTTCTCTTCAGAGAATTGTGTTTCTCAATCATTGTTTCCATACTTGGTTTTTGTTGGTTTATGTTTTTGCAACTATTAGTTTAAAGCTTCTGAACCACGTCAAGGTTGTTACATCTCAGAAGAAACCTGGGTTGCCCCAGGTGAGTCGGAATTAACCGACATCGAGGAGGTGGAAGATTATAAAAGCAAAACTGGGGGAATGGTTACCCCCAGATTTACTATAGGTTTAGGTTAGAAAGAACCACCAGTGATTGGGTTTCTCATAACGATTTTCAACACTTTGGTCGGGTCTTTTACCCACAAAGCAGGCATCGTTTGAGTCATGAACACACGGTATCCGTTAAAGTTTCCGCTAGAAGAGAAACCTTGAGTACGTCCCATGTAGTCCATAGTACCGTTCTGATAGAACCACTTCAACTCGTTATCCCACTGCAACTTCAACAAGAAGATATTGTCGTTAGTGTTATCAGTGATATCGAATACGATAAAGTTGTAGCTAGACAGAGGGAAACCATCGATAATTGGGTTTTCAATATCGTTAGTGTGAACGTTGTCAAATGCAGGGTTCAACACAAACTTAACGTTTGCCAAGAAAGGAATGGTGTAGCTAGTGAAAGCGAATCCGAAGTTCAGATCCATTCCTTGACCAGTGATAGCACCGATGTCAGCAGCTTGTACTACAAGACCTGCACCCAATGCTTCCTTCTTGATAGCTTCGTTAACCATCTTCATACCAGCCATACCAGTTTGAACGATGATCTGACGCTTAGGATCTGGTCCTTTAAATTCAACTTTACCATTGTAGAAGTTGAAAATTTCGCTACGGAAAAGCTCAAGGTTGAAAGAACCTTTGTTGTAGATACGCTTGAAAGAGTTATCCAACTGCTTCCAAAGACCCACAGACAAACGGATATCATCCGGACCATCTTGCTTAACGCGACCACCTTGTCCCCACATCAAGTAGGTTTCAATGTCAGTTGCAATTTTAGTCAAGTGAGCTGCTTCAAGGTTGGTAACGAAAGAGCGAGACAAAGTACCGCTTTCGTAAGCACGCTTGATGTAGTCTTTACCCATTTTAGCAACCATAGCGTCGATAGAAGTGATCGCAGGATCAATGTTCTTATCGAAAGAACGCCAGATTTCAGTTACAGGTACGCTACCATCAGCATTCATACCACCTTTCATCATCAAGTCTGCACGGCTAGATACACTGTAGTGTACGTGAGCTTCAGCACCACCTACGTAGTTGTAGAACTCACGGAAACCAGCGCTCAATTCACCGATGTCAGAGAAACGCTCACCATACTCACCACGAGCAGAACCTTTACGGAAAAGCTTGGTACCAGGCTTAACAAAGTTTTTGTCAAGACCTTTCTGGTTGTCGTTGTTTACAAGCTGAACAGTGTAAAGGAAACCGTCACCAGTAGGAAGAATGTCTTCAGCGGTAACGTACATTTCAGCACCGTTGTACTTGTCATAAGTGATGATATCACCATGACCGAAAGAACGCTTGTTAATTTTGATTTTGAAAGTGGTACCATCTTTACCAACATTTGCAGAAGCGCCTGGTTCAGCGTCTTCAGTAATGTAAGGAAGATCTTGTACAATAGGTGTTTGCCATTTGTACTCACCACGAGGATTGTTTACGTTGATGGTATTTTTACCACCGAAAGATGCCATCTGATAAAGAGGCATTTCTACCTTCTGTGTCATTGCCCACAAGTCTACAGGACCCAAATCCATGGGTTCAGAGCTTTTAAGCATGTTCACAAGATGGTAGCTGTCCACATGAGAGCTAACTTTGTAGCTAGTGTCTCTCAGGAATAGACCATTGTTAAGAACAGGTGTACTCATTTTTGAAAGGGTTTAGGATTAAATGATATTTGTTAATGGTTTAACTTCTTCTGAATATATTTGACGGACGAGGTATTTTTCTTCCGACTTTTTCTTCTTTGTCGTCAGCTGCTGTTCCTGCAATTTTTCGTGCTTCTTCAGTTTTCAGCTTACGAACTGTGTCTTGTGTTGCCTGGTTCTTTGCTTGTTGACGAATCTGATCTTTATATGCATCAGGATCTGCTAACAACCAAAGTGCTTCAGCAACTAAATCATATCTGGGTTCTTGGAACTGATACTTCTCAAGAAGATGTCCCAGTAGATTTGTTTGCTTACCCGACATTGACTGATATTTAGCGTCAGTTAATTCTGAGAACAAGAATGTTTGAACGCGTTTGTCAATTTTTACACCGTTCAACTCACCAACTTTAAGCGTTTCGTATACATTATTCATGTAATCACGAGCAGCTTTTTCTTGTTGTTTCTTGTATTGCTCTTGACGCTGAATCTGCTCTTCAAGAATTTCTTCTTGCATTTTCTCAAGTTTGGGTTTGAAACTACCAGCTTTCTTTTCAAGTGTTCCAAAGTCTTCCCATTCCTTAATTTGCTCTTCAATATCTGTGTCGCTACCAAAACTGGTTGCTCTCAAATATTGACGTACCACATGGTGAGCATCTGCTTCAGGATCAAAAGACTTAGTCTCTTCAACTTGAGCAAGAGCACGGAACAAACCTTTAATATCTGTTCCACCATTTGCTACGTAACGAGCTGCATATTGCAGTTCATCGGGTAGTGATTCAAAGAACTCTTTAGGAGTTTGGTCTCTAATCGCTTGTTCGCGTTCTTGGAAGTTTGCTTCTAACAGCTCTTTCCAGTCTTTCATAGAGTACTCCTCTAGTTTTTTATCATCTTCAAAGGGGATAATAAGACCCTCTTCAATCAACTTAGCGAATGTTTCAACCATTCCGCTTTTGTCAACTTTTTTCCTTCCTGCTTTAGAAGACAATTCATCATCGTCATCATCTCCAGTTGGATTAAGATCGTCTAATACATCATCTGTATTAATTGGATCTTTTTTATCATCTGCTGCTTGATCTTTTTTATCATCAGCAGTGTCATCTTTTTTTTCATCATCATCTTCAAGAAAACTCATATCAACTGCTGCGTTTCTTGAAAAGAGACTTGGTTTTTTTGTGTCGCTCTTTCCGTCTCCGATTACTACATCATCTGCACTAGGCATAGGTAGAAAATCATCAATGTCAGAGAGCGTTACAGATTCTACTTGCGTAGACTGGTTTTTTTCTGTAGCCATAATTTAAGTGTTGGTTTCTTTGTTGTTCTACATTAATAATCTACACATTATTATTTATTTCTAAACTTTCAAAAGTTAGTTTATGAAATATATGTGTGACATTTTTCGGATTATATCGCTAACAAGTTTTCAGGATTTTATCAATCTTTTTTGTCGTAGCGATTTTTGTTAGTGCGGGCAACTTCTACTTGCTTTTGAGCAATCTCTTTGCGTGCTTGAAGTTCTTGTCTTTGAAGATCAATTTTCTGTTGATCCATTGCATTTTTAGCAACAGAAGCTTCACGACGCATGTTTAGTTCTTGATCAGCGCGATCTTTTTTATCTAAATAATCTAAAGTATCTCTAAAATCAGACTGACTATTTTTATCAAGATCTACCATAGCACCGTATCCAGCTGATCTAATTTCCGCAACACGGACATCATTATCTCTTTCAAGTTGTGCTTGCTCTGCTTTAAACTGCTGTTCAGCCATCAAGCGTTTATCAAGACCTTCTTGCTTCATCTTCTCAACTTCCTGCATTTGTGCAAGTTCGTCTTGCTTAGCTTTAGTTGCTTTCTCTTCAATACCTTTCAATGTATGACTGATTTCTGCAAGAGAATCTGCTTGAACAAGTTTTCCAAGATCATAGATTGATGCCCCGGATGTATTGTTACTTAATGCAAGTTGACGGATCTGCTCCATGATTTGTTTTTGGTTGACTTTAGTTGTCACAAAAATGTTCAAATCACGAGCAAGCATTTCTGTACCACTCATTTCAAAATTCACCTTTTCATCCATACCAGTCATGTACTGAAGACGTACAGAAGGTTTATGTGAATGATAATACTGAGCAAGGTCAGTTCTCATTTGGTGAACTCTTGGCATCAAATATTCTGAATGCTGAATAAAGTATGTCTCTGTTTGAGAGTAAGAGTTATTTACAGCTTGCTGGATACCTTGAGCAGTTTCTTGAGCATTAACAGCACCAAGACGTTGTGGTGAAATACCAATAGTTTCAAAAGCTTGTTGTTTAAAGTAATTTGCCAGTTGAATTCTAGACATTAGACGCTGCGTCTGTTCAAGATTCAACACCTGATAATGCTGGAAATTAAGTGCATTTTCAGTATTTGTTATTGAAGTATCCAAAGGCAACATTTGGAATGACTTCATTGCTACATATGCTTTAGCAAAGTTATTCTGTCCCCAGTCTTCACCCATTGACTGACGCGGTAAAGCGTTTTGGTCCAGCATGATTACTGTACCCAATTCATCAATCAATATGTCAGCAATCTGGTTATTGACAAGATTATAACCAATTTGAAAAGGTTTCATCTTGTCTACAAGAGCTACCGATCTTGTATTACGATCAGAGAATACAGAACCTTCTACTGGTAGTTTACAACCATAAGGAGTAAAATCACCCTTGAATTGGAAACGTACAGGTTTGACATTCAAATAAATAGGAGCTAGTCCCGTTGCATCCGCATTACCGTAGAAAGTATGTCGGTTTGGTCCTATCTTAAGTCCACCCCAAACTTCATTAATCCATATCCATTCTACATGTTCACCATAGATAAGATTATCTGCAGTCTTTCTTTTAATAACCGATGTGTCATAAATCGGTTTATTAGTTACTTTGAAGTTCTCATCAACAATCATTCTGATCTCGCTTCCGTCATCTTCAATACGTGTAAGATAACCAAGCATTCTCTGAGACTTCCAATATACTGTTGTAACTCTAAGTAAATTAGTTGTACCGTAATCATAAAGGTCTTCTGATTCTTCTAGGATTTGCGTAATAACATCGTCTCCCTGACCCAGGAATCTGTCATTTACACTAACAAATTGTCTGTATCCTAAAGATGGACCTTCTGTATTCCATTTATGAGATCTAGTAGCATCGTAAAAAGTACCGTCATTCTGATATCCTGAAATAGCATATCCTGCAGCTTTTACAGGATAAATAGCTTCTAGAGAACGAAGTTGCTCTTCTGTCATCATATAACCATACTTGTCAATGATATCAGAAGGACTCATTAAGTCAACTTTACCAGCCCAGTTACCTTGTGAGATGTAACGTACTTCTGGAGACTTGTGATAAAAAGTCAACACAGGATTCCACAATTCAATCTCGTAGTCATCCTCATTCATCTTGAAATGCCAGAATTCTCTGTCAGTAATCAGCATATCTTTAAATGCCATGTTTTCAAGTTCTTTTAACTTGAAACGCTCTTCATCTACAAGATGTTGGTGCATTGCCCACTGCTCAATCATAGAGCGGTAATCCTTTTTAAAATATGCTTCAATTTCAGGAAGCGACTTAAGATTCTCAGGATTTAATGCTTGCTGTGCTTCTTCTGAATCCATCTGCATACCTTGCGCCATCAACATCTCCATCATCTTAGCTTCAGCATGCGCTAAAAGATATTGCTCTACCATAAGACGTTTTTCTTCAAGCATCTCATTGTAGGATATCTCATCTACAGCACGGTACATTATACGGTCATTGCGTTTAGCAAACTCACCGGATAATACATTAATTACGTTAGGGATAATTGGGAAAAACTTTAACTCTAATGCAGAGTCATCAGTCTTTGTCAGAATATTGATAAGGTCAGCTTGCTCGTTATCTTCCTCAATAATGTAATCTGTTTTGTCAATTACACCATTAGCAAGCTTATAGTTTTTAAGAAGTTTTCTGGCGTTTCTGCGTATTTGCTTCAGTCCCTGCATTTCATACCAGTCCATATTCCACGCACCCCATTCCTCAGTTTTCTCTTTGGTAGGTAAAAATTGGATAGGTTGAGTAATTGTACCCAACCGATTATACTCAGCTTTTGCGCCGTTTTTTATCTGTAATGCATTAAATATTTGCATCTTTCATAGGATTAATGTCTATTATCGAAAGTTCTTAAACGGGTTCCTAGGCTTTCCTGAACTAATACTTACGTTTTTGGAACCTCCAATATGCCTAAAGGGACTCATTTTTAAGTTACTAATTTTAGGTGAGTTCTCCAAATTAGCATTTTCATATTCCGTCTTTCTGGCGTACCCCCGATTAGAATGCTGAATTTTGGAAAAAGCAACTAATGCCGCAAAGCTTACCAGACGGTCAACGTTAAGTCCATCACGGTATGCTTGCATTTCTTTTAACAACATGGGATCTGGTATTCTTTCTACCCCATATACTGTTTTTACAATTTCACCATCGCTCTTGGTCACGTGATCAAGTTCCTCTGTTAGAAACGAAACAGCATAACTAAGCAAGTGTGTTTTAAAAATAGAACCTACGTTTCTCCAACCGTATTCTTGAAAGACATTTGTGTTAGCTCCAAGGTCTTTAAGAAACAATATTTGATTTTTAGGTACCAGGTATCGTTGTTTTTTTCTAGCAATCATGTGTTGAATAAACAATGAAATGTTATTCTCGACAATTGTCCACGCATTATACCACTCAATTATTAGTTCAAGACGTTCGTGTGTTTTATTAAGGTCATCAAAACGACCGCACCATACAGCTACTATCTTGTCTTTTTCTATATGACTTTCTACACTTCCGTCGTTTTTCTTTTTTGTAATTTCAACCGGTGTCTTGTAAACTACAATTGAGCATAATGAATCTGATGTTGTTGTTTTACCTTCAGACACCGGGTCAACAGAAGCGTAGTACATACCAAATGTAGGTTCTGCTACAGGTCTTTCGTAAACGACTATTGTACCCTCTTTGTCAGTAGTTTTAGGAGATATAGGAAACTCTGAAATAGGAAGCTTCTTTGATTCTCTAGCTGCAACTTTACCATTCTCATCACGATACAGATCTACATATTCTGTATAATATTCACGATCTTCAATTCTTCTTAACTGCGCACTGACAAGATGCAACGGAAACATTGATACTTTTCTATTAGCAAAAGCTTCTTCAATGTTAATCGGTTTCTGAGAAATACGAAGTTGGTAGTCTTGCGATTTAAGTTTTTTCTTCCAGTCAATTCTTTCTTCAAGAATCATCTGTAAAGCTTCTTCAACCAAAGAATTACCGTATTCATCAATACAAGGTAGCATTGACCATTGTTCAGGTATAAATAAACCACATTCAGCGTATTCACCATGTTCATTAAGAAGATTTGTACCTACAGCAAGAATATCTTTTGAGTCTGGTTGCAAAATCATTTCTTTCAGTGGTTCACACTGATCAAGGTCACCCACAGAACCAGCTGCAACAAACATACCTGTGTATATCATACCAGACTTTAATGCCGGTAGAAGATACTCAATAGTCTTATCCATGTTCGGTGCAATACCTGCTTCCTCATGAAAGAACAGATTACAAGGACCACCGACACCATTTGTAGGATCTTTATCTAGAGATAAACCTATAATTACAGAATTTAAACCTACGTCTTTTTTTCTTCCTCCAGCATTTACTTCAATTTTCTGCTGCCAGTTAAGAATCTTATCGGGATTACAAGGTCTGTACCAAGCGGTATGCTGATTAAGAAAGTTTCTGTATTCTTCCATAAATCTCCATGTACCCTTCTCATTGATATAATCTTTTAAAGACCCTGCCATTTTATTAATAGAACCTTCTTCAAACCAGAAGTTATTAATCATTTTTGCAGCATGGTAGTATGAAGACGCAATCTGACGTTTCTTTAGAATTGCAACATGTTTGTAACTATACTTAGCAATATCTTCATACAATGCCATATGATACTGCGCATCCCTTACATCTGGGAAAGTAAACTTACCTTGCTCCTTGTTGTAGATGGGTAGAAAGTTTAACCACATGTAGTAGTCTCTTGTCAGATACCATGTCTTTCCAAGAGGACTTTTAAATATTACACCCTTTCTACATTTCTCTTTTTCAAAGTTCCAATAATCTATAAAGTCTTTGCTTCTAAAAGGTGCAGCGCAGTAAATACGCTTTTCATTAAAATATTTAGCTTGATTATTAAATAACCTGGATGTTTCATCGAAACCATACTGACCCGGTTCCTTAAAAATGGATTTAAGAAACTCTACAAACTGTTCTCTTGTGGCATATGTAGTTATAGTCCATTCGCCAACAGCTGCATCATACGTGGGTATTTGTATGAAATTCTCCAATGTTATTCTGTTACAGCTAAATCAATTACACTTTCTATAGTATTGGGATCACCGTTTGATGTATTGATTACATAAATTAGAGTGTTTATATCTCTTGACTTTACAATTGGATATTTTGTTTCACCACCACTCCAATAGTTTGTATAATCTTCACGATGAATAATACACCAAAGACCTGTGTATGGATTCAAATGGAAAACCCAATTGTAGAATCCTTCGTTCACCTCTTTCATATCATTATTCTTTAAATCTTTATAGAAACTATAAAACCATACACCAGCGTTATAAAAAAACCCGGGTATGATTTCTAGATTTGTTTTTGCGTACATCTTAAAAGAAATCTCACAGAATAACCAACCAAGTTTATCTGTAAAATAATTTCTGATTTTAAACAAATAGGTCATCATGAGGATGTCTTTTATTTTTATTAATTGATCTGCGCAATAAAATATAAGCACCAAAAAATAGTCCCGATACGCAGTAAAAAATTAAATCCGTAATCCAATAGGAATTTGTCAAGTCCATTACTAGCTTGAATAAAGCGTCGAATCCAAATGGATTGAAAAACATAGCGATCATAAGTACTACTGTCGCCAACTTCTGTTTGTCTACTGTCACCTTCATTACTCATATTTATTGGGTTTCGTTATACTATTGGTCATATGCAAGTTGTTGACCACCTCTTGCAGTACCTTTCTGTTCTTCCATAAGATCTTTATATGCTCCTTTGAATGACATACGAATCTGCTCAAACTTTGCTGCTGCATTTACAAGAGAGTTGATATTACCATCACGACCATGCTCAATAGGTGTATTCTCCATATATCGAGCAAGTCTATCAAGCATTTGCTTTATACCCATGTATGCGCGATACGTAGGTGTCTCGTAAAGCTTTTCACAAAATTTTAATGCATCTCTAATTGTAGTATCTTCTGTAGAAAATTCAGCATTGACTTCACGTAAAATCAATTCTTCTTTATCATTTTCGACAATATCAAAAAAAGGATTTAGTTCTGGATTAGGACACGTCATATAAAACACATACGCATATACTGACAAATAATCTTCAGGATATTCGTCAAATATTTTCTTTAGAGTTTCCAATACAAAGCAATGCTCTGTGGGAACTACTGTACCATTCTGAACATCAAACAGCTTGACCATACTTCTTCATTAAAAGTTTTTCTTTATTTTCCTGGTAGTGTTTCAATAAACTTACCACCTCATCTTTCAAATAAGGTAGCCGATAAATAACAACTTCCTTTACTTTAGGATAACCCTTTTCATCATAAATAACAAGAGGAAATCCATTTTCATCTTTTTCATCACGCTCTTCAAAAAGAATATGATGAATTGTCAAATCACCCGCTTGCAATTTGGGATTATGCTTTAGTACAATATACATGTACAAAGAAAGTTGCAGGTTGTAATGATTAAGATTACAATCATCCAAATGTGAAACAGGGTATTCCATTTTTTGTGAAATACCCTCCCAGTTTCTGTAGCTTTCTTTTTTAATCTCTTTGTTTGTTTTGTAATCCGTGATATATACTTTTCCATTCGCAACTTCTACCAAATCACTTTGACCACATATACCTGCTGATTTTAAATAAACCATATGCTCAGGATAAATACCACCTGTAAGTTTTTGTTCGGGAGCAACCTTGTAACCGTTTGCATCTACAATAGGTGCATAAATTGGCAGCTCTGTATTATATCTAACAATAGTATTACAACCTAAAAGATCATCTTCTCTTTGTTTGTGATACCAGTTTCCTAGTCCTGTTGCTCTGTCAGCTTCTTTTTTCCAAATAGCTCGAATGTCTTCAGGACGCATACCATACCATTTACTTTTAGAATTTCTGGAAGATTTTTCAGAAATAGTTTTAGGGTCAAATGGTTGTTTGTAAAAACTTAAAAGTGTTGTAGCACTTACCCACTTTACAGATTCAGACTTATCTATTGAGTGATAAGAATGATCTGATTCGTTAAAATATATTTCCATAGGTCATTGGTTTTACATTCCTAATTTTTGCTCAAGCTTTTGAGCCTCTTCTTCAGTGAGTTCACTAGACCACTTAGATGCAGGACAACTGCTTGCTAAACTTCTGGTTTTAAAAAATAATTTGCATCCGCAAAGACTGCAACAAGGTTGCGTACCAGCAACTAAGCACTTGTCACCTTTGTTATCAATATGCTCGCATCCATTGCAAATACTCATACGTTCTTTTGCAATAGCTTCGACATCCTCTTTGGTAAATATTGAGTTCTTGATACCCTCAATAATTTCACCCTTGCTTTTCCAAATTCGAATTATGCTGTTCATAGTTTTTTCTTTGGTTTTTGATTTCAGCTTTTTCAGTTTCAAGTGTAGCAACTTTTTCTTTTAAGTCTAAAAGTTTATCAAGCTGATCGTACTTGTCTTTTAGAATGCTGTATTGCTGTAATGTTTTTGGTGCACCGATTGTTTCGATCAACCTCTGTAGTCTTGCTATTTTATTTTCCAAAGACCAAGGTTTTACAACAAATGTTCCCAGATTTGGAACTTGTATGTGTGTATGTGTGACTTGCGACATTTGATTATGCACATACTTCCAATATTGCACTATTACAGAATCAACAATTTCTTCGCTTACATTAAGCTTCTGTGCTGTCTTCTTTACTATTTGGTTTCTCTTGGTTGGTCTCAACTGCTAAAAAATTATAGTTTAGTAAAATGTTTCCTTTTTTTGCAACATTTAATCCATCAATAAGTCTAATTACTTTCTTACCCTTACGTGATTTAATCACATAACCTCTCTTTTCAAGACTTACCATTCTGTTTCTTACGTTCTGTGAACGTACTTCTGGTTTTTCTGTATGCTTATATACAATACCTGCAGCACGATCACAGAACAAACGCAGTTCAATTGGACCCCATAAACCTAATAGTGTCAGCAGTTCCAAATCACTAGAAACAATGCTCTCTTTTTTAAAGAACATTACTTCTGTAATGATTTGGTACTTTACCAGATCGTAGTGATCTAGTCTTACCTTTTTTGTTATTTTGTTTACTTCCATTTTGGTTTTATTTCTTAATAATGTCAGTGAGCGAGTTTCACGCTCATCTCCTATAATCCAGTTATATCTGCGGATACAACTGTAACCCTTGCCACCTAAGGGATAGGCGTGCTTTTTTTACGCTTGCACCAACACGACATTGACTATGTTTACTGATTTTTCATAAGGTGGGAGTCCTGACTACCCACAAGTCTAACGCATGTCCCTTTTCACCCATAATCCAAGTAGATGATCAGTCTACCTGTAATGATTAGCTGGATTGACTACCAGCACCTGCTGCGGAGATCAGTATGTATATTCTTCGCAGGACCCCAGAGCTTATTGGTTACGCTACCTTTAAGTTGAGTGGTTTTATCCTCCATGCCTGACAACGTGCGTCCCAGTGCTTTGCAGAACGGTAACACTACATTAACCCCTCTCAAGAGTTTGTTCAGTCACAAATGAAAATCAGATTTCTCAAAGAACGATTTGTTGCGGGGGTGAGATTCGAACTCACGTAGTTTGGCTTATGAGACCAAGCTGGAACCAACTCCAGTCTACCCCGCCTTTAGTTACCAGACAATTGCAATGTCTCTTTCAGCAATCATCAAACGTGTTTCACCTTCTACTTCAATAATCTCAGTATTTTGAAGAATAATTGCAGGGATATACACTTTGTCACCTGGTTTTACCAGTGACACTTCTTCTCCAACAGCATACACTTCAAGAGCTGTCCACTGCTTCATCATGTCTTTCTCAAGCTGAGCCTCTCCTTCAGGAGTTAATACGATCTTAGAGTCCGGTTTTACCGGTTTTTTCAAAAGAATTCTTGTTCCTACTAGTTTCATAATTTATTGGTTTATAATTGTTTAGAGCCACCAGTAGGAATCGAACCCACAACCTACTGAGTACAAATCAGTTGCTCTACCAGATTGAGCTATGGTGGCAAGACCTAATCAGTTTTCTTTCTTTGTTGGTTTTTCTTGTTAGAAAACTTTTCAAAACCACGGTTATCGTAGTTCCTTTCCTCGATGTCTTCAATCCAACGGTTTCGCTTAGGTCCTCCTCGTTCTTTTCTCATACTGTTTCAACTTTGTTAATGGATAAACCCCCCGCAATCAAGCGGAGGGCTTATACCATAGGTTTTCACAGGTATTGGATTTCACTTTTACACTTGCACTTAACGGTCGCGTTTCAGAGTTCTTCCACCTCTCGACGCTGGTTCTTCATTAGGAGTAATATCATCATCCGTTTCACCTTCATCCTGTGAAGCCTGAATAGCATTCATAGTCATCACCGCATTCAAACGCTGTGCGTCAGCAATAGCTGTCTTACTATTCAGATCAGCTAACTGGTAACGCAAACTTGCAAGTTCAATCTGCGACTTATACCATGCTATAATTTCATCTCTTGTGGGTTCTTTGGGAACCTCTTGTTCAATATTTTCTTTTGTATCCATATTCTTGTTGGTTTAAGGTCTACAATACAAATATACTTAGAAAGTTTAAATTCTACAAATTTATTAGTATTTTTGTAGAGGTAGGGTTAAACTTTTGAAGTGTAATATGTCAGAAAAGTACACGTCGAGCTTGAAACTTAAGAAGATACGCGATATCTTACTTAAGAAGAGGTTTAAGTATCTCGATGATACCAAGACGGTAAAGGTCTATAAGAACAAAGAGTATAAGTTGTACAGAATGGATAATGTAGATATTATTACAGACACAAAAGATAACCGTCTAGGTATACTAATACAGGATATATGAAAGTCAGTAGAGAACTAGAATGGGAGGCATTACAAAAGGTTTGCTTACATGCTGAAAAACTAGCTGAGCAAAATGGTCTAACCCCTCAAAATACCGTTGTAGCAATGGTATCACCCGATTACAGTGCAACTGTTGCCATGCATGTTGCGCATCATCTGAGTAAAGATGGTGAAATGCTTGACATTATTCCCGTAGACATACCATATCCAGATCAAGATCCTGCAGAGTTTCAGGACAATTTCACACATGTAGTCTCTCACAAATTTGATAAGTATCAAAACGTCATTCTTGTAGAAGGCGGTGTTATTTCAGGTAAAACATTTGAATTCATAGATGCAGATCTCCGAGATAGGGGTCTGAACGTATTCTCTATTGCATTATTTGAGAATAATCATAGCACTTATTGGTCTGATATTGTGGGTTTCTACTATGACTGGAAAAAAGAACCCTTAGAATTTTATTGGGAAAGAGAAAACAAACATTGGAATTTTTGATATGGAAAAGAAAAAAGCAATATTCAAATTTAACGGTGGCAAAGGAGCTTTGCTTTGCAGTAAATGCAGTAAAATAATTAAAACAGGTAGTACTATGACTGAAGAAGAAATATTAGCAATGAAAGGTAAAGCATCGCTTGAAGCGCAATACTGCGAAGATTGTGGAGGAGTTAAGCCAGACGTTAAAATATTTTATTTAACTCGTGCTGAGGATAACAAGGTTATAGCCGGTTTGAGTTATAAGTTTGTAGAATGGAATGAAAACGGTACAGGTAAGGACTTACATGCTGAACCTCAAGTTGGATTTAGTTTTATCATGGACCCTAATCCTATAGATTTTACTTGGTTGACAACTAAGATTACAGAAATCGTAGAAGACAACGAAAAAGTTCTAAAATTCAAAACACAGAATTCTACATACACTTTAGAAAAATAAAATGATGACTGAAGAACAAATTCTCAAATACGGTGAAATACAGTATTTGAAAGGGAGAATAGATGAGCTTGAAAAAGCTGCGTGTATTGTTATGAGTACACAGTCTATTCGTAGAGTTGATGCAAGACTCGATAAGTATTATCGAAAACTCAAAGAGGTTGATGAGATTTCTTACTATTTACATTTTGTAGAATCCAAAAATGTTCGGCATAGTAAAGAAAAGAGTAAGAGACATGTTCAGGATCTTCTAAAAGAAGTGTTGGAGCATGTTACAGACATTGACCTTAAAATTAAAATTTCAGATCACATTAATAGGATTTCAGGATGAGAGAAGCAAACCGTACCCGTAAAAACGAGATTCGTTATAAAGTAGAATTAAACGAAGAGCAGAAAGAAGTAAAACGTTTAATTAGAGAAAACCAAGTTGTAGTCATTACAGGTAGAGCCGGTTGTGGTAAGTCGCTTGTCTCTGCACAAACTGCTTTAGATTTTCTGTTTAAAAAAGAATCAGAAAAGATTTTAGTTACAAGAGCGACTATTGAGGTAGGTAACTCTCTAGGTTTTCTACCTGGATCTCTTGATGAAAAGTTTAATCCTTATTTAGAAGCCTTTCAGGAGAACCTGCTAAAGTGTTATGATAGAGTAAGGATTGAAGAGCTGATTAAAGATAAGCTCATAGAAGCGATGCCTGTGCAGTTTATTCGCGGAAAGACTATAGATGACGTTCTTGTCGTAGAAGAAGCTCAGAACTTAAATAAACAGCAAATGCTGGCAATTCTTACTCGTCTTGGTAAGACTGGTAAGATCATCATTAACGGTGACAATGAGCAGAAGGATATTAAGGATGAATATAACGGATTAAGCTATGTTATTGAGCTGAGTAAAAAAATTGAAGAAATTAAGTGGATCAAGCTCAAGGTGAATCACAGATCGGATTTAGTTGGTAAAATTTTAGATTATGAGTACAAATGATAAAACTGAGCTAAGACACAAGCTCGCTAAACAAATTGTAGACATCTATCCAAAGATGTTTACATTCTGCGTAAGACTAAACTGCGAACCTGATCCATATGAAACATATGGTACGGGAATGGGTGTTGGTCTTGGATGGTACCCAATTATTAAAAAGCTTGTAGAGACAATCCATGAAAACGATACAATGCTTAATCTTGAACATGGTACTGACCATGTCACAAAAGTAACTCAGATTAAAGAAAAGTTTGGAGGACTGCGCTTTTACGTGACCGGTACCAGTGATAAGAACTGGAAAGCCATCGATGCAGCTGAAGAAGACTCATTCTATACTTGTGAAGAATGTGGTTCTAAACAAGATGTCGGTCGTTGGAATGACGGTTGGGTTTCAACCAAATGTAAAAAATGCGCAACTGAAGAGTTTGAAGAGCGCAAAGCAAAAGGTCAATGGGTAGAAGGCACCACTCTTGACGAAATATTTAAGACTTGGTCAGAGATATCTCAACCCGATGAGCACGAGTAACTAGGTTAGCTGCAAAGACAGCGACCATTTAAACCATGTGAGATCGAGATAGTAGTGGTTAAAACCTACTACTGTTTCGGTCTCTTTCTTTTTTACATATTTGTAGTCTTCTTCGTACCATACAGAAACAGCCGGAAGAATGTAGAACGTATTGTGATTTTCTAGAATAGTGAATCTTTTAAATAGTTTCATTTTCTTTGGTATTAAGTTTTTAATCCATCCACTTACCATGAGTTCTCAAATGCCAAAACCTGTGTTTGAGCACTTCAATAACTAATTGAAAAAAAGAATCTGCTTCATAGCTTCCAGCTGAGCATATTAGTTTGAATTTTGATTTCATTTCTCGTTGGTGTTAAAGGTTTTTTTTGTATTACTGTAATCAGGGTTACCGTAACCAGGGTTACGATAATTCATTTTCCTATAAATTGTTGGATTACTTTGGCAAAAACACTGATGTTTACCTCAAAGCCTTTGTGGTCCATAAAGAACTTGTAGTCATTGGGTACTGACGGGTCACTGTACCTGGTGCCTGTAGCAACACAGACAGCCTCCATCACCTCGTGACAGATAACACTGAATACATAAGAAGGATCAGACTGTAGAGTAGCTGTTCCAATTACAATCTCACTATCGGGGAAACTGAACGACCCACCCGCGTTATTCTTGTCGGTCCTCACCTTAAACGTATGAGATAGAATACTTATCTCCTTAGGGAATACAATCTTCATAGTACTACGTATTTGTCCAGTTTTTTGCATAATAAACTGGACAGGTTTATTGTGCACGCACCAGGACTCGAACCTGGAACCCTCAGCTTAGAAGGCTGATGCTCTATCCGGTTGAGCTATGCGTGCATGTCTACAAATATATAAAAATTCCTTGAAGTTCTACATGTTTCACGTGGAACGTCTACAAAATAACCAACATCTACAAAACTACCCCCATAGTTCCAACAGAGAAATGATACCCCCCGGTACCCAGTCGCATATGGGGGAGAGAGGATGAGGAGGGGTTAATAACAACCCCCCACCCAGCGCGCAAAGAGGTACCCACCCCCGCCTTGATTCAGCATGTAAAGCACGGATTATGTATCACTGGTACATCATTTCGGGAGTCAGTATCCTTGCTAAGTCGCTGCGAGAAGCGTATCGCTACTACAGAGACAACTGCAAGGAGAAAGGTGAGTAGGGATTACTCACGCCCGGCAGCACGACACAGGAGATACTAGACTACACATCTGGTATCTCCTTTATTACCGCTTTATGTGTAATACTCACCATCTCTAACAAGTAACATCAAAACCCTAAATATCATGAGAAATCTCAGAAATGTTGTACTACCTGTACAAGTCGTAGCACTCTTCGTGTTACCCGCAATCATGCTTACCATCATCATGTCCGCAATTGCTATCATGTTCATGGTATTAACGCCTCTTTCCTACTACGATATCACTACCAGTGTACCTGCAGGAATCTTCGGATTCATCGGTTACATCTGCATGGTCGTTGCTGTAGGAAACTTTATGTGGGACGAGTAATAACTCACCACCACATAGAATTACGATATACCCCGTTTCAGTGCTTAACAGAGCGTGCACTGTTACGGGGTTTAAACTTTCTACGCTCTAAAAAATCCCTAAAACCTGCAGGTGTATAGGCAACCTGTATTAAAGTCATGAGTAAATTAATGCTCTCCCCAGAAGTCTCTGACTTCAAAGAAGGTCTGTTCATCTTAACAGACGAGTCTGGTAATGCTGTACGTCGCTACGAAGATGACCCTGAGCAAGGGTTCATTGTCCTCAAGGATGTACAGTTTCGTGAAATCACCTTGCTTACTTCCACACGTCTCCAACTGAAGACACGTCAGGCGCTCTATGCAGGTCCTGTCGATGTGCTTGAGAAGAAGATTGCTATGTGGGAAAAAGCAGGTAAAATCCCAGGACGTATCCAATCACTGGATATCTTGGAAGGTGACCCAATCTTAGACAACCTGAAGAACCTCGACAGGTATGTTAAGCGTGCGGGTGAAGACGGACCAGTGCTTACCAAGGACGGTAAAAAGATTTACCACTTCCGTAAGTACACCGCAAACCCTGACGCTGTCGATATGCTCATCGAGCACGACAACAAAGCGGAAGTCACCACACACCGTGCTGCAGCGCGTCTTGCATCTGCAGACCTTGACGCTTAAGTCATCAATCCTCTGATAAGCAGGGTCATCCTTCGGGGTGACCTTGCTTTATTATTACTCACCATCTTAATATCCTAAAATAAATATCATGCGTATTAACCTCGCTTACTTCGAAACGTTACCTACCCTTGTCAATGGTAAGGTAATCGTACTGAACTGTCCTTACGGTAAACACATTGGTTCCGTTAACGGTAAATCAGTCTCTCTAATCACTGTTGGTAAATACACCACAGTACCTGACGGTGACATTAAAGCAGAGCACTACGACATCCTTCAAACCAGTCAATACACTATACTGGTAAACAGCAAGGACGGGTTCTACTTTAAAGTCGTAAAAGACTATTTGGATAATCAAGAAGTCTCTCACATAAGAGAACTATTATTCAAGTACTCTAATCCCGTAACCTACAGAGTCGGTGACAATGTCCATCTCAAGCATATGAATGGCATCTATAAAATCGACAGCATTCACGGTAGTTTCGTTAGCATCACTTGTCAAAAGTGGCAACGGTATCCTGAACAGTATTCCCGCTATAAGTTCATAACGCTTGACGACATCAAGTGTCTAGCAGGTGGAATACACAACTGGAACCGCTAAACGTTTAACACCTAAGCATGTGTCTAAACTGCTTTACTTTAAAAGAACAAAAACAATACTCACCACCGCAGTAAAGACACTACTGCAGTTTTTTGATCATCAGCATGACATGTCTGATATCCTGCAAATTCCGGTAGTTTTTGGTGGACTACTCGCAACCCTAACTTGCAACAAACAGCATAATCGCTGAAACAAAAACAGTACCCACCACCGCAATTAATCACTAACAAAACAATTTAAAAGTTCAATTATGAGCAAGAACATCAATCCCAATTTGAAGGTAGTCACTGAGTTGACTGCTTATGAGTCTGATCCTAACCAGGGTTGGGTCCGCATGGAAGAAACTTCTTACGTTGATAAGGAGATTTCCCCATTGCGCACTATCGCTGTAGCTGAGAAGCGCAGCTGTCTGTATTCCGGTTCCATGGAAGCATTGCAAGCAAAGCTTGCTGAATGGAAACGTCAGGGTGGTATTCCCGGTCGTATCCGTGTAGTAGAGATGGTAGAGTCTGATGCAAAGCAATTTGTCAAAGACATTACCACTCGTGAACCTAAAAAAGCTGGTGACACTGGTGTTATCTGCTGCTTGGGTGGCGAACCTATCTACCGATTCAGCGCTTATGATGCTACTGGTGAGAAGACAGATACACTGGTTATGCACGATAACGGTGACGCTATCCGAGCAATTAACGCTCAGCGTCGTCTAGAAACTGCTGACCTAGACGCATAAGACGTTATGCGCCTACTATATGGAGCTACAGTAACAGGTTAATCCCTGTTGCTGTACGCTCTGTGTAGTTTTTGTTTGAGTTAAGTTACAATATCCACGATAATAGAATAATTCCAGTGCGTGCGAGAGTGTGCACGATGGTGTGAGAACCACACCCCACACTATTCTTATCGCTTCAAAACTCTGATAAACACTACATTAGTTTCTCAGAACACGGATTAGATAGCTAACTCATTCTTAACGTCCGTATAGGAAGTAGTATATACTCTCTATATGATTAACTATATATTCTTTAATACGTTCTTTCTATCTATAGGGTTTTTTGTTAGGGATTCTCCCTTAGGTAGAGTTGTAACACCGGGGGTTGCATTAGTTGACGGGTGCTTACAGTGTCGCGTCTAGTAACCTTTGGGACCGCAAGGTCTCATAACGCAGGCTAAAATCGGTGTACCATAGAAAATCAATCTGGTCCAGAAGTATGCAGTATAAGTATTCAGGCTTGTAAACCCTGTTTATAAGTGTTAATACTTATGAGTCATCGTGTTGGTAATGATTATCTCTTTCTATGCTGTGGGTTCGAATCCCATCTTGCGTTCTAATTGTATGTGACCACGTAGAGTCTTTATCCACCCGTGATGCAGTAATGTAGGGTGGACATACAATTTTAAAATAAAACCAATCTAATATCTATATCATGAAAAAATCAACTACCCAGAATGTCCAAGACAATGACCGTCTCGCCATTCTATCCGTAACCCTATTTTTAATCGTAGTTATCAGCTGCATCTTAATTGAAAGGTTATGGTAATCAAGTTTAACTTCTACACAGTATTCTTCGGGCTGGTCCTTCTATATGGTGTCTTTCAATACGGAAGAGTCTATGACAAGGACCAACAACCCCAAATTACCGTTGACCAACCACAGTACAATCACATGGTTCAAGTGGATGACTGTACGATAGTCATGGATACCCTGGGAAATATCAATTCCATTTGGTATCAAGACAGACCGTACACCCTCGACACCGCAATCTTAGCTGATCTCTGATATGTTTATCATCGGTATTGTCATCATTATCCTACTTTACGCTATCCTTAAACAGATGCCAAAACAGTAGGTATGTTCGCACTGACGAACATGGTATCACATATGCGTACACATCTATGTAATGTATCTATATACATATATTCGTCCACGCGAACATAGTATGACCGCATACGCGAACATCAATCAACAGAAAAAGTGCTCCATATAAGTGCTTTACATAGCTATTCAATTTAAAAGGGGTTGTATGGAACCCCTTTTTCATTTTTAATCAAAATCCAATGGAAAAATCCCTTAAAAGAATGTGGGTGCTGAGAATTAATGCACTCAACAACGAAACAAAAGAGACTACTACAAACACTTTTGTATTCGAAGACGAACGTACTGCTAAAACATTTGCTATTACCGTCCAATTAGTCATTCATCCTGCGCCAAAATATGATTGCAAGGTTGAATTGACTGAAACAGATGTTGTGACACCAGAGAAGGTTTCCGAACTGCTATCTGATGTAGCTCATCTTGTAGACAAACTTGCAGATAAATTTTAAACCAATCCTTTATTCGTATGAAAAATCAATCAGTTTACCGCTATTGGACCAAACAGGAAGAAAAGACCATCATCAGTTGCATTAAAAACAACCCTGAGAATCTTTCTAAAGCTTTTGCTTGTGCTGCCGAAGTAATCAATCGTAGTACGCAGTCAGTATCTAACAGATACTACACGCACATCCGCAGTAAAAAAGCTATTTTCCAAACATCTTCAAGTAAAAGTGTTTTTGTAAACAGTAAAAATGTTTCACGACGCAAAAATCAAAGCAATGCTAGTCGTGTAGATGTTTTTGCAAGCATGTTTAAAATGCTTACCACAGATGAGAAGGCTCGTGTATTGATGAGTTTACTATAGTAGTTTATTATACGGTGGGTATTACCCTTAAAGAACAGAACATGGTATTTAGGAGTCATTATGTTATTTGCTGTCGCCGTATTTTAAACTTTTAATAATTAAATCCTATGAGTTTATCTTATTCTAACCGCAAAAAATACGTTAGTCTTCTACTTACATACAGAAAGTTTAAAAAGATGTGTAGCTCATGGTTGTTTCCTCCGCATGAAGATCCAATTCATTTTGAAATATGGGTTATTGATCATCTAAATAGGAAGTCAAGCATCTATGCATTTGCTACAATGAAAGAAGCATTAAACTTTGTAAGCTTTGATGATCGTTTAAATACAGACATAGAGTATCTGTTTGTAAGACGTGTTAAACATAAGTGCGATACCCTTCGTCTTAACGTACATCCAGTAAAAAATTCCATCCATAAACCCTACGATCAACTATGCTTAGATCAGAAGCCTACATGATTATGCGTTATGCTGACGCAAGAGAAACAGAAACACACTGGCATACTCCAGAGAATTATGTTCAGTACAAAAATGAAGATGTTGAATACACAACTGACCAAATTGCTGTAGTACAGAATCTTTTTGAAAACACTATCCACATACACCCAATTGAAGGCGGAGTAGCTATGAAAGATATCTTTCTTACTAGCTTTCCTTTAAAAGATGTTTTTTCAGAAGATGAAACTGTTGCAAAAGCAATTGAAAAGTACTATAGACAACGTTTTCACTTCTTTGATTTATTAGATCCAGAAGACACTTATCATCATTTTATTTAAAAAACCATTTTATGGGTAGAATGAAAGAAATCTACGGTGAAATGTTAGAAAAAGGAGAAATATTTCCTACTATAACAGAACCTGTAGTAATGAAAATCTATGCGTCTTTTACTTATAAAGACCAAAATTATCTTGTCATGGGTGACTCTTTTGATGACATCCGTGAGAAAATCGCTTACCGTTTTGGAACAGATACAGATAAAGTAGAAATAACCGAAGAATATTCTAGTAATGACAATGCATTTGGTGCATATGTCATGAAAGTTACATTCATAAACGGTGAATATCTTTTTCCATTTGTATCAGTATCTATTTATACACCAGAAATAATTCTTTACTAATGACAGACTTTTTATTTTATTACGTACTTATTACATACATGATACAGATTGCAATACTTGTTGTTGAGCACAAAGAGCGAGACATTATTAACATGGATATGTTAATGCTAATTCTTGCTCCTTGGAGTATTATCCCTGTAATAGCGTCACACTTGGTCTCATTTCTTGTAGACCTTGAAGGTGTGTTTTTAGAAAAGAAAGATTAGGTGTATAGTTGATAGATGGTTGGTAAGTAAAATTAGGGGTGCTCTCTTGTAGAGCATCCCTTTTTTTATGATTCTAACTGTCTGATTATCAATTATTAAAAACTTTTTGTAGAATAATTCTACAATTTGTATAACTTACTCAAGTTTTTGTACAATTTAATTACCAACCAGCCATGTCAAAAACCATTCATTGCACCGCAAAAGGTATTCTCATACACCACGAGAATCACCACAAATCACATTTTGTTCCCTATGCAGAGGAACTTGATCAAAAGTATTACCAGGACAAAGCAGCAAGAAAATCAATTGTTGCTGAAATGGAAATGCTTCATCTAAATCCTGTTCAAAGTACCATGTACGAACGTCTTGTTAGAGGTTTAGGCTATTTCTCTAAATCAGATATAGCAAATATGCCTCAAAAAACTAAATCTAAAATTGAAGCTGAACACAGTAAAGCTCAATTTTTGGTTAGAAAGCTTCGTGTAGACGCTTACTTTAAAGCAGAAACTAAATTGCTTAACGCAATATTCCCTCATGCTAACATTGGTTCCAAAGTAAGCGATTACTACAATGGAGCTGATGTACCGCGTCATGTCACTAATCAACGACTTGGTATTACCAAAAAGGTAATGATTGAAACATTTATTCAGAATCGTTTACTACCAGTAAACTTTTTTGACATAACTGTTGAAAGTACTGCTTTATCACTTAATGCATAATAATATGGATGCTCAAGAAAAGTTCGCAGGTCTAGACAATGTAGAAATTAGTATGATCTACTATCGATTTTCTCAAGTATTGAAGAAAATTGATAAGAACATTGAACAGGGGATTATTACGAAAACTGTCAATTTACCGGGAAGTGGTGCTCGTATTGAAGCACCGCTCCCGTTGAATGACAGAATGAAGAATGATCTTACTGACTCTATGTTTTACAAAACAGTCCAGTCTATTGTAAATAAGCTGGAACCTATTGTAGAAATTATTGAAGATTACGATTCTTCTATCAAAGAAAAACTTAGTTAAAGCAATGCGTAAGATATCCTATGCTAAAATACCCAATACAGTCGCTTACAATAGCAATATTGATTTAGAAGCTAGGATGCTATACGTAATTCTTTCTTGCTTGCAAGGACCTAATGAGTTCTGTTATCCTTCAATACGTTGGATGTCTGAAAAGTGCAATTGTAAACGCACCAAGATTAGTAGACTTCTTAAAATACTGATAGATAATAATTTAATTGAACGAATGAAAGATCCTGTCGCACGTAAAACAGTTACAAAGGTTTACAAAATCTAACATCCAATATCTATGTCTAAATCACGCGACATTATTAACAAAATTCGTGAACTAATTGATGAAATTCCTGATGGAAGTAATGCTTACATCATCACCGTAGTTCATAATGACACTGATGAAGATTGTCCTTCATTCCTAAAAAGTGGCGGTAATACAGAAAGTCTTGCAAAGCTTTCTGAAGTATTGCAAAGACAAGTAGAGTCTTTAAAAACAAAATTGATTACACAAAGTCTATTTACAGATGCAATGAATCACTTTATGAATGTTTTAGAACCTGAACAAAGAGATATTTTGTTAGAAGGTATGCAAAAACATGCTGATGATGTCATGCGTAAAATCATGTCTGATCTAGGTAATAAACTTGGCGAAGACTCTGACAATGACGATGATGATTCAGATAATAAAAATGATAATTCTTCTGGTAAAGACGACTTAGATAATTACTTAAGAGACATCTTTAATTAAAAGATTATGGGAGTAGATATTTACGGTGTATCACCAAAATTAAATGGTGTTAGACCAGAATTTCCATCTGATGAAGTTTGGGAAACTTTATCTGAAAATGCTCGAAATGAAGTTTTTCAGCAAATTCATGAATTTGAAGAAAATAATCCTGGTTATTATTTCCGTAATAACTGGTGGGCATGGAGACCTATTCAGTATTTAATAGTTGGTTTAAATGATAACTACGGTTTAGGTTTAACTGACGAACAATGTAAACTACTTGGTGAAAACAGTGGTCTTGTTACTGATGATTCAGAAACATGTAATCGTATAGCAAATGCTTTAGAAACAGTTATTGCTGATCTTAAAACTGAAGAAATCGATAAAGTCTCAATGTTATCAGGATCATGGAGTGTTAGTACAATATTTAGTGATGGTCGTATTGGTAGCACATCTGCTAACAAATATGAAATTGATCAACTGAATAATAAATATGGTATTAACCGCTTATCCTTTGAAAAAGAATTCTTTATTGATAGTAAACCTGATATTTTTTACGAACCATCTCATACATGCTCTCTGAAAAATATTGAACGGTTCATTGCGTTCTTACGCAATTGTAATGGATTTAAAATCTATTAAAAAATAACTAACACATGCAACATCATATTTTATTTAAAGCAGAAGCCAGTTCTGGTGGCGTTAATCTCAAAGTTCTAAACTTTCCAGATATTAAAAAACAATTCCCTCATTTTGAAGAAGATACTTTAAAAGTATCTTGCAACTTGGGTAACATTTTACGTTTCCCTGTTCAAACATGGTTTATTTCTACTGTTTCTGAAACCCCTGGTGAAGAGATTAATCAATACCAAGTAGCTGGTGAACATCACATTCACATTGCAGATCAAAAAGCATTGTTTCTGAATGATAATGTATTTGTACTTCCTTCAACTCCGGCAAGCAATCCTACAAGTGCAGAACTTGTATACTTGTTTAACCATATCTTGAAAAGCCAAGATGAATTTAGTGTTCCAGTAGATGAAAAAGTACGCACGCTTGCTGAATTGTATGCACCTTATGGTTATACAATTGATGTAGATGCTATTCTTAATCCTCCAGTACCTGAAACGATTGAAGAAGCAGTAGAAATCGGTGGTTCACTACATGACTTTATTAAGTCTAAGTACCCTGTTCCTGATATTAAAAAAGCAGGATTTTCTATTGACGAAGACATCTGGTATTTGCTAGTTCGTAACGTACTTCGTGGAGAAAATACTCTGATTATCGGACCAACTGGTACTGGTAAAACAGAACTTATCTCTCTATTAGCACAATCTATGGGTTTACCAATGCATACACAAGACATGGGTACAGTTCAAGATGCACAGTCTGCACTTCTTGGTGTACACCGTCTAAATAGTGATGGTAAAAGTGAATTTGATTATGCACCTTTTGTAAATCATATTCAGCAAGAAGGTATTGTTCTCTTGGATGAACTTAACCGTTCACCACTTGCAGCAAACAATATTCTTTTTCCTTGTCTAGATCGTCGTCGTTATCTACCTGTAGATATTGCTGATTCAGATGCTGACCGTCGTATACCTGTTCACGAAAAGACTATCTTTTTTGCAACAGCTAACCTAGGTTCAGAGTATTCTGGTACACAGATGATTGACCGTGCATTGCTTGACCGCTTTTTCCCCATCGAGTTGGATTACCCGATCGAAAAAGAAGAAGTACGTGTTCTTGTAAATCGCACAGGCGTTGATGAGAAAAGTGCAAAAGCTATTGTAAAAGTTGGTAATCAGATTCGTAGGCAGTTTAAAGAACAAGAATTGTCTAATGCTATTTCTGTACGTCACACTTTACAAGCTGCTAATCTTGTTAAAGATGGATTTGCTTTAGAAAAAGCTCTTTCAAGTACTATTATGCCACTCTTTGAAGATGGTATTGGTGCTAGTGAGCGTAGTAAAGTTAAATCAATTATTGCAGCGTTCTAAATTGTTTAATTATGGGTTTCAGAGATTGGTTTAACCGAAAAGAAGAGAATAATTACTCTTATTATGACAGTTCCCGCAGATTAATATCTTGGGATACAGGTTACAAAAACTATTCTGACTTCCTTGTTGACTCTAAGCGTGGTAAAAAAGGTATTCAAGATGTTGCAAGTATTTTGAATTCTATGTTGCGTGTTATGGGTGTCTCAAAAGACACCCATTTCACCGGCAAATTAGATGGTAGTAGTAGAAAACTACAGCTTCCTATTAACTTACTACGAAATAAAGAAACTGGGAATCTTGACATTACTGGTGAACGTGTAGATGCTTTTTATGGTAAAAGTGTCTTAAATGCGTCATTACAGGGTATGACAAGTACTGACAAACTGCAATACGTAAACGCTGTTGCAAAAGCAAAAAAGAATGGTGATTTACAATCAATGATCCGTGTTCTTTTAGATGACGAACGTATTCATAGAGAGCTGTCTGAAAATTATCCGGGGTACAGCAAGTTTGCTCAAAAGTATAAAGAACATATATATGAAGGTGCTGAAAGTTGGTTAGCTAAACCGGCGTCTACAGAACTTGAAGAAGTTGTTCAGCTTTTGACAATGCTTATTCGTTATCCTAAAGATGTTCCATCTGAACTTTTAGAAAAATATTCAAAACTTGTAGATTATTTGCAAAGAATATTTAACAAGTTTGACGGTATTCCTAAAACAGCAGAAGAAACTGATAAACTTACTAAAGCTATCTACAATACTGTAATCAAATATGTAGATGAATCTACACCTCCTCCTTCGACATCTCCTGATGATAAAGGTGAGAGTGAAGACGATTCTTCAGATGATGGTGATGGTAGTGATGAATCAGATTCAGAAGACGGTAAAGATCCTTCAGATAAACGCAAAGAAACAAGACGTCGTAGAACTTCTTTAAGTAAAGATTTTGCATCTGCTGTTAAAGATGTTTATTCAGAACTTGTTGAAGAATCAACAACAACTGAAGAAGATCATAAAAACGAAGAAGTAGCTAAAACTATTACTGATGAGATAAAAAAAGCGGAAGACGCAAGTAAATTTATGAGTCCAAAAGATGATAAAGAACTTGAAAAATCCGGTATACATTTTATTGTACCTGAAGGTGATGCTAAACAGTATAACAGCATCAAATCTAGAGTTGATATGACAAAGGCTCAGGTACTTAAAAAGTTGCTTTCTCGTAAAAGTAAAGATTATGACTTTACTTTAAAATCTATGCGTTCAGGTCGTCTTGACACTAATAAAATTGCTGAAGCTGTTCAGCATGTTCCTACTATCTATGAAAGAATAGGACATGTTAAAACAGACAAAATTTGTATTGGTGTACTCATTGATGAGTCTGGTTCTATGTGTGGTAGCGAAATTGAAAAAGCAAAAGAAGCTGCTGTGTTTATTAACGAAGCATTGGGTAAACTACCTGATGTAGAACTTTTTATTTACGGGCATTCTGCTGATCAAAAAAGTCATCGCAGTACAGAAATCTATACTTATCGTGAACCTGGTAAATCATTATCTCCACATGCATTAGGTAGCTGTCGTGCTAGATGTGAAAATCGTGATGGTGTTGCTATTTTAGAAACTGCAAAGCGTATAAGAAAATTCACAAATAACAACGGTGTATTATTTGTTTTATCAGATGGTGCACCTGCTGCTTCTGGATATGGTGGTGGATTTGGTATTCGAGATACTAAAGAGAAAGTTAACCAGGTTGAAAAGACTATGGGCTTTCAGGTAATTCAAATTGCTATAAACAATCATGTACCTTCTGAAGAAATGTTTAATCATTTTGTTAAAATGACTGACATCAAAAGATTACCTATTGATATGGTAAATTATCTGTCTAAACATATTAATCGTTTGGTTAAAGAAAAGTACACAATGTAATTAAACCCCGGATGTAAAAGTCCGGGGTTATAATTTTTAAAACTATGCCATACAATCAATTTCTTGGTGTTGCTGGAGTAGACTCTGGACAACTCCTTATTTGCGATCCCTGCTACATTGATAGCGAATGGGAAAAAGAAGACTTTTTAGACATCCGATTCTACAAACATAAAACATCGGGTGAAACTTTGCAGTACAGAGTAGATTTTAGAAACTACGAAGAACCTATTGCTAAGTATGATAACAAAACTATGAATCAACTTTTAGAAACATCTGAATGGGAACAGCAGGATGCTTTTGAAGTGGAAAATGAGTTTAGTTATAATGCATGTGCAAAAAATACTTTGTCAGAAGATGGTTTCGGACAATTGAACTACAAACTAGGTCATCCTGGTGTAGGAGTTGTATTTAGCACAACTATAGGTGATGGAATGTATCCTGTATTTGGAAGTTTTAATGATGACGGAACTTTATTAAGTGTTACTATTAAAATTACTGAAGATTATGACGAATCCGAAGAATTTTGATATTAATCGTCAACTGGTTTATAATGCTGTTCGATGCTTAAACTGTAATGAAGTATTAGTTTCTTATCACCGTCATGATTATAAAACATGCAAATGTGAAAATCATAGCATGGTTGACGGTGGTAATGATTATCAACGTTATGGTGGTGTTGATTTAGAAAAGGTAGAAACTATATTTTATTTTGCTGATGATGATTTTGAAATTGTCAGAAAACACGCTCAGCGTGGTGGTCGAGGTAAAGATGGTACGCAACCTTTAAAATGGGTTCCTATTTGTGAAATGAATGACAATTGGTTAAACGCTGTATTAGACTATGGTGGTGCTGAATGGCATTTAGATCTTATTAAAAAAGAAATCCAATACCGAAAAGATCACAATATAACTATCAAAGAAGATGAATAAAACCAACATTAACATCGACAAAAGACCTTATGGTCAAACAACTTATCACTCTGGTACATATGTTATTGGAGGTATTTTATGGGAAGACGAATATCAACCAGATGAAGTATTTCCATTTACGGTAGAGATTCATCATGACTTAGATAATTCTCTATTTGAAGTAGGTAAAATAGAATGGCAGGACGGAATTAAACCTGCTAACTATGAAACTATACAAGAAACTATTGTAAATAATCTTTACAACCAGCAAAAAACAGTTTTATGAAAACATTGGAGAGGAAGTCTATGTTAATTCGTGAGAGCGGAAGAAGCACAGACTTCATCTCTCCGAGTTTTGGACACGGTTGTTTATTCAACTGTACGTATTGCTATATGAAACGTCATAAACCAGAAGGTTTAGATGTAGCTAAAAATACAGGTGATATTCTTACAGCAATCAACAATCATGCTTGGTTTGCTAGTGTAGATAAACCTAATCAAACACATAAGGAGTATATCACATACGATATCTCTTGTAATGAAGACTTTGCTCTTCATTTAAAGTATCATAACTGGTTAAAAATATTTGATTTTTTTAAAGATCATCCGAGAGCTATGGGTTCTTTTGCTACAAAGTATGTAAACAAAGAACTTCTTGACTATAACTCTGAAGAAAAAATAAGAATCAGATTTAGTCTTATACCTCAAAAATATGCTGACCAGTTAGAACCAAACACTTCTAAAATAATTGATAGAATAAGAGCTATTAATGAATTTATAGAAGCTGGATACGATGTACATATAAACTTTAGTCCTGTTATTGTAACTGATGATTGGCTTTATCAATACAGACTTTTATTTGAAGGAGTAGATGCTTTAGTAGATATAAAGTATAAAGATAAAGTCAAAGCAGAAGTAATTTTTCTTACTCATAATACGAATAAGCATCATTACAATGTACAACATCAACTTACAGGTGAAGACCTTATATGGAATCCTAGTATTCAAGAAGATAAAGTTTCCCAATATGGTGGAACTAATCTCAGGTATAAATACAATTTAAAATCCAGGTATATTGATGAGTTTATAAAACTACACGATGAAATAATACCTTGGAATACAATAAGATATATTTTCTAATCATGAGTCATCCATTACATCACAGTATTAGCTCAGTTAAAAAATATGGTGGAAGTATAGAAGACTATCTACCAATACATAACTGGTTTGATGAGACTAAAGCTCATTATCCAGATATGAGACACCGTGCTTTACGTCATCACTCAGAAGGTATATTCTGGTGCGAAGAAAAGTTTGGTGTTTATATTACTAATTCAGATGGTAAAATGGTACCTGTACGTGCTATCGGTGAACAGCATTGTATGGAAGACATTGGTTTTATACCTACAATTAAAGACTATTTAGATAATATGTCTCAAATAGGTTGGATGTATAAACCCGGTGAAGGTCGTAAAATGTTAAAAACAATTACAGAAGAAAAATTAGATTATGTCAGCAACTGAAAAAAATTTTAAAATCTCAGATGTAATGACTTGGTTAGATGAAAAATCATCTCAAGGTCATGAAATTGAACTCTGCTGGGAAGGCGGTGGAGACAGTGGTTGGGTTTATTTCCAAATAGATGGAGAACAAGCTAATTCAGAACCAATCATTGACTGGTTAGTAGATAAAATGTATAGCATTTTAGATTATGGTTCATGGGCTGGTGAATTTTCAGCAAATGGTACTGCGATATATGATCCTGCAACTAAGTGCTTTGAAGGAACTGATTACTATTCTGAAGATGAAACTATGAGTTTTGATTGTAATTTTTCAATTAACATCCCTAAAAAGTTAGCATTTGAAGAATTAATTATTGAAGTTCAAGGTTCATTCGATGAAGGTCTTCCAGAAGTTGTTCCATCATATGTGATCAGGAATGGTTTTACTACTAAAGAGTATGACAATTTTGAAAACAAATTGACGCAAGAGTTACCTAATATACTAGAAAACAATCTTAATTCAGGTGATTATGATCCTGATGATATGCGGTATTGGAACACTACACTAAACATTGATCCAAAAGAATGTACTGTTAGTGAAGACAATCAGTTTATTGTTTACAATAATAAATATGTTGAGATTTCAGTAACTAGCACTGATGAAAAAGGTATTGTATTAGATTTAAACGATTATACAGATGACGACTGTGAATAATTTAGAACAACACAACTTTATTGTAGAAAATGTACCGGGCTTTTCATTTATGACTGCAGCTCGTGCATGGAAAACTAAATATGAAGATTATGCCGAGTTTCAAAATACTGTAATTACTAATGAATCTTACAATGAACTTGCAGAAGTTATGCATGAAATGTGGGATTCATTACCTGTATTAACAGTAGCTGAAGCTTTACAAGAATCTAACACTGAAAAACGTAGGGTTTATTTCAACGCTATAGGTGTTATTAAACTATTTAAAGAACTTGAACCTGAACTTCTTGATCGTCAAGAAATTGAAAAAGAAAGACAGCGTTGGGATTTAGATAATGCTCCTTATACTCATAAGTTTAAAGACATATACGAGCTTTACAGAATTCCTGCTGAAAAACTTTATGCAGGTGCTCAGTCTCGATTTGGTAGAACTAGTTTAGAAAATTCTAATGATGCTTTTGCAGTTCGCTGCTGGTGCACTACAACTAATCGTGAATATTGGTTGTATGTTCCAAGAGAAGCTGCATTGGGATCAGAGTGGTGGAGAAAAGAAGATACTAAACCAGATGCTATTAGAGCTATTGCATGGACTATTCGAGTAGATCACAATAATCTTGAAAGAATTTACCGACAAGGTGATATAATTGTTGTGAAGCTATCAGATAAGTCAGAAAAGGTCCGACCTTATCATCTTTCAAAAGAAGATTATCTCTCATTAATGTATTCAGAAACTTGATAATTATGGAAGAACTTATTCCCGAACATATAATTGTTCCTGTCTATTATTTTATCGATGAAGATGGTAAAGCTCATTTCGATATAGATGAAATGAGTGATTACTTTGCTAACGAAATTGATAAACTTGAAAAAATCAATAATTAATGGTACAAAAATTTCAATTTATGAAACAATCTAAAAATTATCAGTCTTCAGCAAAACGTATTGTTTTGGGTGAAGGTGAAGTTGTAGGTCACAAGCACGTACTGGAATCACTAAAAGCGATTTCATTTACAGAAAACGGTGAAACTGAGTCATGGAATAGTATTCCATCAATTGATTTCTTGCTTGAAGGTACTGGTGTTCTTACTCATGATGAGCATGATCGAATGGTATTTGAAAGTGGTAACTATGTTAGTTACAATCAAGTAGAATTTAACCCTTTTGACCAAACTATTTCTAGAGTATTTGATTGATTAAAAAGGGGTGGTGTAAAAGCCACCCCAATTTTAAACTATGTTTGAAATTGTTAAACTATCTAAAAAGCTTACACCGCAAGAAATGGCAGATGATTACATAATCCGACACGGTGAAGCAGCATATGCTCAATTTGCAACTGTTGTTAACTTCCTAGAAGTTAGTCAAGCAACAAGCATGGAATATTTCTATGAGGTAAAAAACATCATAAAAGAGCGACAAAGTTCTCCAAATAGAGTATATTTGTAGACCTTAATAATCTTTTTTGTGAAAAAATCACAATAATCATGATATATAGTAATCATACTCCAAAACCTACTGAAATAACTATTAGTCATCACGGTACAAAAGTTACTGTAGAACTACCCTGGGATTCTAGTTTAGATGAAGTCTATAACGCGCTTCGTGGTCTTTTAATCACAGTCGGATGGTCTGATTCACAAGTTGATAGTGAAATCTTGTCTCAAGCTGAATATGTAAATGAGAAAATTTCATATAAAGAAGGTGAAGATTTACTAAACAATGAAGAAGCTTCTGACGATAATGATTAAAGTTTAATTTTTTTTCAATAATTGTACTAATAGTACATAATTCAGCAAAAATTTAAACCAATAATGTTAAGTAATACTAACTGTCATCACTGTATTCATTCTAAAAAGAATACAGAATACAATTCCGCACATATACATTGTAAACTTTACTGGTCGTATTATAAAAAACAGAAATACTCACATCCTAAAGCAGGGGAACATGCTATAAAAAATGGATGGTGGGATTTTCCATACGACTATGATCCTATTTGGATGGAAAACGATTGTAATCATTTTGAAGAAAAACCTAAAACAAATATTTAAGTCATGAGTATCCGTGTTGCATGTAAAAAACTTCACCCTGATGCTGTTATTCCTCAATACGCAAAAGCGGGTGATGCTGGACTAGATTTAGTAGCAACTAAAATTATAAATCAAGACAACCAGCAAGTTACATATGGTACAGATTTAGCTGTAGAAATACCTGAAGGTTATGTTGGTTTAATCTTTCCTCGAAGCTCTATACGTAAGTATGAGTTATCTCTTAGTAACTCTGTAGGAGTTATTGATAGTGGATACCGTGGGGAGATTCAAGCAACCTTTAACACCAGATTTTATGGTGAAATTGTATACAAAAAAGGTGACAAAATTGCTCAGCTTGTAATTATTCCTTATCCCCAAATTCTAATGTATGAATCAGATGAACTCTCAGAATCAGAACGGGGAACAGGTGGTTTCGGATCAACTGGTAACTAAAGAATATACTGGACAGATAGAGATAAGAGACCTTAATATGGCTCTCTATCTCTATACTTTCCGGTACGGTAAACAGTTAATACAGGATCTTTATGTAGTTCTATCAAAGAAATTACATTGGGATAAACCAGACATTCTTGCAAGAATGATATTCTGCAGAATGGTACCACCTGAAGAACTATATTCTGATACAGGCTTTGGAATAAGCTTGGTAAGCTATTTAAATGTAGATGTTAAAATAGTAATTAATTGTGAGCTTCAGATAGTAAGTGTATTCTCTAAAGGGAATAAAGCACCTGTATGGTCAGGAACTTTTCAAAAGTTTATTGATGAGTATACATTCCCTGAAGCTAAATTAGATTTGTAAAATATCAGTGATTACATATCTTCGGTGAAATAATAAGTGACCACACTTGTGATTTTGTGAGATAGTAAACTGATTTTTAACATATTACCGTCGCGGGTTCGAGTCCCGTCCGGTCCGCAAAGTATTGTAAATCAATACATTGCAGTTAAAAAATGTCACAAATATTTAAAAAATTGTGACATCAGGTGTAAATATCAGTGTAAAAAACTGGTGTGATAAAAGTGGTCACGTATAAGTAAGTCACTAATACTTACACATATGCAGATCACTTTTATCACAAGGCACCAAAGCAAAAAGTCGGGTCTTTCAACCTTGTATGCAAGAATCAGTTTTAGCTCAGAAATTGTAGAAATTAAACTACTATTAAAAGCAGGTCCTAACTGGAAAACAGATATAGGAATTAACACTTATTTGAATAAAGTCAGAGAAGAGTTAAATGCTATTTATTATCAAATGAGCTTAAAGTCTTTACAGATTTCTCCAAAACTTATTAAAAGCGAGTTTGCTAAAAAGACTAAAGTTTATAGTCTATTTGAAGTCTATGACACTTTTGTTACTAAAATTATTGATTCCAGAATTAAACAGAATGAAATAACTCAGGTGGTAAAAAACAAATACACCTATACTAGAAATCATTTGCAAGATTTTATAGAATGTAATTTTAGAACAAGTGATATTCCTATCAAGAATATATCACCCCTATTTGTGTCAGATTTTGAAATATTTTTAAGACAGTTTTGTAACCATAACTCAGCTCTCAAACACTTACACAGGTTAAAATCTGTTGTAATGTATTCTATCAACATTATTAAGTGTTTAGATACAAATCCGTTTGAGCAAAAAATATTAAAATTTCAGAAGAATAACCCTGTACATCTTACAATAGATGAGATTAATAAAATAAAAAATAAAAACTTATCTGATAGACTTGACAAAGTAAGAGATGTTTTTTTATTTCAATGTTATACAGGACTATCTTATAGTGATATTAAATCATTAACTATAGATAACATTGATCTTGATAAAAAGATTATTAGAAAATATAGGGTTAAAACAAATGTAGAAAGCGTAATCTTTTTGCTAGAACCTGCCTGGAAAATACTTAATAAGTATGATTACAAGCTGCCAATACCTACTAACCAGAAAATGAATGCTTATCTAAAAGAGATAAGTACTATTTGTTATATATCAAAATCCTTAACTACTCATACTGCACGACATAGTTTTGCAACATTGTCGTTATCCAATGAAATACCAATTAATGTTGTGTCAAAAATGATGGGACATACATCTATCAAATACACAGAACATTATGCAAAGACTTTAGATAATGATATTATAAAACATAACGAAAAAATGTCTAATCTATTTTCTGACAAATTTGGTTTAAACTAAACAATTGTCTAAATTGTGTACAATTTGGATAACTAAAATGTATTTACTTATGGCGAAAAAAAAGTTAAGTGAACAGCAATTGCACAAGATGGAATCTTTGCTAAGAGAAGGTAAAACACCAGAAGATTTATCCAACTATTTTGGAATAGCAATCAGTTCTATTCACAATTATAAGCGTATGCTTAAAGAAAAAGGTATTGAGTTACCTAATATTCGTGGTCAAAGACCTAAAGGTATTGAAATACCTAGCGAATCTATTCAAAGCTTATCAGATCATGATAAAAACTCTATTCTATTACAGAGTTATATTCATCTTATAGTCAACCGCACCGATTTTTATGTGAAAGCAAGTGCAAAAACTATCAAAGTTGATGAAAATCAAATAAGTGTTGACTTTTAAACAATATAAAAATCTAAAGGAAACCGGTCAAATTACTGACCGGTTTTTTTATTAGCGATATATTCCGTTTTTTGTAGAACTTAATGTATATTTGTTCTACAATATGGTTAACTTAGCTGTCATAATTCTGAGAATCATGATAGTGAGTTTACCTAATGGTAAAGTCGTTGAAATGAGTTTAGAGCAGTATCTCAGAATGACCGATGAAGATTTTCAATTCATGGTAGCTCAAAACTGGGGAGAGGAAGTTAACAATCCTTTTCATGGTTCTGTACTAGAAGATGGCGAATTCGCTGAAATTCCAATTCCTGAAACATTTGCTGAAGAAATTAGAATTGAAGATGAGTTCGAAGATCTTACCGACATCGATCCTTCTGAAAAACTCTCTGATGACGATTTCATTGACGATAACCTGGAAATATAATAAGCTAAAAATAAAAGCTTAACAATCAATGAAAACATTGATCAGGAACTCTTGTCTATGATTCAACCTAAATTAAAAACTTGTGCTGGCTGCGGTGAACAAAAAGTTATATGGAAAAACTTTGAAGGAGATAAGTACTGCAAAGATTGTTGGTACCGTAAAGAAACTCCTAAGTTCCCTGCAAAGAGCAATATTAAATCTGTTTCAGATAAACGTAAACCCCTCGATGATTTATATAGTGTTTTACGAAGAAAATTCTTATCCGAACCCGGAAGACAATGCTGTGCTGCTAAATTATCAGGTTGTCAGGGATGCGGACCAGAAATTCTTACAATACACCATAAACGGGGACGAGGAAAATATTACCTCGACACATCTACCTGGGTTCAGTTATGTCTCAACTGTCACAAATGGGTAGAAGAGCATCCAAAAGAAGCAAAAGAATTAAACCTTTCCGAATCTAGAGTATAACAATTAATTTTTAAATCAAAACTATGAGAACATTTGTAGGTTATTATTGCCTTGGTGCAACATCTAAAGAAGATGCACTTGCAGAAAAAGGATTCTGTTTGTGGTATGAAGTAAAACCAAACAGTCTTCGTCGCTTTTTAATGTTGAAATTACTTGGATTTTTCTGGGTTGACAAAACTAGAACTGTTGGTGGTAATCAAGAGTCTAATGAAAAGTCTCAGAAAAATCTGCAAACTAATCCTGGACCTAAAAAACAACGTGGTCCACGTAAACAACCTGTAGCTCTTGCACAAACTCCAGTAGAAGAAGTTCAAGATGCTCCTGTAATTAAAAGAACTCCCCGACAACCAATCAGATAATGAATAATCGCGAGACCATCCAGCAACAGGCTTTAGAATCTGTTGCTGGTAAAACTCGCAGCGGTCTTGGAATTTCTATGGGTGTAGGTAAAACTCTCATAGGATTAAAACATATGAATGACTTGTATGTCAATCATGGATTGCGCAAATTCTTAGTTGTAGCACCCAAAAAGTCTATTTTTACGACTTGGGTTGATGACGCTAAGAAGTTTGCGCTTTTTCATTTAGAAGACTGTATGGAGTTTACTACATACTTAAGTCTTACTAAAAAAGATCACGCTGCGTATGATGCTATTTATCTAGACGAATGTCACAGTCTACTTTATTCTCATGAGTTGTGGTTAGCAACTTTTGGTGGAATAATTTTAGGACTGACGGGTACACCTCCTCGTTTTAAAAACAGCGAGAAAGGGTACATGGTAGACCGCTTCTGCCCTATTGTATATACTTATATTACTGACGATGCTGTTGAAGACGGTATTTTAAATGACTATCGGATTATAATTCATCCTATTGAGCTTTCTGATAGAAAAGATTATCTCGTTAAGACAACAAAAAAAGAATTTTACTCAAGCGAGAAAGCTAATTATGCTTACTGGTGCGAGAGAGTTCACAATGCTGTTGGTCCAAAAGATGAGCAGATTACAAGAATAATGAGAATGACTTCACTAATGGGGTATCCTGGTAAGATGCGTTATGCTAAAAGACTTCTTCAAACTATTGAAGGTAAGTGTTTAGTTTTCTGTAACACACAAGCTCAAGCGGATAGTATTTTACCAAACAGTTATCATAGTAATAACCAATACAGTGAAGAAAATCTTATTGCATTTAAAACCGGTGAGATTGACAGATTAAGTTGTGTTCTTTCTCTTAACGAAGGTGTTAATATACCTGAACTACGATCATGTATTATTATGCATGCTTATAGTAATGAGAGAAAAAGTACACAAAGAATAGGTCGACTATTACGTCTTAGTCCAGATGAAACAGCAACAATACATATTCTTATGTATAAGAATACAATTGATGAAACCTGGGTTAACAAAGCATTAGAAGACTTAGATCCTACAAAAATCCAAATCTTAGAAAATACTTATGCATAACGAAATAATTCGATTTGCTATAAAAGAAGGACAGCTTGTACCAGCTAACTCTGTTGAGGAAGCAAAGTACAAGCTGTTCCTTAAAACGCTTCATGAAGGTGATACTATTGAAGCATTTATGAACTTGCATAAAGCAGATAAAACTTTAAGTCAAGTTGCATATGCACATGTCCTTATCCGTGAACTTGCCAACTACACAGGTCATTCATTTGAGGAAATGAAAGCACATGTAAAAGAAAAAACAGGATTGTATATAAAAACTCATGAAGGAAGAACTACTTATAAAAGTCTAGCAGACTGCTCTAAAGGAGAACTTTCTAATGTAATTGAAACCTGTTTACAAATTGGTAATGATATTGGATGCTACTTACGCTAAATCTTCGTCGGTAGCATCTCGTACAAAACCTTTTTCTTTTGCTAGTTTTTCAAACTCGTAGACAAAAATCAAACATGTTTCATAATGCTGTACCCAAGGAGTACTAATCTTTTGATTTTGGATTTCTTGATGCGCATTATTAATAATTTCCGCATCCAATTGACCTTCTTTCATAGCATTTTGATTGACAATAAACTCTGTCAAAGCAACCATGCGCGACTGAAAGCCGGCAGATATCTCCATAGATACAATAGCTGAGCTATCAATTACTTGAATTTTTTCCTCTTTTGGGTTTTGAGGTGTGGTTGTTTTCATACATGTTTTTTATAAGTTCTACAAATGTAGCAATAAACGTATATAATATCAACTTATTATACAGAATTATAAAAATGGCAACAACAAAACCAAACTGTGAAGAGATAGCTGAAAAGCTTTCTCAGAAACTTAAACAATCTGGCTGGTCAGACATACTAAAAAGCTTTCTGGTCAGCAATGAATTCAAAAATATTTTCTGCACTCTTGAACAAACTGTTCAGGATGGTAACAGATTTACGCCACCATTAAAGGATGTTTTTCGTGCTTTTGAAGAGTGTCCTTATGACAAACTAAGGGTTGTCATTGTAGGTCAAGATCCGTACCCACAAATCGGTGTAGCTGATGGAATAGCTTTTTCTTGTTCTAAAACAGGGAAACCTGAAGCATCTTTGAGGTATATACAAGAAGCTATACAACGCACTGTATATCAAGATACTAAGATTGAACAATCACCAGATTTAGCTAGATGGTCTAACCAAGGTGTTTTAATGTTGAACACAGCTCTTACAACAGAAGTTGGTAAGATAGGTCGACACTACGACATTTGGTATCCCTTCATTGTATTTCTCATAGATATACTTAACCACAAACGTAATGATATTACGTGGATATTTATGGGGAAAAAAGCGGCAGAATTCGGGGATTTTCTCTTGTTTAATCCGAATAAACTATTTTGTTCCCATCCAGCTAGTGCTGCTTACGCTAAACAGCAGCAATGGGATTGCTCAGACGTATTCAACAAATGTAATCAATTACAAGAATCATCAGGACTACCACCAATAACCTGGTAATATTTTAGAGAATTTCTTGTTGTAGTTCTACATTTTGTATATCTTAGCAGTCCATTTACTATCCATGAATAAACCAACATCGCTTCCTAGTGCATATAAACACATTAGTGTAGGATATGCGGAAGCACTCGATCACATTTATAAAAGAAAGATCGGTGAAGTACGATCTCTAGTAACCCCATGGAAAAGATTTAACAATGCCATCATGGGAGGACTTGATTGGAACACAATCAACGTCATTGCAGGAAGACCAGGTTCAGGTAAAACCCTGATGTCTTCAATTATTTCACGTCAAGCATTTAATCTTAATCCTAAAGACAAGATTGCTGTATTAGACTTTCAATTTGAGATGCTTACAAGAACTAGTGCTCAACGAGAACTCGCTGGTGCATTAAGTAAAAGTATGCATGAATTGAATAGTGTGGGTTACGCTTTGTCTGATGCAGATTTTGAAGCAGCTCGTAGATATGTCGCATCTATTCCAAAAGATTTACCAATTTATTCTGTTGAAAAACCACAGACAGTAGCTGGTATCAAGGAAGCAGTGCGTATATATGCTGAACATATGCCAGATAGAAAAATAATTATAACCTTAGACCATACTCTTCTTGTAAAAGGAAGTTCTGAAGAACGTTCTGTTACAGATAAACTGTATGGATTAGGTGAAGCTCTTACCGAACTAAAACGAACTTATAACTGCATGTTTATTGTCCTTACTCAGATGAATAGGGATATTGAAGGTGTAGAACGAAGAAAACCTCGAAGTGCTGGAAACTTTCCAACACCTAGTGATGTGTTTGGTTCAGATGCTTTACTGCAACATGCAGACACCTTAATTGCAATTAACAGACCTGCAGATTTCAACATATTTGAATATGGCGCACCTGGTTTTGTTATTCATGACAAAAACGTAATGGCTGTGCATATATTAAAATCACGTAACTCTGAAACAGGTATGCTTTGGTTTTTAGGTGAGTTTAAAAAAATGAACTTACTAGAACTAGAAGAAACACACCCTTATTACCCCGTATCCACAGTACCAATTAAAAAGTAAAGTATGTATTCAACACCATTATCTGAAGAAAAACCTACTTACACAAAACCAGATTCTGAAGTAAGAATCGAAAAAACGAAAGCAATTAAAGATTTTTGGAAGGAAGCTTTAGTTGCTACTACATTCAAAGGAATGTATGTTGTCCCAAAAGTATTATACAAACCTTCCGGTAAAAGCTATGATGTAATTAGCTGTTATGCAACCGAGCTATCTAAAGGTGATATGCTTGTAGAGTACGTCAATTTTCAATATGACGTAATTGATGAAGATAGGACACTATACTTGCTAAGGTATAATCCAAACTTCGAGAGTGAATATGAAGATCGTGGTAATGGTAGTTTTACCATTAAAGCGGAAAAATTACAGAAAGTTGTAAGCTACAATGATTTACGTAGTGCTTCTACTGAAAGAACAGAAGAAGAAGTTGCAACTTTTTTAGAACAAGGTGAGCAAGAGGATGCTAATTTTAACAAGCTTACTGTACGTGACTTGTATGCAATTATCCAAAACAAACCTGTTTCTAACAAACCTTGGTTAAATAAGGTCATTTTGAAAAACAAATAGTATGACAGCAACGACAGAAGCAAAAAGACCAGCAGCTGTTTCTGCGCCGGGAATTGTACTCCCGACAAAGAAATCACCAGCACTAACTAAAAGTCCTAAGACACTTGTGATTTTTAGTAAACCAAAAGTTGGTAAGACAAGCTTGCTTGCAGGACTTGAGAACTGTTTAATTCTCGACTTAGAGAATGGAACAGATTACTTAGAAGCTATGAAGCTAAAAGTAAGTTCTGCGCAAGACATCAAACCAATTGTATCAGCAATTATTGAAGCGGGTAAACCGTACAAATACATTGCTATTGACACAATCACAGCACTAGAAGACATGTGTATTCCGGTAGCTGAGCGATTGTACAGTGATTCACCAATGGGTAAAAATTGGTTTACAGAAGGAAAACCAAAATATGGTTCTATTCTAAACCTACCCAATGGTGCAGGATATCCCTGGTTGCGTGAAGCATTTACCAGAGCTATTGAACTCATCCGTCACGCTGCGGATAATATCATTCTAATAGGTCATATTAAAGACACTCTATTAGAAAAAAATGGAGCTGAATTTTCAGCACTAGACTTAGACTTAACAGGAAAATTGAAACGCATCACAACATCAAATGCTGATGCAATAGGTTACCTGTATCGTAAAGGAGACAAAAACTTTTTAAGTTTCAAAACAACAGATGAAATCAGTTGTGGTGCTCGACCTGAGCATTTGCGTAACAAAGAGTTTGTAATCTCTGAAGTAACAGATAGTGGGCTTGTCACTCACTGGAACGAAATATACATCGACTAAACTAAACATTTAACTTTAAATAATAAAAACCATGAATTTCAGAATTGACGATTTTGACGTAAACAAAGATCTCAACCAGTCAGGTGGAAACAGTAATTCACCACTTCTTGAACCAGGTACTCACCAAGTTCGTTTGGTAGACATGTACTTGAAAACACCAGGTTATGATGCAAAAAAGGAAAAGTATGAACTTATCCTAGTTCTAGAAGGACCTAATATGGGACCTGATTTTAAAGGATGGTTGAAAGATCCTATGAATCCTAGTCGTGGAAGCTTTGAAGGTAAAAGTGCAAATGTCAAGCATGACTTCTGGGCATTTAGTACATACACCAATAAGCGTGGTGAAAATGTAGATCGTGACCAACAGATTTTCCGTTGGGTAAATTCGTTTGCATTTTACATTGGTAAAATGGAAGCATTGCGTGCAGCAAATATTGATGAAGCTACTATTGAAGACTATGTAGCAGCAGCAAAAAATGTTTTAGCTGATGTAAATCACTGGTTCTACGCAACAGTTGCTGGACAGCAGTACAAGAACAAAAATGGTTATGACGCATTTACATTGTTCTTTCCTAAACCTACTAAGCTTCAGCAACCTTATGCATACTCACCTGATGGTGACATGCCTGGAAATATTCTTGCGTTTAATCCTGAAGAACACATTACTGTTAAAAAAGAGCGTGAAGCTGAACCATTGTCTGATGGTTTTAGCGTAAATGGTAGTTATGCACCAGCAAATGGTTTTAACGACTTGTCACTCTAATTTTTAACTGATAGTAAAATGGGGTGTAGTTAACGCTGCACCCCATTATTTTATAATTGTATGTTCAGGGTTCGAGATTATGTCCACGATTTTACAGAAGTACCTTCCACATGGATCTTTGAGTACTATCTCAATTTATCTCAACAACTGCACGGACAAACAGTCTTAATACGCAGTGTGTTTAACAGTAAGGACAAAAATCCTTCGCTGTCTATTTATTACAATCGTCACCTCCAACAGTACAGGTTCAAATGTTTTTCGACAGGTATAGGAGGTTCGGCGATCGACCTTATGCAACACTTATGGAAGGTTGATTTTCATACTGCAACTAAAAAGATAATTGACGACTATGTTCAATTTATTAACAGCGGTAAGAGTTTCAATCGAACTATTTATGAAGGTGCTACATGGAGAGTCAAGGATTACACACCTCGAATCTGGAATACAAACGACGCTAAATACTGGACACCTTTCAATATTGACAGTAAACTTTTAGAAAAATACAATGTGGTTCCTTTGGACAACTATGTAATGTTTCGTAAAAAAGGTTCTGAATGTCAAGATGATGAGTCCTTTATCACTAAAAGTGAATACATATATGGTTTCTTTAACCGAGATGGTAAATTGTATAAAATTTATCGACCGTTAGATAAAGAACGCAAATTCTTAAAGATTGGAAACTACTTACAGGGATTGGACCAGTTAGAAATGCTGGATTACCTTGTAATAGTTTCCTCTCTTAAGGATATAATGTGTATGAAATCTTTAGGTTTTAAGGTAGATTTAGTTGCGCCAGATAGTGAAAACTCGACATTGTCAGAACAGCAAATAGATGAATTCAAAGCAAACTATAAAGCTGTTATAACTCTATTTGACAATGATGATGCAGGTATTAAAAACATGAAGAAATACGAGGAGTTGTATAAACTCCCCTTTGTGTATTTACCTATGAGTAAAGATGTAAGTGACTCTGTAAAGCAGTTCGGTAAAGAGAAAGTTCTATATGAACTTGCACCAAGGTTGCAACGAGCGATTGAAAAATATGAAGAATATCATCCTGAAAATACGTGAGTTCTACAAAATAAGTTAAATTTGTAGAAATCCGTATCCTATGTTGATATTCATACCAGGTGCTGTACCCTCGTCCAAAAACAGCAGAATCCGTACAAAGTCAGGTTTATTCATTGCATCTAAAGCAACACAAACCTGGAGAAAAAATACAATGCAATACTGGAGTCTGTATCGAAAAGCTTTTGTAGAACAGTGTATTGGCAAGTCTCAACCTTTCTTTATTGGTTTTCATTTTGTACGGGGTACTAAACACCGTTGGGATTTTATCAATCCTTGTCAAACTATTCAAGATGAAATGACCCATCATGGGTGGTTAACAGATGACTCTGTTGACGAAATGTTACCCCTACCCTTAAAAGTAGACGGTAATTACTGGTCTTACGATAAGAACCATGCGGGTGTATATATAAAAGTATTATCTACACCTGAAGAAGCAAATTTTAATTTTTCAAAGACCGCAGTACATGTATAAATTTAATTCAGACGCAATCGACGCAGGCACTAGACTTAGACTTGAAGAAGAATTTTTTTCAAATAGGTTTACATTGTCATATAGCGGATTAAACAGATTGCTTTATTCCCCGCAGTTATTCTACAACGACTATGTGCTTAAAGGTAAGCAGGAGTCTGTTGACAAATATTTGGTTGAAGGTAAGTTGATTCATTGTCTATTACTTACACCACATGAATTTGACAAACAATTTGCTATTACACCGAAGGATCTTCCATCAGATAGCGCAAAAGCATTATTGCACACTTTGTTTAATCATCACTCTGAGCTTTCAAAAACAGAGGATTATGATGGTCGTACACAATTGGAAGAATACGGTAACGCAGTATTAGATATTCTTACAGATATGAATCTTCATCAGTCGCTTAAAACTGATGCTCAAAGGTTAGAGAAAATCATTATTGATAAGAATATTGAGTATTGGAATTACCTGCTTAATGCTGATGGTAGAAGCATTGTTGATGACAATCAAATGGAATTTGCTAAACAAGTTGTAGAAACTATTAAAGCAAAATCTAGGATTAATCAATTGATGGGACTTACCGTAGATCCTTTTGATAAAGTTCAGGTCCTGAACGAGTTTTATGTACATCTACCAGCTGAACATTTACCTTTTGATCTTAAAGGGTTTATTGACAACTTGGTTATTGATCATAATGCTAAAATTATCAGGATTAATGATTTGAAAAAGTCTTCAAAAGATATTCAAAACTTCAAAGATTCGATTGATTACTATCGTTATGACTTGCAAGCAGCAATGTATTATACATTGATTGTCAATACATTAGCTAAAGAGTATGGTTACGATGTAGAGTTTCGATTTATTGTAGTAGACTCTTTGATGCAAGTAGCTCCTTATAAGGTTTCAGCAAAGACTATGGAGGAATGGGTCAATAATCTCAACACTAAATTGGAAGAAGCATCTTACCATTTTGAGAAAAGAGATTTCGATCTCCCTTATCTATTTGCAGTAAACCAAGAAGTAGAGCTATGATTCAAGATCTGTATAAGACTTATTTTCAAAAATCCAAGGTATTTCTATATCCTCTCATAGGGATAAGTAGAAAGGCAGCTTACCGTCCCAGCAATACTTATATTGCTTGGGATGGTAGGTTCACACCTGAAGACTGCAAACTAATTGCAGTTTACAAGGTTGACGATTCTGATGAGTGGAAGCAGTTCCATTTAAATATTCTGCTGAAGAATAGGATGTTTAATTCATTCTATACTTCCAAGGATTTGACTGAGAATATCTATGTATTTGATCTGTTTTATCATAAAGCTGATTATAAGCATATTATAAGAGGTCAATACTCTAAAATACAATCACATCCTAGAGGTTTAATTCTTAACCATTTCGGACATAATACACCTGAGTGGGCATATGTAGAAAGTTTCTTAATTCCTAAGAAGCACTTCAAACAATATGCTGAAATGCTAGGTGTCGATCAAGAAGATCTAGAATCTGTAGGTGAATTGTGTTCACCACCAGATTTAGAAAAAGAAACTTTATCTCTAGAAACAGTTGATTATTTTGGAGAACTTGTCAAAGAAATTTAATTTTGTAGAACTCATAAAAAAACCAATGTCATGGCAGAAAAATCAATGCTTGTAACAACTATGGAATGGAACGGTACACCGACATTCCGAATGATTCCTATTAACATCGACTGTCCTTATGTAGATGTAATTTTTGATCCTCGTGAAAAAACTCTTGCTGTTATCAGTTCAAGTGTTAAAGAAAAACCTCAAATGTTACCTAAGCTAAACGACAAGGGACAATTGATGCAATTACGTGGTAATGATTACGCTCAAGAACGTCGTATCATGGAAGCTTATTATGAATACTATATCCAAGATTTGACGGATATTGAAACTTTTGTAAAGCACTTTGCTGTAAACTCAGATCACCCAGTGATTAAAACAGCAATCGAAACAGATTATAATAAGTGATTACAATAGTTTCATCCCGTGTCTATGAATCGTACATTTTGGATAATGGACTATGAAACAATAGTAAATTGTTTTATAGCTGTTTTTGAAGCGTATGACCGGGATGAACGTAAAGTATTTGTAATTAATCGTGACAGAAATGACGCTGTTGCATTTATCAAATTTCTTGATGAATGTATTGTAAGTGACAGCTGGCACTTTGGTTACAATAATATTGCTTTTGACGCCCAGATTACGCAGTATATACTGGTAAACCGTGAAGCTATACTAAAAGGTAGTAGTGATGAAGTCACTATGATGATCGCTCAGTATGCCGGAACGGTAATTAATAAATCTAGGAACAATGAGTTCCATGATTTTAGAGAAGAAGACTTTTCTATCAAAGTGATTGACATTTTTAAACTCAATCACTGGGATAATCCTGCTAAAAGATCAAGCTTAAAGTGGATACAATACTCTTTAGATTGGAATAATGTACAAGAAATGCCGCATAAACACACTAATCCTGTGTTAACGAATGAAGTACTAAACGATCTGATAGGATATTGTATTAACGACGTTGCTTCTACTAAAAACATTTTTCATTACAAAGATGAGAAAGGTGTAGAAGTAATGAAAGAGCAAATACGACTGCGTTCTGAACTCAGTAAGCAGTATGGTATAAATCTTTACAGTGCTTCTGAGCCACGCATAAGTAAAGAAATGTTCTTACACTTTTTGAGCGAGCGTCTAAATCAGGATAAACGCACCATTAGAGGATATCGAACTAGCAGAAATAAGATTCAGATAAGTGATGTTCTATTACCATACATTGATTTCCATACGCCGGAATTCAAAGCTATGTTCAACTGGTTTAAAAACCTTTCAATAGAAATCAGAGAAGAAAACACTTCTGACACAGAGAATAAAGGTCCTAAATATACAATGCACTATAAAGGTGTAGAAACTGTATATGGTTTAGGTGGATTACATGGTTGTGCTAAACCAGGTATTTACGAAGCCAAAGACGATATGATTCTTGTGACAGCAGATGTTACATCTTTTTATCCGAATCTAGCTATACGCAACAAGTGGAGTCCTGCTCACATTAAAAATGATGTATTCTGTGAGCTTTATGAATGGTTCTTTGAAGAGCGTAAAAAGTATCCTAAAGGTTCTACTCTCAATTATCTTTTTAAGATTATTCTAAACTCAACGTATGGTCTAAGTAAGAATGTTTATTCATTCTTGTATGATCCTATGTTTACATTTAGAATTACAATCAACGGACAGTTATTGTTAAGCATGCTTTACGAAATGGTAATCACAAGAATACCTAACGCTGAAGCTATCATGCAAAACACAGATGGTTGTGAATTTATTATTCCCAAAGAATACAGAGGTATGTTTGAAAACATCTGTAAAGAATGGGAACAAATGACCAATCTAGAACTTGAACTTGACGAGTACAAAAAGATGATTATATCAGATGTAAACAATTACATCGCGATGTACAAAAAAGAGGGTAAAGAACCAAAGTGTAAAGGACGTTTTGAGTTTTCAAATCTAGCACTGCATAAAAACAAATCATACCAGGTTGTCCCTAAAGCTTTGTATGCATACTTTGTTAACGGTATTGATCCTAAAGAATACATAGAATCTAATCGTAACATTTATGATTATTGTGCAGGTGCAAAAATTAAAGGTGACTGGCATTTCGTAGAGCGAAAAGTCATTGACGGATGCTACATAGAAAATCAATTGCAAAATCTTGTGAGATATTATATCAGCAAGCATGGAGTAAAGATTATTAAATGCAGCTCTGACGGTAGAGAAATACAATTAGAAAGTGGTAAATGGTTACAATCTATTTTCAACGTATTTGACTCTAAAGCTTGGAATGACTATGATATTGATGAGTCATTCTATTTAGATAAAATCTATCGTGAAATAGCAAAGATTGAAGAATCTAATCCATTAGTAAATTCTAACAAACAACTTACTTTATTCTAGTATGAAAAGAACAGTAAACGGATTCGACGCATATAATCGAATCATTACAGCAAGTACCCCAGAGCGTACAGATAGCTATACGCCTATCATGCATTCCAATGTCATTAGTCAAGTACGAAAAGAAATTGGAAAAGCAGGTTTTATGATTACTGCGGAAGATTACCGCAGTACCAATAACGGTCAAGTCGCTATTGGTAATTACAGGATTAACTATAAGTCAGATCCTGATATTGAACTAACAGCTTCCTTTATGAATTCTTACAACAAACAGTTTGCATTTAGATTTACAATCGGTGCAATGGTTCGTGTATGCTTGAATGGAATGTTTGTAAGTGACGGTAAATTTGGTTTCTTCAAGCGTGTTCATAAAGGTGACGCCGACATCTTGTCAACATCAATTATTAGTGACTATCTCAAATCAGCTGATGATTATTGGGGAACATTAGTAGGTGCTAAAGATGAGTTGAAAACTAAATCATTAAGTAAGTCTGACCAGTATAACATTCTTGGTCAACTATTCTTTGATGATAAGCTTTTGACTACTCTTCAGATGAACATTATCAAAAAAGAATTAGAAAATCCTTCTTTTGAGTATGGTGTTGACAATAGTTCTGCATGGGCTTTATATAATCACGTAACTCTAGCATTAAAAGAATCACATCCAGCTAACTGGATGGATGATCATTATGCTATACATGATCGCTTTGCAGAGTATTTAGACTTAGGAACTCATCGTACAAAATACATGGCAGAACTTACTGAAAAAGGTAAGACTGAACTTGTATTTGCTGATGAAACTGATGTTGTTAGTGAAGAAGAAATACCAGTTGAAACAGCTGGTTTCTTTTTATAAATAATTAGAGGGGTCCTAGTGACCCCTCATTATTTTTTTTTTCATCATGAAAGACGTAATTATTGAAACTATTGAATCATTCTTCTCAAAGAAGAGAAACTATTCCTCATTTTATGTCATACGTAGGTATCTAAAAATGAAGTACAGAATTTATGTTTCTAAATCTGTTTTACTATCAAGATTTAAATCTTATAAAAAATCATGAAAACACCTCACATTATAGGCATTTCAGGTAAAATTGGAACAGGTAAAGACACTGTTGCAAAGCTTATAAATATTATTTGTAAGTATCCTGATTTTTCAGATGCCACAGTAGAACATTTTTATCATAATGGTAAATTTATTTCAAATACCTGGGACGTAAAAAAGTTTGCAGGTAAATTAAAACATATAGCATCTATACTGACAGGAATACCTGAGTATAAATTTGAAGATCAAGAATTCAAAAAAGCTCTTCTTGGTCCTGAGTGGGGTAATACATCTACAAATACACCACTTAATAGCATTGAACCATTTAAAGATATTGAGTTTAATAATTTAATGAGTGTGCGAGAGTTTTTACAAAAGCTTGGTACAGAAGCTATGCGTAAGGGTCTACACGACAATACTTGGGTTAATGCATTATTTGCTTCTTATTATTCTGGATCTAGATGGGTTATTACAGATGTCAGGTTTGAAAATGAGGCTGATGCTATACGTTCTAGAAAAGGATTACTTATCAGAATGGTAAGAGAAAACGCTGAAATAAAATCTGATCACCCTTCTGAAACTGGTTTAGATAAATATGAATTTGATGTATACCTCATCAATAATGGCACACTTCAAGATCTTATACCTAAAGTTCGTGAGCTTGTCAATCTATATGAATTAAACAGTAATTACGAAGAGTTTCAGTCACATAACGAAGGTTTCTTTTAATAACATATCCTATGGAAAACAAGACTTATTATGTAATGGGTGGAGAAAATGAACATGATATAGAGTATATCATAGAAGTACCACACGATGAGGATGTTATAATCATGAAATATTCAGATTCTGTAACATGGTCTCAGCATGTCAGAAATCAAAAAATCATGGAAGTTTTGAATTCAGGAGACGGATACAGAATTAATTGGACAACCAAACCCGGTAAGGTTTTAGACTATGCACAAATCGCTGAGTTAACTATTATGCTAGATTTTCTAAACCGTTTTGATTATTCACCGATGAAGTACAAAATATTAGAAGCTGTAAAAGAAAAAACCCCTCGTAATTGAGGGGTTTTCTTCTTATATAGTGAACATAAACTATAGAGACTTAAGCATCTCTATAAGTTTAGGATGAGGGTAAATATCCACCTTATCTTTTCTTACAGAATTATGAGTATATACTCCAGGTTCACCTTTTAAAGCTCGTGGTGTAATGTCCCAAATATCTTCGTTATATTCTAAAGGAATTCCATATTTCTCTTTCCAAAGCAGCAAGAGTTCTTTTGTCGATTCTATTTGAGCATCAGTGTAATTATGAAAATATTTGTATCCTTTAAAAGGTTTTTCCAGTTCACATACTTGATCTGCAGGTACTTCTCTGTTGACATAGTTATAAAACTTACCGTCTTTTAAAGTTAATTGTCCCCAGCAGCAGATTTCAATACCAATAGAAATCTTATCAAGACTCTGATAAGGTACTTTATGTTTGGTAAAGATATCCTGTTTCAAACCTAGGTGATACGCCCAGTACTTAGATGAAAATCCTTGGACAATTTGACCATCAATAGTAGCTGTACCCTTACCAGAAATAGAAACACAAGTAGCAATACGTTCAGTATTTGCAGCCCATCCTTTAAATACCTGTTCAGCATTTGCATTACCTGCTGTATGGTGTAAATAGATTTGTTTTTTAGGGAATACATCCTGCATGTACTGACTTGCAGGAAAAGCTATTTGTTTAATGTTCATTTCTTAGATAATTTGAGTTTCCACTGCGTACCAATTCCGAAAAAAGGACCTTGATTCGGAATGATCATTCCATTTACATAATAAACTTTGTCAGATTTTGTCTTCAAATACAAATTCAATTCAGCACCCACTGTATTTAGTTCGGTATTTGTAAAGATTCCACCCCCTACATACACCTGGTTACGGTTTTTGACCACAGTTGTTGTCTCTTTTACAATAGGTAACCTGTACTTATAGTTGTATATTCTATTCTTTAGCTCATTAAACTGTACAGAATCAACAACAAAGACGTAACCTAAAGAGTCAAGCTTTAGTGTATCAGCGTAAATATTGATTGCAGTATATTCCTTAACCAAATTCTGAAACTGTTTTTTTAATACAGCATAATTTGTATCAGGTATGTATTTAATTTCTCCAGGTAAATAAGTTGTATCTCTAATTATCCTGGGAACTTTACGAACAATCAACGAGTCTTTAGTAATGTATACAGTATCTCTTTTTACTGTAACCTGACCGGGTTCTGTAATCGTACTTGGACCAGAACATGATCTTTGTAGTAGTATAATCAATACTAAGACTCCTATAATAATTAAATAAAATCTATTCATTTGGTTTTCAATAAGTTATCAAACATCTGGGTCCTGCTTTTCTTCTTCTTTCTTTGCAGGTCTTTTAATCACTTGACCCAGAGTACCGATACCAAGTGAGGCAGCACATAGTATCAAGAATCCATCAAATACATATTGATGAATGTTTAATGTTTTACCTATAAGACCTGTAATCAAGTCAGCTATCAATATGATTAAGCAAGCAACAAGAGAAACAAGACCCACGAATGTTTTTTCGCTGATCTCATTATCATCTCTAATTAGCTTTTTAAAAAACTCTATCATAAAAATTATTTTCTCTTGTAATCAATGTCGTTTTCAGGCTTAATATAATAAGTCTGTTCTCTTTCTTGAGATTGCGAAGGCAACTCTGAAGAAGCGGGCTTACTTGTAGTAAACACATAGTTCTTTAGCATCGATACATCTGATTCCAGTTGCTCGATTTTAACTCTGTCCGCACTCTGATTTGTCAGAAGCAATTTTACGTCAGCTCGCATTTCGGTAATATCCCTCCACAACAGGATACCGACAAGTCCGATAAGCATAGGACTTGCCCACTCTTTGACAGTGCTGATAACTTTTTCTTTGTCTTGCATGGTAGTATGATCAAAATAGATTGTAAAAAGTTTTTGATAATTCTACCACCTCCCTCATATAAAATATACCCAATAGTTTCGAGTTCTCCAAGAAATTCACTTACTTTGTAGAACTCATTAATGAATATTTAATCAATATGATTTCAAAGTACTGTAAACTAGAAGTTTGTGTGAATTGCATGAATTTTTCCAAAAATTTCATGCACTCTAAGACCAGACTTCCTGTAGAACTTTGTAAATTATATATGTAACTCCTCATTATTTACTGACCATTCATGTCCTTCATTTTTCGGGATATGGGAGGTCTTTTTGTCTCTATATGCAACACTAACAAAACATAGAATATGGGAATTTTTGACAAACGTATCGCATTTAAACCTTACGAACACCCTGAGATTATGAAATACAGGGATGCCATCAAGCATAGTCGCTGGGACGTTGAAGAATTCAACTTTGACAGTGATGCTTATGATTTTAAACACAAGCTTTCTAACGCAGAAAAGGAAGCTATTAAAAGAACTCTTCTCGCTATTTCGCAAATTGAGATCAGTGTCAAAACATTCTGGGCTAAATTAGGAGAACACATTCCTAAACCAGAATTCAATGCTGTAGGTATTACGTTTGCTGAAAACGAAGTAGTACACTCTGAAGCATACTCTAAGCTTTTAGAAGTACTTGGATTTAACAGTGAGTTTGATTTACTACTTCAGAACCCTGTTATAGGTGGACGTGTAGAGTATCTTACCAAGTATCTTAAAAACAGTGGAGACAATGCAAAGCAGGTATATACCCTGAATCTTGCTTTGTTCTCAATGTTTATTGAGAACGTATCTCTTTTCAGCCAATTTGCTATTGTAAAATCATTTATTGAAAAGAAAAATCTTTTAAAAGAGGTTGACACAGTAATTGAAGCTACGATGAAAGAAGAAATTATCCATGCTCAGTTAGGTATGCATGTCATTAACCTTATAAAAAAAGAGTACCCAGAATGGTTTGACCAGGATTTTTATGAAAAAATCTATAGAGCATGCAAAAAAGCTTTTGATGCTGAGGTTAAAATCATTGACTGGATATTCGAAGAAGGTGAAATTGACACTGTATCTAAAGAAGCTGTAATTGAATTTATTAAGAATAGATTTAATAGCTCACTTACTGCTATAGGAGGTGAGGAACTATTCGAAATAAACGAAACAGTTTTATCTGAACTATACTGGATGGTTGAAGCTATCTATGGATATGTTCGCAACGATTTCTTCAATACACAAGGAACAAACTACACTAAATTTCAAAAATCAATAACAAGTAAAGATCTTTTTTAATATGGCGAAAATGGACTGGTATACTCCCCTTAGTGAGGAGTTCATGGGAAGAGGTTATTTTCATAACGATAGTACTATTAACGATAGAATAGACTCAATTGCTAAACTTGTAGGTGATACTTTTAAAGATGAAGAAATCGCTTTTAAAGTAAAAGAGTATATAGAGAATGGTTATTATGTATTACCATCCCCTGTATGGAGTAATGTCGGAACCGGTCGTGGTTCCGGTATCTCTTGCTTTAATACACACGTAAGTGACAGCATTGAATCTATCATTCGAGGTAATGCTGAAGTAGGAATGCTTTGTAAAATTGGAGGTGGTACATCCGGTTATTTTGGTGAAATCAGACCTGCGGGGAGTAAGATTTCTACAGGTGGTGAAACCTACGGTGCTGTGCATTTTATGCAGATGTTTGACACTACCAAAAACGTAATCTCTCAGAACAATGTTCGTCGAGGTGAATTTGCTGCTTACCTGGATATTACTCATGGTGATATCAAAGATTTCTTGAGAATCAATGCTGAAGGTCATAAGCTCCAGCGCTTCCCTTTCGGTGTTTGTGTTTCTGACAAATGGTTGGAAGACATGAAAGCTGGTGATATGGATAAGCGTGAACTATGGGCTATGGTTATTGACTCAAGAAACCGTACAGGATTTCCATATATCTTTTATACAGACAACGTAAACAACAATACTGTTGATGTATATAAAGACACAGAAGCAAGGATTAATTCTTCAAATATGTGTACAGAAATTCTTCTACCTTCTACTGAAGAAGAATCATTTGTATGTGATTTGGTTGGTATGAACCTGGTTAAGTTTGATGAATGGAAAGATACCGACGCTGTAAGAATTGCAGTATATATTGCTGATGCTGTGCTGCAGGAGTTTATTAATCGTTATCGTGAGACACCATTTATTTCCAGAGCTATTAAGTTTGCTGAAAGACACCGTGCTATTGGTATTGGTGCATCAGGATATCACTCTTACTTGCAAAGTAAGATGATTCCTTTTGAGTCTTTGACTGCAAAGTTCACTAATACTTTGATTTTCAAAACAATTCAAGAACAAGCTTGGGAAGCATCTCGTGAGATGGCTAAGAAATATGGTAAACCTGAAGCACTTGCTTCTGATAAATACGATAGACGTCATACAACGCTTACAGCTGTTGCACCAAACACGTCTTCGTCATTTATTATGGGTCAACAATCTCAGTCAATTGAACCATATACTTCTAATTACTACATCAAAAAGACTGCTAAAGTCAAGCATGCTGTAAAAAATCCTTACTTAAAAGAGCTTCTTGCTAGTATGGGTAAGGATACCATGGAGGTATGGGAGTCAATTCTACAAAGATCTGGTAGTGTTCAACACTTACCGTTCTTGTCAGAAGATGAGAAACTTGTATTTAGAACCTTTATGGAAATATCTCAGATGGAGATTGTTATCCAGGCAGGTCAAAGACAAAAGTTTATTGATCAAGGTCAGTCACTGAATCTAATGATTCATCCTGCAACACCGACTAGAGATGTTAATACACTTCTTCTTAAAGCTCACGAGCTTGGAGTAAAAACATTGTATTATCAGTTAGGTCAAAATGCTGCTCAAGAATTTGCAAGAGATATTCTTTCTTGTGAGTCATGCGCAGGATAAAATAATGAAGCTTGGGGTCGTAATTTGCGACCTCAAGTTTTTTATTATAAAAACCAACCATCCTTATGAATAGCAAAAACCAAGTCGAACTTATCGGTTATTATGGTTCCGATCTCACACATGCACAATCAGCATGGACCTCAACAGTAAGAGATCTTACCGAAGAAAAATTAAATCGCATTGAAAAGCTACTTACAATGCTTGCATCAGAAGGTCATTTTACACCTTTTGAAAAATCTAGTTTACACTTTTTAGTTACCGTTGATCAAGCTACTCACATTCATTTACTAAAACATCGCATAGGTGTAAGTATAAATGGTGAAAGCGCACGATACAAAGAACTAAAAGAAGACAAAGCGTATATTCCTGATGACTGGAATGAACGCTGGTCCATCGCACTACGTAACTTTACAGATAGTGCTAACAATCTCTATCATCAATGCTTAGAGGAACTTACACCTTATCTTGGAAGAAAACGAGCTAAAGAGTCTGCACGATTCTTTAAGACATTTAATTCCCAAATTACAATGGATGTAATGTTCAACTGGAGAAGCTTTTATCATTTTCTAAAACTTCGTGATTCAGAACATGCTCAGAAAGAGGTTCGTGAATTAGCGCAGCAGATGCTGCACAAAATTAAAGAAATAGAAGGTAATCCATTTGAATTAACTATTAAAGCTTTTAAACTATAACGAAATGGTACTACAAGAAAAGTTATTCAATCACCTGTTTAAATCAGGTATTACACCAAATGCGTGGTGTGTATTATATTCTATTTATAAAAGTATTTCGTATCGAGCATATCTTCCTGATATGGCTGAGTATAGTAAACTAGTAGATGCAGGATTCATTCGTCAGATAGAAATCCGTGACGAAGACAATTTTGTACAAGCAAGAAAGTTTGAATTAACTTCTAAAGGTTTAGCGTTTATTGAAGAAATGGAAACAATTCTGAGCGCAAAACTTAAAAAACAAGCGCTTAATACTTCTCAAAAAGAAGAATGGGCGCAAAAGATATCAGAATTTCAACAGAAGTTTCCTAAAGGTGGGGGTTATAGAGGTAATGCGCGTGATGTAATGCAGCGATTTGTTTGGTTTTTTAGTGAGTATCCAGAGTTTAACTGGGATACTGTAATGAAAGCAACAGATCTGTATATCAGTGAGACAAACCCTGCTTATTTAAAGTATTGTCAGTATTTCATTAGTAAATCTGATGCACACAAAATTGTTACTTCAGTTCTTGCAAATTATTGTCAACGAATACTTGATGGTGATGAAAGCACTGAAGCAAAACAATTTGCTGTAACTGTATTTTGATGCTCATGTTTTGTTAGAAAGTAGTGGAATAAAAAAACCCCGGCAGCATCACCGGGGTTTTCCACTTACTAACACATCTACTATGAATCAACCGAACAACTTGAACAGAACTTGAAAGTTCGCTTCAGTTTCAATATTCTTGAAATCGTCGATACTAAGTTTTACGTGTTCAATTTCTCTTTCGGTACGCATAAGCTCATCCATTTGCTTACGGAACTCAACGATGTTTGGGTTCACTTGTCCATCAATTTCATTTTTGATCTCAAATGATCCTTCTTCAGTTTCTGTTCCTAAAGACTTGATAAGTTCATTACGCTGCTCACCAATATACTTTTTATCCTCTTGTAGAGTTGTCAAAAGTTTTGTGAGATAATACTTTGTAGAAATTGAAAGCTTGTGTTGCAGCAATCCTTTTGAAACAATTCCTGTTTCGTTTGCTACACCACCAATTTCTGCTTCCAGGAAGAGAATCTCTTCCAGAGTTAGACTGGTTTTTACTGTTTCCATATACGTATTTTGGATTTGTTAACGGTACAAATATAAGAAAGTTCTACAATTTAACGACCTTGACCGCGATAATTTTTTTCTTTACGGTTGTGTTTATTGTAACTCTTAGCATGACTCCCAAGCTTTCTTTTACCGAAAGTCTGCTTTACACCTTTAGAACCCCCTGCTGAAGATTTCTTTGCTGCCATCTTAGCAATCAACTACATTCTCTGCTCCGAAAAGCTCAGCGAGTTTCTCCTTAAGCTTGCCGTAAGCAAATTCAAAAATATCCACATCTTCTGCTGCAGAAAGATCAGGAACAACCTTATCAGTAGTAACCTCAACATCTTTCTCTACCAACTCAGTAACCGTTCTAGTTACAGTGTTTGTGGTAGGTTCACCACCCTCTTCTGCTGGAGGAACAGTGATTTCCTCAGTAATCTGCTTTTCTTCAGGAACCATACGCTTTTCAGTAGTAGTCACACTAATCGTCTTTTTCATAGGAACGATAAGGGTGTCACCAATTTGAGCATTTCTTGCAGATCCTGAAACCACAACAGACGGTCCATCTGCAGAAGCTGCAGGAACATCTGACTGTGACTGGAACAACTGTAAACCGAAGTAAGCACTGCCGGTTTTGTTAATTTGATACGTACTAATACGTACATAAGCTTCGCTTGTAATACCCTGATCGGTACCAATTTGAGCTGTAATTTTTAGTGCCATTTTTTATAAAGTTTTTAGGTAAGTTCTACATATTTAATATACAAAAATTCAATAAACTCTCCAAGTTTAAATCTGCTAATTCCTTAAAATTCACTTGAACTAGCACCACATCCTCCTAAACAAGGACTGTACTGATGATCAAGATTAGAATAACCTGCTGCAAAATTTACACAACAGTCAATAGGTTGACCAGCATATCTAGCATATCCTGAAACTGACACGCCGTCACAAGTATATCCTTCGTAATAACCAGCTGCTTGGGCAAATGCTGTAAAGCATGTTTCAGTAGGTGCACCACATCCACAGTTAGGTGAATTTGATTGTACAAGTACCGCATAAACATTACAACTAGCATCATAATATCTTTCATAATAATCACAACCGCTACAATATGTAGACGCTAAAGTACCGCTTGCAGGACAAGTTGTTACAGTAACTACATTACTATAACTAGAATACTGACCAGTTCCTCCACAAACAATTCTAGCTCTAAAGAGATAGGTTGTTGAAGGAGATAAACTATAAACATATTTAGTTGTCACACAACCCTGATTAGCTTCTTGAGTCCATGTTTGTCCTCCATTGGAACTGTATTGCACCTCCATTGCGTTACAGTTGGAATGACTTATGTAAAGAATAGCACTAGTGCTTGTTCTGTCAGTTCCGGTAATAGTAGGAGCATTACACCCTGCTGCTGAGTGGTTATAGCAGTGCCATTCACTCATTGCTGCTGGATTAGAAGGGTTGGGTCTTGATGCAGAATTAGAATTAATTGCACCATAATCACCATTCTCAGCTGCATCAAGAGAGATTGTTGCAGAAGCAGATCTGTTTAACTCAGAATTAATCTGAGACATTTTAATTTCTCCTGAACAAGGTAACGCCATAGCTTATACTAACTTAGATTTAAGTTGATCAATTTCTTTTTGTTGCTCTTTGATTGCTTCAATCAGAAGACCTACTATGTTACCGTATTTTACACCATACTCATCAACATCAGCAGCATAAGTTACAGCTTCAGGTAGTATTTCATTTACTTCTTGAGCAATTACACCAACCTGTCTTCCTTTTTCTGACTCATCAATTTTTGTATAGAATACGCCACGCATTGATTTAACTTTTTCAAGAGCATCTTCAATTGTTACAATATCTGTTTTCTTTCTTCTATCAGAGTAAGCAACAATGTCTCCTGTTGCATAAAGACTTCCTGTAACATATACTTTGTAAGAACTAGAAGTAGTAGAATCACCTAATGCCAAAGAGTTATTTCCTCTATGCCAGTACCACGCCCATCTATCGTGTGTTAAAAGACCACCATTACCACTTTCATGCATGTAGTAGTGATTGAAACCAGATGGATCTTGTAAGTTTATACCTCCCCAACCATTTCTACTACCTGTAATTTTCCAAGCACCGTATGAATTATCATTAGCGTAAAAATGAGCACTATTTGTAGGATTATAATGTCCTTGATGACCTGTAGTTCTTAACCAACCATTTGCGTATACTTCTTGGAAAGTTGGTGAAGCATTGACTGTGACTGCTTGGTTCATGTGGTATCCGTCAACTGTATCAGCATTACCAGCACTGTCTGCGTATGGTCTATATGAATCTGAGTATATTCTAGACCATCCTGACCAAGAAGAACCATCATTTGCATATCTATGATAAAGACCTGCAGAACCACCAAAACCAAGTTGTTGTTGTCTGTGAGAACCTGCAAATCCATACCAAGGTACAACTGTTAATATAGATACCCAGTAGTCAGAACCTGACATACCCACGGTATCTTTGTCATTAAAATGCCAGCTATTTGCTAATCCATGCCATGAGTCGGGACTTCTATTACTATGTCTGTAATCATTTGTGCTTCTTACAATATATGACTCACTAGCATAAGCTGCGGAACTTGCGTAGTTTACTGACTGAGAACCAATGTTTCCTGAGTCAATAACATCATGCCAAGTACCAGATCCTCTGTATTGCTTAAATCTACCTTCAGCCCAGAAGTTACCACCACCATTTGCATAGTAATCACCATTTGTAATAATTCGGTAGCTAGTATTAATAGCCTGACCAACACTTAAATAATTAAAATGAGCAGCATCTAATCTAGAAGTACTATTCATATCTAAATAGTATCCCGTATCATTTCTGTCATAAATTATATAAGTTCTAAAATCATTTGCAAAAGTTGTTCCATATAACTCCTGTCCTCTATTCCATGTTCTTAATACCCAGTTTCCATCTTCACTTAAAATTCCAATTTCATTACTGTTGTTAGCATAAAAATACCCTCTTACGCTACCACCAGATGTTTCCATTCTTAATGCTGCAGTACCTGAAGAATCTGCTCTCATTCGCAAATCTCCAGTACCTGCAGGATATATATGCCATCCTGTATTTGACCAATAAATACCGTTATTATTTGTGTGATTTCTGAACCAACCACCTGTTGTATAAATATCATTTGCTGAAACATTTGCAAATGTTACACCATCAGATGTTCTTACATTTTGATTCATGTTGTAAGCATATGATGCATTACTTGTATGTAGTACCTGAATAGGAGTGATAGATATTTTCTTATCTCCATTAGGTTCACTTGAATTTGATATACCCGTTACTCTATTCCATGAACTACCTCCAGCATCTCTAACATGAACCTGAAATGAGTTCCAGTAAGAACCGCGAGGCCACCAGAATGCAATATTACCATTGTATCTCATCACCTTAACAGGACCTGGGAAATAAGATCCATAAGACATTGCTGATACGTTGATAATAGTATCTGCATAGAGATAACCCTGCATGATAAGCTTAAATGGAGAGTTTGATGAATCATAACTCTTACCTGAAACTTCCATTACAAAAGAGTCTCCAGACCAACCATCTGCATAAATATCTGTAGTTACAAGAGTACCGTTAGGAAAATCACTTCCTGAATGAACACCTCGTGCTTCTTCAACTAAGTTGTATGCGCTATAACCTTGTAGTGTAGTAACATAGTTTGTCCAGTTAGAACTGTCTAAAACAGCAGCACTAGTACCACCACCATAAGAGTTTTTATTGACATATGCTGTACCATTCTCCCATCTCCATTGCCAACCATAACCTTGACGATAAAAACCTGTTTCATTAGAATTCATCATCAACGTTGAACCTGAGTCAAAGTAGATACCGTACCAACCATTACGAGTAGATGTAAGTCTCATTGACCCATAACTACCAGAGTTGTTAGCATAGATATAGTTACCCTGTCCTCCAGTTTCCATGTAAATCTGATTGACATAATTAATGTCATAAGAGTTCATGTGGAAGTGTCTGGTCCAGTGTACATATGAGTTATCATTTGTAACATAACGCATAATCTGTGTATCACTTCCAGCATTTCTACCATACAGGTATACAGTATATCCAGAATCCCAGTACCAGTGTAGACCGTACCAGTTAGAAGAATCTTCACCAAAATACATGTGAGCATCACCTGAATCATTTGCACCTACATATAAAGTGTCATTTACCCAAGTAGATCTACCGTTACCTCTACCAAGCTGAATATTTCCACCATTATCTATTCTAAAGAACGTAGAACCATTGTAATCAGCAATACCATTATGAGGATTTCGGTTTGCAGTATAAGTTGAATATCCTATATCCAGTTGTGTACCTGAACCATTAGAACCAATTACCCACTGTTTATCAGCTGTGTGATGTGTAAATTGAATTGTTGGTCCATGTGATCCATTGCTAGTTACAGTATGGTTTAATGTGAGTACAGGGTATTGACCATGTAAATAAACAACAGGTCTAATGTTACCATCAATAAGCGTATAGTCAGGACTAGTTGTACCTAGCATTAGTGTAGGTCCATAGTTTCCTGTACTTCCTACTAATCGAGCTGTAGTATTATTACCATGTACAAAATCAATGTTTCCAGAAGATGTTGATAATGATAAAGTATTTGATGCATAAACACCACCCCTGTTCCAAGCAGCACCTAGTCTAACTTCTCCAGAGTAACTTTCCGGATCATTTATAACAAGGTTTCTAGTACCTCCTAAATATGGAATATTGTTAGTGGATGTCCCAACATTAAAACCATCAACAGTATCTGCATCAAGTCCTGAACCAGAACCATCATTTCCAGCATGCCAAACAACATTACCATTATAAGACATGTTGCCAGTGTTAGGAATAATAAAATCTGTACCACCGGTTGTAGTAATACGCATTCTATTTCCAGACTGCATTCTAAACCAAGTGTCTGTACCATCATAGTTAATAAGAACACGACCTATATATGATGCTGCAAGGTTTGATGTACTATTAGGATCAACATAGTAAGAAGTATCATTAGAGTCGTAGAAAATAGGTGCTCTAAATGATGAGTTTGCCCAAGCATTACCAGACGCATCCCATCTAAGGTTCCAATCTACCATGGTGCCATAGTTACCGATACCTATTCTCCAATCATTAGAACCATAGTTACCTATAATACCCCAATAAGTACTTGCGTTATTAAAAGCAATATATGCATTAGAGTTATTCAATCCATCTAATTGAATACCACCAGCAACTTCCATAGATTTTCCAGCACTTCCGTCCCAGAAATATGTGTTATTATTATAATCATAAAACACAGCAGCATACATACCTGCTGAAGTAATAACATTAGAACTTGTAGTATTACCTCTTCCTGTTACAGTGGCTAAAGTGTCTGACTCTGATGTTATACCACCGCTAGGAATTGTAACTGAGTTACCTCCACTAATAGAAAGAGTTGAACCTGATATACTTAATGTTTGGTTATCAGAATCTGTTGTTCTATAACCTTGAGCTTGAACCCATGCACGAGTTGCTACAGGATTATTATTAATATAAATATCATTATCACCACTATTTCTGATAGGGAATCTTGCCCAAACTTCAGAATCCATAGTGGTTCCACTATGATCACGTATTGTATAATTTACACCTGCACAAGATGTCCATGCAGACATATTAATTGTATAAGTCTGAGATCTACCCCCAGGACCATGCAAACGATAATGCGCACCACCAGATCCACCACCACGTAACCATACAACAACACCTTCACAGTGAGCAAGTTGCATACCTGCAACCATTGTTGTGTATGTTTCACTAAATTCAATTACACGGATTGATTTATCATTACCACCCCATGCAATATCACCAGCCCATTCAAATGTAAATGTCAAACCTCCCTGGTGAGAACCAGTTCCAATTGGGTCCCAAGGTGCAGTCCATGAATAACCACGGCTGACGGAATAACGTTGCATTCCGTGACCACCATTCCAGTTATGAATAGTAACAGGGTAGTATTTGTTTTGATCACCATAAATATAGAAATCTACATAACTGTCTGTTACATAAGCTCTAGGTGCTGCATATGATGCCCAGTTACCTGTATTTAATGCAGAAGATATAGGTTGTGCCCATGATGAATAGTTACCACTATCAAGAATTGTATATTGAGTACCACCACCATAAGTACTTCTATGTATATAACCAGTACCTTGACTCCAGAAAAGCTGCCAACCGTAATCATTATTATGGAATCCAGATTCATTTGAATTCATCATAAGATTGACATTACTTCCTGTAAATCTTATACCAGACCATCCATTTTTACTACTAGTAATTTGAAGTGTACCATAACTACCAGAGTTTGGTTGAAGATGAGTACCTACACCAGAACCTTCTAAATATAATGAACCAACATAATCTACCGACGCTCCATTCATATGTAAACTCTTATTATTATAAGAACGTACATATGAACTATCAGTCATATGCCAGCCACCAGCATATGATTCAAAATAAATACCTGTTGTACCATTAACACGAACCCAATCACCTCTAACATGTAATCCATTGTCAGCATATATTCTACCATCAGCTTCAATACTACCATCTGTAAATATGCTTGAAAATCTAGATGTAACGCTATTAGTAGTAAAGTTTAAATAAGTACCATCAAAGTACATACCTCTTCTTGAACCCCAACTATTATCGCTACTTAATGACCAGAATCCATTATTTTCTCCCGCAATATAACATCCATCAACAAGAATACCCATTTGACTAGTATTTGGTAAATCTCTACCAAATACAATCTCACCACCATTAACAGCATAACCACCCCAACGCGATCCAGGAAGTCCTGAACCATACCATCCGCCACCAATAGGAAGATATCTATCATCGTGTGTATGAGAAGGTAAATCCGCTGATGTCATTGGTGAAGAAGATATGGTACCGTTAGCACTTGTACGTACCATACCCGCTCCGTGACTACTTAGTCTCAGAGAACCTGCAATTACCGTATTCTGTAAATTTGCCATATCTTATGCGTTCTTTTCTAGTTGGTTAACTTTATCTGTTAATTCTTGTACAGCTTTAATAAGGATAGCTGATAACCTTGTGTAGTTGACACCATCAGGATTACCGTCTTTGTCATACTTAACAACTTCCGGATAAAGTGCTGCCACATCTTCTGCTATAAGTCCAATCTCTTCGATACCGCTTCCTTTTTTATTATATCTTACAGGATTAAGTTTTGCAAAAGCTTCTGAAGAATATTCCAATGACTTAACGTTTTCCTTGTATCGAATAGATGAGTTTTCTGTGATAGTACCACCAGCAGTAAAGTTTCCATTGTTATCAAAGACAAATTCATTTGATGTATTAAATCCGAAATCAATAACAACTCGATCAGAAGATCCTTCAGGTTTTCCAAAAAATGCCCAATCAAGATTTCCTTCTGTTTGCATCCTCAAACCAACCCAACTATTAGATGTTGTTTCTATAGAAACAAGAGCTGGATCAGAAGATTTAATTTTTAAAATACCATATCCACCTTGATGAGCACCATCAAGTGTTAAATAATTTGAAATTGTATCACCTGATGTATTTACAAATCTAGAATCAGACTCTGACTCCGTATAGTATCTGTCATCGTGAGTATGACCAGTATTAGATTTTCCTGCAAGAGCTGTACTTAACCAACCATTTGTTGTTGAGTAAAAGTCACCACCATTACTAAAGTAAAACTTATCACCATCACCATTTCTATGTAGACCTAATTGTCCGGCATCAGTAGTTACCCACCAGTATGCGCCAGTAGTAGAGTTATACCATGACTGAGCGTATCTGTCAGTGTTATATCTAAATGTTACACGAGCATAGTTATGTTGTTCGATATATACATTGTAGTTAGAACCATCTAAGTATAACCAGTTACTAGTTCCATCAGCTCTTCTTAAGTAAAAATGACCTGCATCTAAATACATTCCTCCACCGCTGTTAATCTGCATGTGGAGATTATTCCATGGATCTCTGAGGTTTAAGAAGTTACTACCTTTAGTAAATCTGTTATTATCAGTACCATCAGTAATAAGAATATTAGCATTAACTCTCAGAGCATGTGATGAGTACATTTGACCACCACTTTCATAAAAGTGCGGTCCTGAATCATAAAATAAACCAGTTCCATTAGCAGGATGAATCCAGTTATTTACATATAAGTAACCATTAGATGCATATTGTGCAATACGATCTCCTCCACCTGTAGCTGATCTTTCAAATCCATCAAGTAAATCTGCATCAAGACCAGAACCTGCTCCGTCATTTCCTGAATGCCAAATAGTATTTCCTCTCCAGTATGCTGCTGATGCATTAACCTGGAAGTATAATTCGTTTATTGAACCATTGGTTCTGTAAAATCTAAAGTCACCGCTGTGCTGAATTAAAGAAGTTACATCTGTAACAGTAACATTACCTGCAGCATCATTAGGGATACCACGAAGAATCATTCCATGGTAATTGTCAGCATATGCTATACGACCGTAACCTCCTTCATTAAATCTAAGTGGACCAGTCATTGTGTCTCCAGATGTATTTACCCATACATCAGAAACTGAAGTAATGTAACCTTGACTCTGTACCCAACTTTGAGTTGCAACAAGGTTTCCGGTCATATAAATGTTACCAGAGCGTTCAACGCGGAATACTTCACTACTACCGGTTACACCTTGGAAAAGATAATATCCACTTGAAGAATCTTGCTGAATAGCTTTTATAATAGGTGTTCCCTGCGTACTTGCAGAAAATGAAACCCATCCTGTAGCATTAACATTTGCAGACAAAGGAATATATAATCCAGCATGATTACCCCATCCGTAAGCTGTATTCCAATTGGAGATAGTAGTTGAAGTAAAGTTTTCAGATGTCCATATTTGTCTTGAATTCCAACTAGAACTATCAACATTTACATGGACATACATTGCACCATAGTAAGTTGCTTCAATTGCAATATTACCAACACTACCACCAGTGTCGTGAGAGACTATCACCTGACCACTGTGACCTGTATAATTTCTAGTATAAGTACCTGCTGCTAAATTATTTGCCCAACCAGTTGTATTTCCGACGTCTGAAGAAGTTCCTAGCCCACCTCTTGATAAAGAATACCTTGCATCTGATTCAGATTCAGTGTAATACCTGTCATCATGATTGTGAGAAGGAAGACTAGTAAGATATCCTTGAGCAGTTACCCAAGATTGTGTAGCAACATTAGCACCACCAATACGCAGATATCCATTATGATCAAAACCTCCGTGTCCAACTGTCACAAGTGTATTGACATCTGTACCAGCACGATGTTGAATTGTATTACTAGTAGTATCATCAAATACAAGTGAACCTGTAAGACGAATTGCGCCTGCTACGTTGAATTTATAACTTGCATGTATATCACCAATACCTACTACTCCACGATCATCAGCAAGATATATATTACCGTATTCAGAACGAATATGTAATCCTGTTTCATCACCTAAGCCTCTAATATAACCATTTGCTCCATCAGAATAAATAGTAACTCCATCCCAGTTATTTCCTGTATGTACTCTGAATGATCCGGCTACTTCAACTCTATCTCCAGTAGAAGGTACTACACCAAAACCTACGTTACCATCAAATACAACATTTTTATTAGCATACCATCTAAATGTTGGTGTGTTATATGCTGATCCTAAATAACCATAAGTCATGGTATTATTACTACCATAACCACCAATTTGGAAAAGAGATGTTGTATCGTATTCTTGAAAGTTTAATAATGTTCTTGCCCATCCACCACTAGAGTAATTGGGTTTTCTAAGTACTACATTATCACCATCAAGAATAGTGCTTGCCCATCCTCCTTGAATTGTTAAAGCACCTGTCATTGTATCACCGCTGGTATTTACCCAGACGTCTGATACAGATGTTAAATATCCCTGAGACTGAACCCAGGTTTGGGTAGCTACTTGTGATCCATTTGTATATAGTCTACCGGCTGTATCAAGTGTTAATCTCTTAGTATAGTCACCTTTATATACAATTTGAAAATTACCTGATGAATTACTATTGTCATCAGGTGCATCACAGAGTATCCAGTTTTCCCATTCAACACCTTCTCCAAATCCAGAATCAGACATTATAATGTGACCAACACCTGTAATGTTATCATTCTGCATTTGCAGTTGTCCAACTAACGCAATGCTACCTGATATAGTTGCGCCACCAGACAAATTCAAAGCTCCTGCAAATAGATTATTCCATCTATATCCAGAAGTACCTAAAGATGCATTATTTGCTGTAGTTGTACTATTAGGAATAATTGCAGTTCCCTGAAAATGAAAATGGTTCTGATCACCAGAAGGATTCAAATAAGCGTTACCTAATCTTAAACCACCTACCTGAATAATATTAGTAGTTGTAGCATTTCTATCTGTTACTGAATCTAATGTATCAGTTTCTGAATAAGATGTTAAGTAACCCGCACTTGCGTGGTTACCCCATGAATACGCTGTATTCCAGTTAGATACATTAGTAGATGTAAAGTCACCACTATGCCAGATTCTTCTAGAAGTATTCCATGTAGTATTATTACCAGAACGCAAATAAAAATCTTCAACTGCTGAAGATGCAGGACCTATAATTTGCCATGCAGCATATCCGTCATGCCATCCTTGAATAGTCATTGCTGACCACCAAGTACTACCTCCAGAGTTTAATCCTGGTATTTGGTTAGTAAATTCCCAACTTACACGGTAATCATCATAGTCTGTAGGAGTTCTTTGACCACCACGAGTATCTTCAACAATACCTCTAAGTGTAGTTGTAGAAGAACCAGCACTGTTAGCATAGTTAACACTCTGAGAACCAATATTACTTGTAGTAATAGCAGTAGACGCTGGCTGATATCCAGCTGTAGCGTGATTACCCCAAGAGTATGCAGTGTTCCAATTTGACTTTTCTGTAGTTGTAATTGACTTTACATGGGCTGGAACAGTGGGATCAGTTTCTGTAAAACTTGTTAAGTACCCTAACTGATTAAGATCAATATTACCATTAAATGCTGAACCTATACCTGTAAATTCAAGTATAGAACCAGTAAGTCTAACATTAGAAATATAACCATCCGCTGTAGAAATAGTCCAAGATCTGTTAGCTGACAAATCATAACTTACACCATTAATTGTGAGAGTGCGAGTTTGCGGAACTTTTGAAGCAATTGAGTTTGTTACAGTAGTAGCAAAATTAGGATCGTCTCCAAGTGCTGCTGCTAATTCATTAAGTGTATCAAGAGTTCCTGGGGCAGAGTCTACAAGATTTGCTACTTGTGTATTTACGTAAGTCTGTGTAGCATAACCATTAAGAGCTGCTGCAGTAATGTATCCAGAATCATTAGTGAACATAGATATGTTACCACTAACATTCTGAAGATTTCTACCGTTAGTAATTACTTGTGTTCCACGGATAAAAAGACTTGAGTCTACAAGATCAAACTCAGTACCACCTCTAATGATAAGAGGGTATTTGTCATACGCTGCACCACGCCATTCTTGAACCCAGAATACGAATCTGTCATTTGTAGTTGCATTATCACGCAACTGAAAAACAAAATCAATTGTGTCAGAAGATGGTTGAATTGCATAGATTCTTGCACCATCATTATTCAAGGTCCAATCAAATCCTTTTCCTGTTGTAGGAAATACTCCAGCTAAATCCTGGAAAATAAGATCAGCGTTGTTACCAAGTGTAACATTTCCATTAAATGTAACAGGTGTACTTGTAGAAGCACCTCTAGAAGTTACTGTAGCAAGCGTGTCGCTTTCAGTAGGGATAATTGTAGACAAATCTACACTACCGCCAAAACCGTTACCTACACCTGTGAACTTTAAACTATTCCCAAGTAATTGAACATTGGAAACATAACTGTCAGAAGTAAGGTAACCCTGTGCTTGCACCCATGCACGGGTAGCAATTGTATTTGTATCAATAGCAAGCGTAACATCACCAGTACCAGAATCAGCACCAGTGTAAGAAGAAATAGTAATTCCCGTAGAAGGGGTGACAATTAATTTACGGATGAGTGCTTTACCCGCTGCGGAAATATTAATATCCGAGCGTTCAATGCTACCATCAGCAATTTGTCTTCCTGTTATTTGTGTACTTGCCATCTTTGACCTTAAAATTAACTTTTGACTAAATCAGTCAGAAGCAATTAGAGCTGTATCTTGTAATCTACAGTAATAAGATCTGACGCAAGTGGGGGGTCGTAGATTGTCAAGATATTAGCTCCAGATTCTGAATAATCATATCCAATGCCCTCAGTCATTCTGATACCATTTATATACAGTTTGGTGGAACCGGATATGTAGGGCACTTGTGTTCTAAACACTTGGTTAATACCATTTCTGGTACCAATTATATTATAATCATAGTCTGTTTCGTCAACTACACTGGTTGCATCAGAATATACAACACCTGTATGATCAACTTTTAAAGTACCTACTCCTAAAGAGCTTAGTACAAATTGACCTGTTACAGTATGACTACCTACTTGTAAGTGTCTTGTTGTTGTATTTCCGTTTGCTAAGACCTGATCAATATTAATTGTGACAGGTGCTGCGTCAATGTCGTCTAAAATTTGTGTAGAAGTACGATACTTGATTTCTCCAGAACCCGGCTCCACTACGGCAAACCTAGTTGCAGAAGCACTCAGATTACTAATCTGGTTGATCTGCAACTTACCACCTATGAAAACATCAGATTCAGTTCTTCTTGCCATTACAAGAATATTTTTAGATTACTACTACAGTAAATTCTCCCGGTGCTGGCGCATCTACAAAGCGCAAAAGAACCTGGTTTGCATTAATTAATACTACTTCACACTCAACTTGTTCTGAAGGTAGAGCTGTTGTATACAATTGAACAATTACATGCTCTTCCCCTTTATTGTGGTCAACAGTAAATGCTACGTTAGAACCATCACCAATAAGTCCAGTATGTTTAAGAGCTACACTGCTAACAGTTTGTACGTGACCAAAAGTGTCAAAAGTTAAATTTTGAATTACTCTTGTACTAGAGTTAGCTGTATTTGCTACACTAGAAGTATCTGCATGTTTAACTTCAAGAGTATTACTTGCGTCGTTATAAGTAACGACAATACCAACACCCGCTGTAATAGCACCTAACGCAGAGTCTTGAATAAACTCTACAGAAGCAGGATTAGTGCTAAGAATATCGTGATACTCAGAACCATCTTCAGTTAAAGTCCATTTGTCTGAAGCTTCATTCCAAAGGATTTGAACATTTGCTGCAGTACCTCTTTCAATTTCAATACCAGCATTTTCTGTTGGTGCTCCTGTAACATTGCTGTTCAACAACATAATGTTATCAGCAATTGTAACAGTTTCTGAGTTTACAGTAGTAACTGTACCATCTACTTGAAGGTTTCCAATTACACGGAGATTACCACCAACTTGGGTATTACCTGTAATGTTTGCAGTACTATTAACTTGTAAAGCACCATTAACTGTTGCTCCACCATCGGTAGATAAAGCACCTCTTACAGAAGCAGTAGTTCCATCATCATCAATAATTGAATCAACTACTTGCTGAGCAGCTCCGTCCCATTTAATTAATTTGTCAGGAGTTAGAGTATCTGCACCACGAAGTTTAACACTTGGTGTAGATCCTTCACCACCACTACCCAATACATCGATACCAGTATCAGAAGAAATTCCTGCTACATAATCACCTGTAGTATCAGTTCCAAGAGCTACACTATTTGGTTGTACAGTAGCTTGAATTTCAAGTCTACCAGTAGTACTGTTATAAGCAGCTGTTCCTGCAACATCACCTACTAACGCAATGGAATTCAGAGACTTCTGAAGTTTAGCTAAAGAAGTAAGAACTGTATCAGTACTTACAATAGCAGTAGCTGTTGCTGGGATAGTTAAGTTTGTGAGAACTCTGTCAAGTACAAGGTCTCTCTGCACACCTGCAGAGTCCATAATTTTTGCAAATCCATCTTTGAGATAGATTTTCTTAAAGCCTGCTCCAGGTGACGAGGGTGTACCCTGAATTTCGGGTAACTGTACTGGAACTAGAAATTTTGATGCCATAATATAAAAGATTTAGATTGTCGACAATAGATATCTTTCAGGAGGTATCTCCTAATAATAATATACCGAATTCCTGCGAAACTTCTATGAGAAGCTTTAACTTTTTAAGGCATAAGGGGATGATTGCTCATCCCACTTATACCCATCCGTATTATTGACTCTTCTGCATTATGCTAATCCGGTAATTAGGATCAAAAAAGTCACGGACATTTTTATAACCTGTAAGGTCTGCAATATCTTTATAAAGTTTAGGAGTATCCTTTTCATAGAACCCGACACGTCTTTGATATGTACCCCTTCTAAATATACCTGCCATAATTGAATCATCATCTGGATCAGGTCTATCTGCACCTACCAGATCATAAGAACCCATTAACATATAAGCAGCCAGATGTTCTGATGTTTTGTATAATTTTAGTCCGTCATTAACCAAGTTTGTAACCTGACTAAAGTTTCTCAGATACTCGTCAAAACTTCCGATTCCGGGTAGAGGAGTAAGTGATGCAGTTTCTTGCTTAAGACCCCAAATAAGTCTAATAGCATTACCTTCCCACATTCCCAATTCTTCATCATCATCTTTTTTACGACGTACATAACTTAACAAAAGCAATGACAACGCTGTTAACATGATACCGGCGTAAAATTCTTTACTAGCTTGAGCTGCTTTTCTACTGTAAAATGCATTAACAGGAGAATTTTTAGTAAGTCTTGGACTAAAACCACCAAGAAGAAGGTGCTTACCCATCTCTTTATAAGAGTACAGATTACCAATTGCAAGTAATGCACGCCAGTAACCCATTGCAGCTTCTTCACCTTCCCAGTTTGCACGCAAGTTTCCAAGTCTGTTAATAGCTTGCGGAACCAAGTATTTCTTAAAGAAGTACATCATTTTACCCACAAGTGTCTGTTCAACAGAAGTCATGTCGCTTTTTGCATAAGCACCCTGTGCTCTACGAGATTCTGAGTAAACAATTCTTCTCAAACGTTTTTCATCATCCTTAGTGAAGTTTACATCAGAACGTATAATTAATTTACCATCAGGGGTTTGCGTATAAGCTTCATAGGCGCTTACCATTATAGTATCACCATTCTCATCTTTCTGTTCTTCACCTGTAATAGGATCAATAACAGCAAACTTATAGCTATTCATTACGGCTAACCATACAGTCATACTCACTTCAGTATCACCCTTATCTTGAAGAGCATAAGCGAGTTCTTGAATAGAACTAAATTTTTCAGCTACTCTTCTTGATTTAGAACCTGTTGTTAAGTTTAAGTACTTGATATAATCTTTTTGTGCTGGATTATACATTCTATACATCATGGTTTCAACAGAAAGATTACCGAGTTTTCCCCAGTCACTTAAATACTTTCTGAAAAATCCGTTATATCCGTATATCTGAGACTTTGCCCATCTGTAATCCTGCACACCATAGTGTCCAGAATTATGTGTTGCAAGAAATGCTTGGATGTTACCAGACATAAAGTTTTTAAACTGAGCAGCTACGTCAAAACCTAAACGACCAAAAGATGCAATCTTAAATAATCCATTTAGTGCTTTCTTTGCTCTACGGTTAGTGTCTTCTTCATACTGACCAGAAATAAATTTGCGTTTCTCAAATTGCAAAAGCTCTTCCAACTTAGATAAATCCTGAATACGTTTTTTATCTGCAGCGGTATTAGAGTTCCTAATCTCTAGTTCTCGACGAAAATCACCAACAAGATTGAGAATGTGCTCTGCTGTAGGCTGCACATCTGTCATTGCTTGGTTAATGTAAGATTCAAATAACCATTTTGCACCAGCATTAATAGCATCAACTGTCTGAAGATTTGTGTTATACTGATCATTAAATCTAAATCTAATTGCATCAGGACCCATATCTCCATACAAGTTTGTTACAGCATCTTCTTCACTAACTCTTACAGCAAAGAAATTATCACGCATCTTAGATAACTCACCAGAGATACCTTTTCCAAAACCTTTAGCTACAATATTTTCAATAAGTGTTGCTTTTGATGCAGGCACTTTATAACCCAATACTTTACCAGTGGTCTTTTTCTGCATATCAAAGAACATTTTCATGAACGCATTATAGTAATCAAATGCTGCCTTGTCTTTGCTCAGATTTACATATTTACTGTTAATGTTATCAGAGTTCTCATACCCAGGGATAATCTCAACAACCCCATTTACTAACTTTAATCCTTTAGGTAATGGTGTACCATCTGCAAGTTCTTGATAATCTTTGTTATATGCTTCTTCACTAAGTTTTCTAATAGTGTATTTGCTACTAGGTCGTTTCTCCATATACTGAGGATCTCCAGGAACTCTGTCGTATAAGAACAGTTTAGTTGCAGCAAATTGTAAGTCTTGTTCTACAATAGATACATAAGGAGTGTAATGGTGTTGATTATACCATTTAGCAAATAACTTTTCTTCAGCTTGGAATTGAACTTCTGCAAAAGCTAGATCAGTACTTGATGTCTCAATTCTTATGTTATCATTTGCAGCTATAGCGTCTTCCAGTCTAGTTCTGGCTTCATCCATTGCGGACTTAGCACGTAGAAGATTATTCTTACGCTCTTCTCTTTCCTGCTCATAGAATTTATTAAGTCTTTGTGTAGAAATATTACGAAGCTCCGCACTTAAGTCTCTAAGTCTTTGACTTTCTTCATCAGTCAAAAATCTAAATATGTTAAATGATTTATTAGCTTCTTTAAGATTTTCTATTTCCTGAGTTATAGCATCTAAATCATTTCTGTCTTTCTCGGATAAATATCTTGGATCAAACTGACCGTCCCTTTTGTAAGGAGACATGATTTGTCTACGACGCTCAAATAAATTTTTTAGTTCTGGGTTTGACAATCCTTCAGTAATACTTTCAATCTCACTATAAATAGATTCAAGTGCTTCAAAATATGCTGTATTGGGTACAGTAACCATATTTTCTTCTTCCCACTTGCGAAGCATTTCAGGATTATTTGCATACTCAAGTTTCTTTCTGTTATAGACACGATCAAACAAATTCTGATTTATGTCATAAACAAACAAGGTATTTAACGCATCAATGTATTCCTGATATTGTGCATCTTGTTTAGCAGCATCATTTCTCAACTTTTTGATTTCAATGTCGATTTCTCGCATTCTATCAAAGTCTTCCTCATCAATTAATTCTTCATTACCAAAACCTACACTATCAAGAATAACTTCTCGTTCCATATATAGAAGCTCAAGCTTTTCTTTAATTTCAGGAGAAAGTTTAGACAGATACTCATAGTAAACATCAATATAGGGTAGCGACGAGTTTTCTCTCATCCAGTTTGTATGATCACGAGTAATATTCTCTTTCTCACGAATTAGAGATGCTACTTCTAGTTTTAACTTTTCGTATGCTTCTTTATTCTTTTCTTGAGCTGCTTTATCCCGTTCTTTTTTTACCTCATCAATCTTAGTACGAATTGCTTTAAGCTGCTGTCTGTAAACATTAAACTTATTATCATAAGACTCACTGCTTGGTTTAACATAGGTAGCAACCTGGTACGAAGCAGGTTCTCCGTTTTCATTGTAAGACTGAATTGTTCTGATTTCACTTACAAGTGCATTCATTGATTCAACAGATCTTCCTCTTCTGAAATTTTCCAGTAAGGTTTGTAGTTCAGATTGCTGAATATCATTAATAAATGACGCCTGAGCTTCAGCTTGAGAATCTTTTAAGAAATTTGTAAATGCAGCAATAGCAAGATCACTGTTACCTGCAGATGAAATAAATTGATCTGGTGAGATTCCCAAAAAGCTAATCAATTTCGGATTACTTGCACCGATATAAAGAATACTGTCAGGATCAGTTGTTCCCTCAATTACTTTTTTGATACTTTCTGTATCATAGTTAAACCCGGTTTCATAGATAAGTTTTAATCTTTTCAGCTCAAGTTGTTTTACTTCAATAGCATTTACAATCCCTTTTTTACTAGGATCTAACTTATCCATTACTTCATTGTAAGCTTCCTTATTTAAATATTTTAGAGCTTTAAGTTTTAGTTTATCTAAACCTTTAAGTGGTACACCGTTGATAAGATTTTGAATTTCTTCTTCTAGCTTTTTAATTTTTGGTTCTAGAGCTAGTCGCATATCTTCACCAACAGCTTCAAATGTCTTTTCTGAAAATGTACTTTGAATCATCTTAACAAAAAGAGGTACAGCATATTCTCTGTAATCTGCTTGCATGATATCAATCTTTGCAGAAAGATCTTTAACCACCTGGTACATATAACCAGTTTTTTCAATCTTACCGTCAAACTCAGCTCTATTAATTTGGTTTTCAACCAAACGCATGATCTCTCTGGTATTATCAAGCATCTTCTTGTAAACAAGAATCTTTCTTGATTTTGCAACTTCATCTGATATTGTCAGAGCATCTTTAAAATTCTTGAGCATATTGTTGATATCGATATCCATCTGTTCAACAACACGAGCAAATTTTAATGATGCAGTTACGTCACCACCTTTTTCAATAATATCCCTGAATGTTTTTAAGGTTTCAATTCTTTTATTGATTGTATCAATCTCTTCTTCGTAACCTTCTTTAGACTTAAGACTAGAACGCTCTGCATACAACGCATCAATATTATCAGATACTGCTTTTTTCAAAGAATTGGTAAAAGCATTGTATTGATCAGGTGTCATATCAAAAGCCATTCGCTCTTCATTAACTTGCTGACCACTTTCTTCTGACTCACCAATCTCAACATACTTTGATACAACTTTCTTAATCTTATCGTATTCTCTTGCACCAATTTCAGAAAATGCTGCACTACGGTTATCCCCTTCAATGTTAACCATACCTGCATATTCGTAGAAGTTTCCTTCAAACTTCTGAACTGCAAATCCCTGGTAAATTTTATTAATGTCAGCTTGATATATAAGTGCAATGATTTCTTTCTTACCTACATTGATACCATTCTGTCTAAGCATATATTCATATGCAAGTAACTGCGCATTCCAAGTATCATATGTAGATCTCTTTTGACCTTGGAATTCAACAGCAGTTCCATTTGTAGAATTGATTTTTATCTTGTTATTTGCAAGCTCTTTATAGACTCTGTTAATATTAAAGTCTGTTGTCCCGTCTTTTTGAGGTACTACAAGTTGTTTAACCTTTTTTGTTTTAAAGTCAACAATATGAAGTTGTCCAGTAATATCAATGACAACCATATCCAATCTTCCCAGCATCATAGTTCTGCCGGTTTCTGATGTAGTCACACTAGCACCAACAGTAAGCTCTGGAAGAATAATATTACTTGCAGAAACATTAGATCCCAAAACATCAATAACCTGAAGAGCCATTTCAAACATCTCTTCATCTTTAAGGTTTTGTATTTGGAATGGATTCTTCTTACGGTATTTTTCTAAAACTTCTTCAAACTTTTCCTTAGACAAAATCTCTCTCAAACGCTTGTTTTCTTTTGTTGCAGCTTCTTGTACCTCTTCTAGAATACTGTGCATAAATGTTCCAAACTCTTTAAAGTCTGTATAGTCTTGCACTGTTGTAAATTCAGATGAACCAATAAATCCACTAACGCTTACAGACTCTAAGGGTTTTCTACCTTGTGCTTCAGCTTCTAAGCTATCTCTAAAAAACTTTGCATTCTTTTCAGCATTGTCTAAAAGTTTTTGAATAGTCTCTACTTGTTTAGCATTTTGCTTAACTCTAGAATTTGACAATACATTCTTTAGTGTATCAATCTGAGAGTTTATTCTATCCAGTTTAAACTGCGTATTACTTCTGCGAAGGTTTTCGTCAGGCTGACTATTAAATAAATCATTAACCTGTTTTGCTTCATCTAAGTTATATGCAGTTCCAGATTGATTATAGTTTATATAAAACTCAACTTCAGCTGTATTAATAAGTACAGCTAAGTTTTCAAAAGTCATCTTTTCAGGAAGCTTTGAAATATCAATTACTCTGTTTCCTCTGCTGTTAACTAAATAAACAATTTCAGAAATAAGATTTTTTAACCAACCAAAGAATTGCTCCATCAATTGTGTAAATTGATTAGCGGGTCTGGTTTCATTTTCTTTAAACTCTTGCTTTACAGCACGTTGTAACATCTGAGTTACAAATTCTTTATTGATATCGAGTGCTGTATATCCTGTACCATTCTTATAACGGTTTGCAATGGTATTGTAAAAATCAATGTCAAGTTGCTTACCTGTACGAAGTAATTGATCAAACAGTGAACGATTTTCACTGTAGAGAGCATTTACAAATGGGTGAAGTACTTCTTCAATTGCAATAGATGTATTAGCTCTACCATTTACTAAATAAACAGTACCATTCTTAAAGAATCCATTAATGCGATCTACATTAACACCATGCTCTGACTGAACCAAATCCTGAGGATTAACAAAAGAAACCTTTAATCCAGGAAATACCTCAGACATTCTATCAAGAGTTTTCTGAATAGTCTCTTGTTGTTCTGATTCTCTTAATTGTTTTGCACGAATTTGCGGTGTAACAATCCCGGTTATATTTGCTTGAGGAGAACTAAAGCTAACTTCATATAGAGATTCACCATAAGTATAATATGGTTTATAGTACAAGCCAACTCCTTTAACTTCAGGAGAAGTTGTCCATTTTCTCAAACCATCTAATTGTTTTGGTGTAGCAAGATAACGTCCAGGAGATAACTGATTCAGTCTAAATGCTTTAGCAATATTAACATCTCTATTACTGATTTTGTAGTCTGTCAAATTATATTGTGCAGACTCAATCACCTCATTTTCAAGAAGATCTTTAATATCGTTCTCGTTGTATTCTTGTCCGTTATATATGAATTTACAAGTGCTCATAGGATAACATTAGCATTTAGTTTCAATTTCACCATTATTGGTTTTGTCAGTCAACTCTTTAGAAGCAATATCTGGTGTCTTTGCTTCTGGTGTTACGCTTGCAGGTAAATCTTTTGTACCCTGCGCATATCCAATAAAGGAATTAATCTCTTGTCTGGTAAATCCAGATAGACTCATTCCATCAATAGATACAGGTTGGTATAACTGATACTCAGCTTGCACACCTAATACAGCTCCAGCAGTATCAATAGTTTGACTTAATAGCTCAGAAATAGGTGTAATATCAGATTTATCAGTTGTTCTAAGCTTAGTTAAAACAAATATTTCTCCATTATTATTTCTCATCATTGCAGGGAACTCATAGCGATTAGATGTATAATCTTCCATACGAACTCCTAAAGGTGCAACCTGAGCGTTCATTAAATTTCGGTTTTCACCTTCATAAGAACGCATATCTAAAGAAATAACATATTTACCTTCGCCAAGATCTTTGATAATATTGTCTGAAAAAGCAAAACCTTTTTTGTTAGTTCTGATATTATCTACACCAAATATCTTCTTTGCCATTACAGCATCCTGAATATATAGTGCATTAAGTGCAGGTATTTTTGTTGACTTACTTACTGAAGCAGCATCAATCATTTTTACATACAACTGATACATTACATCTTTAACAGTGCGTTTACCGTCAAAGAACTTTTCAAAACCAGCTCTACTTGAAATAGATTCAATTAATTGTTCTGTATAAGTATTAAGATTTTTGTACAGGTCAGTATTAATATACTGTCCAAAGTTACTAGCTTTTCTACCCATACCATTACGAATAATTTCATGGAAGAAAAGTTTTACTGCAATTTTTCTTGCTCTTGGGTCAACACTCTTAAGTAATGCGTTATATCCATCAATGATATCTTCTTTTATTTCTGGTACAAGTTTTGCTTTTGTATTCATCTGTAAGATGTAGTAAGATCTACTCGTACCCGCATCTTCTTTAGAACGAATGCTAATTGTTCTGACAAATGGGTTTGTAGAATATTGATCATTCAAGTATTCCAAATCTTCTTCAAGAGTTGTAAACTTAGATGTATCTGATACACTGCCAAACCAAAACTCAGGTCTGAACATTTCCTTCATAGTGTCTTTCAAGAATTGCTCATCAGCTGTAGCTCCTGGATTTTCTGCTTCAACACGCATTTTATCCAAAATAAGAGTACCTATAATGACATCTGCCATTTCCTCTTGTTCTTGGAATATGTTACCGAATAAGTTTCTTAAAGATGTCAGCGGATTGCTTCTTGACAACATGATTCTTGACAATTGTGCATTCATGTCGCTTACAGCTTGTGCTAAAGGGTTCCAAACAGTTTCACCTTTAAACAACTCAGAACTATTCTGGAAGATACCTGTATTGTTTTTTAATCTACTAATAGACTTACTAAATCTATCAACCATTGCTGCACTTGGCTTAATACGCTTAAACAAGTTAACAATTCTGCCAGCATCCATGATACCAAAAGACTGTGCTGCTTGTTTAGCATATAGATCCAAAAGAATGTATTTCTGAGCTTCTAAACTTAAAGGTTCACCAGACTTGGTAGTAATTGAGTATCCAAGTTCTGCAGGTGTAAGAAGCTTTGCGTCAAGTCTTTCACTACTAATAGATTCCGGTGTTGTATACTTAATGCTAATATTTCCAAAAGATATATTTCTAGCATTTGCAGACAAAATCTTAGCGGCAGTCAAATCTTTGACAACCTGATCCGTAAGTAACTTTCTCTTCTCGCTGTTAACCTCTTTATAGAACATCTTAGTATATGTGCCATTAATCTCTGAGTCTTTAACAGAATCAACTGCGTTAATAACTTCGGGAAGCATATTTGTAAACACCGCCATTTCAAGTGGTAGACCTAAACCGATCATTGCAAGTGTAACATTCAAGTTAACATCATTAAGTTGCAATAAGGCAGGAATAGGATCTTTTGCACCGTCAGCAAACATACCCAAAGCGTTACCTACTAGTTGAATTGCTCTGTAAGATTCATTACCTCCAAAAGAATCGTAAAACTTAGAACTTCCAGATTCGTCTGTCAAGAACCAAATTCTTTCATCAGATTTTAATCTAAGTTTATTAGCACCTACAAGAGCTAAAAACTTGTTGAAGTTTGCAGTAATACCAATTCCATCCTTATTTACAGCATTAAGTCTGTTAACATTAATAACACCATCAATACTGAAGGCATTGTACTTTGCAGCAATTGTTTCTGGTGAAAGACCTAATATATTAACAGCCAAGTTTTTAAACATACTTGGATCAGATCTTTCTTCAGAATATAAACTTTCAAATACAATTTTATTACTAATGATACCCAGCTTAGCATCAAGATTTTGATTCTGATATGTTTCTACGGGAATCTGAGGATTTTCTCTAAACATATCAACTGTATAGGGTAATCCATTTGCTGCAAGAACTAGCTGAACTGCATTAATGTAATTGTAAAGTTTTACAAATGCTTTTTTATCTAAATCACTGAACTGTGATTCAAGTAATTCAGTTTGTCGTTTTGCTTGTCTAAGTCTTGATGAAAGTTCTCCTTGTAGTTTCCAGTCAGCAACCTCTTCGTTCGACTCATTTGTTGTTCTTACTGCAAGGTATTCTTCAAAAGCCTGTTTCTGAATGTTCTCGGCTTCCCATACTTTTGCAACATCTGTCATTGTAGGAAGACCCATCAATTCCATTACACGTTCAGTGTCCTCGTCATAAACAACTTCGTTATCCTTTCTTGCTTCAAATGTCTCCTGCATTAGCTCTCTGTGAGCTTTGGAAACTTCATTGCGGAATACTGAATTACTTCCAATAGAATTAATAAGTTCAAGGAACTGGGCTTCTGTTCTATTTACTTCAGTATATCCTGTATAATCTCCGTACACATGTTTTTTACCAGTTGCATCATTGTAAGAAGCATAACCATGTGCATATAGTGAGTCAATGTCAAGGTCAGAACCGGCGAGCAAGTGAACGAGCTGAGGTACTATAATAGTATTTTTATAAGATGCATCAATGAAGTCTACAATTTTAAATGCTATCATTGAACGCTTATCTTCTGTAGGAATACGTGTAGCAAATGCTTTTGTCATCTTTTCTTTGAAGAGATTGTATTCTTCAAAAGATTTAAACTCCGGCATTGGTACAATTACTTCTACAAAATATGTAGTATTACCATTTGCATCTACTTCAGTTGTAATTCCAGGGTACCTTGTTCCGTATCTAGACTCATCTAAATACTGCATGTACTGACCATTACTTTCAGCAATATCTTGCTCTAAGGAATCAATAACACGTCCTGTTTCTCTATCAAAGAGTAATTTATATCCAAAACTAGTTGCATGGAAATACTTACCACCTTTTACTTTTTCGTCAAATACTTTATTACTGTAGTGACTAAAGAAGTAATATTGGAATGTTTTTCTTATAACTGGAAGGTTAACATTAAACTTAGGTTTACCATCCTGAGTCTCAAAGAATTTCAACATGTTACTGTCAGCTCCCTGATCTACAAGTGCTTCACGAATTGTATCTACTAACTCACCAACATTAATGTTACCATTTTCGTCACGCAGTGCTTTTAGCATAAACTGCAAACGTGAGTTTGTAGATCTAGCTAATGTAGTATTGTACTTAGAAAGTATTTCAGCTAGTTGAGTAGTTTCATTAGTAACCCTTTCTCTATCTTCTACTGAAGACTCTGCAAGCATTCTATCAATTGTGTGCTGTATGTCAGCTGGTAATAGAATTTTAGCTTGAACTGAGGCTTTAGAATCTTCAGAAATACCACTTGTTTCTACCTGGTTAAACTTAAATCTTGCATCAACACGGTAACTACTTCTGTTTAAAGAAATATAATTACCATTTCTTTCCTCCATGCTTACAGGAAGACTGGTGACTTTTTTAGAAGCTGTGGTATCCATCAACATATCTATTTGATGGTACTCCATTGCATTTAACAAGTCATGAAGTTTCTGACGATGAGGTCTAGGAATCCAGAATCCGTGTATTGTATTATACAGTTCTCTAATCTGATTTTGAATTAGTTCATATTCTGTATTACCGGGTTCAATCATTCTAGCTCTTTGACGCAAATCATAAATTGAACGATAAGCATTTTCTAAAGTAGCTCGTTCTTCTTCACTAGTTACGTTAAGTACACTAACATCTGTCCTATTAATAATATGCTCTGACTGCTTGAAATAGTTTTCACGACCGGCATGAACTGTTTTAAATGAGTTTAATACAATTCGATTATCTTCTAAATAATTTATTTCAGTAGGAGTGAGCTTTCTGTAATTCGCTTGAATAAGAAGATTACGTGCTTTCTCAGGTAATCTACCAGTCTCCTGATAAAAGTCAATTCTATGCATTAGTAATGTCAAAGACTGACCATCAAATACTTTTTCTCTACCTCTTTCTTCTTGAATAATACCTTCTTCGTTAGTAAGGTTTTCAAACAACTGTCTTACAGAGTCATCTTCTATTTCATCTATACTATCATATTGACCAGCAAGAATATTATTTCTGTCTAGCAACATAGTAATATCATCAACGTGAGCTACATTATACCACCCACGTTTCATTGTACTACCTGCAGCAAGAAGAGACTTATTACGTTTAAAGTAGTCAATAGTATTTTTAATACCCATTGCTCTATCACCGTCAATTAATTGATTTACAAATAAGCTGTTAATCAAGTAATTGAAATAATAGTCTTTTAAGAATTGCTCGTCACCATTAATACCCAAATCTTTATTTGTAAAGTATACGGATTGAAAAGCAGCACCTCTAGTTGATACCTTGGTTTGCTTAACATCACTGTTGTTAATGGTTCCATTTTTTATTTCTCTAGGTCTTGAACCACCTTTAAGTACAATAGAACCTTTTTCGTCTTTCTTAATAATATCGTTTGTGAGAAGATTGTTTAAGTATTTGTTAAAAGACTCTTCAGCATATAAAGCAAGTTGTTTATCTAATCTACTTTTTACTTCAGCGTCTAAATTCTTAAAGTCAATCTTATCCTCACCCTGACGTTTTGCTATTTCGATAAGTTCATTTCTTAATGAAGCTCTTTCATATTCATTAGATCCTTCTTCAAAGTTTGTGATAGCTTGACCTGTTAAAAAGAAATCATCAAGATTATTAAACTGAAATGCACGTAATTTTTTTGCTTCAGCTAAAGAAGTATCATTCGTGATTATTTCACCATTCTGACCTTTTTTAGCATTGAAATTATTCAAGTAAGTATTTTGTCCTTGCTCGTATAATGATTCTCTTAAAGATCTTGCTGACCATTCTCTTTGAATCCTATTAAACTCTTGCTGTACAGCAATTCGTAAATACTGAACAGGAGTATTCTCATAAGACACTTTACCAGCAACAATCTTTGGAGCAAAGTTTATATACATCGCACTAACTAAAAAGTTAGTTTGAGAAGCTTCAAGCTGAGTCAAATTTCTGTTGAAAACAGTTACCTCGCCAGTTAACGATACTCTTTCATCATTATTAGTTGTCATCTGATGTTCAGATTTCAACTGTGTACGTTGAGAGAAATTCATCAACTCTTGCAAATACTGAGATCTTGCATTTAAACCTTTATAATTAGCTGATCTTACTTTCTGACCATTAACTATTTGTTCAACACCAGCATTAACACTAACAGAAAGGTTTTCAAAAAATGTTTTAAGAGCAAGTCTTCTTTCAACAGTTTTCTTTTCACCTTCCGCGCTATTCTTTAAAGCAGATGCAATAAAGAAGTTATCTTCAAACCATGGTTTCAAGTAATCATTGTAATAAATACTTGTTGATAAAGCTTCTTCCAAACCTTTATTTCTAATGTCCTGAAGAAGCAAGACAGCAGGTGTATATTTTACATATCTGTATACAGGCTTGCCTTCTGCATTAGTAACAACTGATGGAAGTTCTTTTGGGTCCATTTTCAGAACATACTTCATTGCTCTGCGCAAAGAAGCATAGAAACTATCATTTCCAGCTGTTCTAGAACTACTCAACAAGTCTAACTTCTGACCTTGAGTAGTATTAAATCTGACACCTTTAGACATGTTTTTAGACATGTCACTAAGATTCTTAAAGAAGTTCTTAGACAGGTATTCGTCACCGTGAGCAAAACTTTCAAAAGCATAGTAATGTCTAAACACTGTTTCTTCAGTTCTTGGAAGAACTCCATTCTCTTTAACATCAATTGAAAGTAGTGAGAAACGTAATAGTGATTTAGGAATATTAATTCCTAACACCTGCATATTTTTATAAATAGAATTTACTAGCTGCTCTAGTTTTACTTCTTGATTACTCACAATAAGATCTGTGACACGTCCTGTGTTCTGATAAATACTTAATGCAAGATTGGAAAGCGTTTCTGCAGCTTTCTTATACTCTTCGTCAGATGCCGACTTAGTATTTGTAGATTTAAGTTTTGCTTCAAGAGCATCCATCTTAGACTGCACATCAGCTCTTGTTAACTTTTCAATCTGATTAGATGAAGTAGAAGAAGATATCAATTGATTCTGGTCATCTCTTTCTTCTTTTGTAATCAATCTGGTAAGTAATGAATCCATTTCAGCATTGTGAAAAGTATCAATTACCTGACTATACAAGAGCAAATCTCCACCAATAGGTTCAAAGTTTTCATTGAAACGAATATTCTTTTGTAAGACGTTAAACACAGCGTCTAAAGAACGAGCTTCGTCAATGTTTTCATCATATCTATACTGCTCTCCAGCAAGTGCTATTCTTGGAATAATTTCTTCAGGCATAGCATTAGCTGTAATCTTCATCAATAGATTAAAGATGTTTGATCCATCTACCATTCTAGAATACTTCACACCATTCTCATCTTCAGTCTCATATTTAACTAAAGACAAGAATCTTCTCATTTCTCTAGGAAGACCTTCTAGTGGATTAATGTTAAAGAAAGATGCGTCAAGATCAGCAGATGAACCAATTTCATCTTCTGTGATATCGAAATCATTTTCATTGAACTCTTCTTGAGTTGTTACATCCTCTTCTTCTCTATGTGCAGGAGTAGTACCATAGTTGATATGCTTAAGAATACCTTTTACTTGATTGAATAAAACATCAACAGCTTTATCATAAGTTTGAGCTACACCTGTATCATCAATATTATCATACGCCGGATTACCGGTCATGTTTTCAGCTTTAGCTTGAAAAGGTACTTGCTGACCATCAATGTTGAATTGTAAAACACCATGTGCTAAAACAGCACGCATATCATCAAGTCTTGTTTTCCAGTTTGCTAAAATCTGCGAATCTTTTCCAGGATTGTTTACCATCCATGTATCAAGATTAAAGTCAGACATTGCTAAAAGCTTTCTCTGCAAATCAAACTTATCCTTGAGCGTAAGTTTTATCTCTGGATTAATTTCCGAAAACTCACGAGGATCAAAGTTCATTATTTCATATGCTATTCTATAAGCAAGCTGCTTTTGATCTTCTACTGGAAGAAAACTAGTTACACGTTTTACAGAACCATCTTCTTTCTGTACAATTCTATGACGAGTTGGTGCAAGTTCAAATGCAACAGAACCTGTTTCATAATTACTAATTACGGCTGCATTCTTGTAATATCCTGTAGAAATTCTACCATAAACCTTGTCAATTGTATTAGCATTAGCTGTAAAGAACTTAATTAAGCCTTTCAACAAACTAAATAATTTAGCAAGGAGACCTACAGGTTTAGATGCTTTAGGTTTTGTCATATAAGATTTAAAACCTTCAGCTAAAATCTCTTCTGCAATTAAATTTTCTATACGCTCTTTGCTACCAACAACTTTACGACGTTCCGCAAATTTTTTTCTATATTCTTCGCTAAAGTACTTTGAATTTTTAGGGTCAGCTTTAACCTGCTTTAAAAGTTTTGATCTTTCTTCAGATGTCATTAATCTTCTGAAGACATGGTGAAAAGCTTCGTGATAAATTGTACCACCTGATTTAATTGTCTTATTAAGATAGATTACACTATCCTTATACATACCCAAGATAGTACCGTTTGCTTCCACCATTTCAAGAAGTTCTTGAACTTCTTTTTCTTCTAGAGAAACAGACTTCAAGTTTTCTTGTAACCAAGCTTTTTCAGATTGAAGTCTTTCTTCACTGAAAGGTTCGGTATAGTTATCTGAGAAATCTTCTTGTACAGAAAGGATGCTATCCTCAACAGGTATATCTAACCCATTGCTCTGTACCGAAGGAGTATTTGTAATGTTTTCTGATCCAGTGTTTGTGACTTCTTGAACCGGTGAAACAGAAGTCGTAGAATTCTGGTATGTCGCTTCAAATGCGACTCTACTTGGTTTAGGAGTAAGTACTTGATAGTACTTTGTGTTGAATTTACCAATTTTAACATCATTGACACGTAAAGAGTAGTTGAGACCTTCTCCAGGTAAGCCTGGACTAGTTTGAGCAATAATTAGAAAAGGATTCTTTTTTAAACCGCTTTTCTCGTAAGTTGCTTTAAGTTCGTCACTTCCAGCATTGATTACACCCTCTAAAGTATTTACTAGCGAGTCTACAATGCTTTTGCTAATTCTTTGTACACTGCTAGAAACTCTTGAGTTATAATTTCTAAGATCAGAATCTTCAGGATGTCTTGCTTGCAGTTTAACTAAATCCGCATAAAAATCAATTATACCATCAGGAGTATTTACATCGTGAATACCTAGAGATGTATACTTGGATTTTAATTTTTCAGTGACACTATTAGATTTAAATCTATCTAAACTTTCTTTAATTGTATCAATAGGAAACTCAATGCTAATAGGTGCAATCAAATTACCATAGACTCTCTGCATTGGTTTTACACTGAATACTAATACAGGTTCATTTTCTTGATTTTTACGAACATTAATATTAATAGCAATACCACCACGAGGATCTATCTGAATACTTTTGGTATTGAACTCAAAGTTTAAATCATTAATCTGTTCATCACTTAAACCCTCAGCAGTACTTAATGCTTGAGCAATACTATCAAAGTGCTCAGATATACGTGCATAAAAACCAATAAACTTGGCGTTATTAAACATGGTAGAGGTAACAGAATTTGATGTTACCAATCCTGAAGAAGTCTTTGTTAATAGATATTTTTTGTTATAGGGTATTGATCTGGAATTCATTGAATTAATCCAGCGACCCAAATTTGACTTACCAAAATAATCAATTGCAAATTCTGATACAGAGCTATATGAATTACCATTGAATTGAATTATTTCATTAGCGTTCAACTGAGATTCAAAAGACCAGTTAGTTGCATCAATATCAAATTCTTCAGGATTAACCTGTATACTAGAACGATTAGTATTTGTATAAAGAATCAAAGGAATTTGTGCAGTCCTTCTTTCTAATTCCAAACCAGTTCTTTCATCAAGTTTTACAACTTCAACAGTAGGGGTAGTATCAGGATTGTTTGCTATATAGTCTTCTAAAGATTGACTTGTTACAGCTGAACCTGAACTGTAAGAGAATAGATTGTAACTATTCTGGAAAATATTTGTTACATCAGTAACAGGTCCACCAGACTCTACAACAGGTAAAACTTGAGCTTCAAACTGTTTGTACAGTTCATAAGCCTTAGCTAGTTCCTGAAGATCTGCTTGACTAAGCTTCGAATACTTACCATTTCTGTTTACCACTGAAGTGTTTTGAACCCTTTTAAGATGTTCAGGATTACTAAAATCTACTATAGTAGTATTGTTATTATTATCTACAAAACTGTAGTTATTGAGGGTAAATATTTCAAATGTTTCACCCGTACCTTCTACAACCCCAACTAAAATAAAACCTTGTTCTTGCTTAGGTCTTGCTACAGTTAATACTTCACTAAATCCTACTGATCGTTCAAGCTTCTGAATTTGTGCTTCACTTTCAAATGTCTCATGTGTACGATTTGCAAGTCCTGCAATTGATGGATTAGATGATGCTTCAGAATACATTCTAGAAATACGATCATCTGCAATATTTCCAACCTTTACAGCAAATACTTTAAATGAAGAATTAATAGCTTCTTTAGATTTTGAAGCAAGAATTTCAGATGCCGGCTTTTGACCTTCTAGAATTACATCGCGCATTCTTAATCCTGAACGCATATTAACATCAAAGAAAATTGTTTCCCCGTTGTTAAATGACTCACTAGGAGCTGGGAGGGCAGGTCTTGCAAAAAGATAATCGGTTATTACAGTTCCGTCTAATGAAACATATTGATCACCTTCTTTGTAAGCTTCAACAACTACAAATCCTGGCAGACTTACTATATATGTTTGAAGATCTTCTGACAAGTTCTTCAATCTTACGTAAGGTGATTTACCAATTAATTTTTTACGAGCTGCTGATGTACGATTAAGTAAAAAGGTCTGGTTCTCAAGACTTAAATTCTTCAAAGTAGAATCTAAAAAATCCATGAACTTATTTATATCCTGAAGTTTTTCGTCTTGATTTTTATACGAAAAAGCTGATATATAAGCATTTACGTCTTTAAGAATTATGTCTAGTTGTACCTGAGTAATAGATTTTAATGACTCAAGGTTCTTAATGGAATCAAGAATACTTTCCGGTTTAATTGTAGATGTCTTAGACTTGACACCATACATTTCAGCAATCTTGTCTACAAATTGCTCAGGGTTTGATTCAATAAGATCTTTTAAACCAATAACACCAGATGCACTACCAAGCTCATAGAAAGACGAATCTAACCCATGCAGAGCTTGAAAAAGTTCTGCAAAAGAATAAATAGCGGTTGCTTTATTAAATGGGATTAGGGAACCGTTAGAGATTACTGCTTTTGCTACATTATCAAAGTTAGTATATCGCTGTGGGTCCGCCTGCACCAGCTTCTTTAAAATGGGAAGGAAGTCCGCAGGTGTTACCTTACAGTTTGTCATAGTTTACCGGATTAGCTAATTTTACAAGAGACAAGTAAGCGCATCATTGATGTCCGAAGCCAAGTCCCTCTCTATATCAAAGTTAACACTTTTTTCCTTATTTTGTAGAGCTTTTTGTTTAAACTCTACAAGTTCAGAATGGATATTTTTTAAATCTTTCGAGTTTAAATTTTCTTCTTGAGTAAGCGTAGTAACATCAATATTTGGCGAAGATGTTTCTTTGTCGCTTATTACGGGTTCTGTAAAAGGTAGTTCTGCTTGTCCTTCAGCTGATTTTGCTTTAAGATCTTTTACAGCTTTTTTACCAGCTACCGTATTAACATAGTCCTTAATACTGGACAATTTGTTTTTAGCTCTCTTATTATATTTATTAAACTTGTCTGTCAGATCTTTAATAAACTGTTCTTGTTTAACCCAAGTTTCTCCAGGCAAATTTTCAATAGCAAAGTCTACTAAAAATCTATCTTCTACTGCAGGTTCAACTTCTACTGGAGCAGTTTCTGTAGAAGTAGGTAAAGATTCTTCTTGAGTAACAGGGTTGTTTGAAGCATTATCAAAAGCATCTAAAACGGATAAGTCATCCATTTCACTGCTAGTAACAGGTAAAGGTTGAGAAGAAGATTCAATTTCAGCATTATTATCTTCTAAATCTAACCCAGTTTCAATAGTGGCAGATGGTGCGCTAGATGGTGGTAATTCATCATCATCGTCATTAACAGGAGTAGTAGGTGCTGGTTCTGGTGTTACATTGTCCTGATTATCTTGAACATCTGGTGCTTTAGTTTTATCAATACTATATTTATCTTTTATAGCATCTACTAGTTTAGTCAATTCTTGCTGAACATACTCCTGTTCTTCTACACCTCTTGTAGGTGAAACATATACCGCAAAGATGTTTTTATATGACTCTTGACTTTTAATAAACTCTTTTACTTCTTTAGAAATACGATCATAGTTTTCGACCATGAACTGCATAAACTCCATAGAGTTTATTTGATCTTGATTACCAAAGCGTTCAGCAAGCTCTTTCCTAGTAATGCTCAATGCAAGCTCGTTTTCTAGATATGTTAAAGCATCAGAAATTCTTGCTTTAAATTCACCATCTGCAAAACGCAAATGTGCTTTTCTAAAATTCTTAGGGTCTAATAGAATATCTACTGCATTAATATAATCCTTTGCGTTTTTATCAAGTCTTATAAAGTCAACAAGTTTGTCAATACTTTGTCTAATTGTTTCATCTGATACTGTAGTATTTAATCCAGCTTGTTTGTTTTTTAGATTTACAATCTTTTTAAATAACTGTTGAACAGTATCATTTTTGATCATCGAGTTAAACTCTTCTTTTGTAAGAGTTCCATCTTGATATGCTTTTTTATTTGCAGTACCAATAAATGTGTATTGAAGATCTTTAGGAAGTTTTTTATTCTTCTCTCTTTCATCACCACTCAGTTCTTCTTGACCGTCTAATTCTTCTTCTTCAACGGTGTTTTCAAACAACCAGAATTGTTTCCAGCTATTAAGTAACTCTAACTCTTCTACTTTATTGTCTATAGATTGCTTAACAGCAGGATCTTTTGTTTGCTCATACGATTCACGCAGATTTGCTAATTCACTTTGAACAATACCCAGTTCACTTTCAAGATTTCTAGGATTACTCAAAATACGCATTGCGTAGTCTGCACTGTTTGCAATTTCACTTATACCTCTCAATTCATTAGCAAGAGTTCTAGATCTTTCGCCAGCTAACTTACCCTTGATACTATTCACAGCTACAACATCAATTGCACCATATAGTGCATTTTGCAAATACATTGCTCTTCTAAAATCTTTACTGTCTTTAGGAAATATGTAAGGATCTACTAATGGACCATATTTGCGGACAAGACTTTTGTATGTATCAGTGTAAGTATTAATATCATCTGCTATTTTATTGGTAAACTCTTTTACAGAATTATAACCAGTTTCTTTGATATCAACACCATAAGCTTCTTTAAATTCTTCTTCTGAAAACTGCTCACCAGTTTGACGAAGTCCTGTTATAAATGCATCAGTAGAATTTGTCATCATAGCTGCACGAACTGCAGATACTAATGCATCCTCTTTAGCATTATTAAATTCATAAACATTTCCGGTAGTGGCTGCTTCAGTCATATTCTCAGAAGCTACAGCTTGTTCTCTAGCGTTGCGCATGTAGTGAGAAGTACCGTTTCGTTTATTGTCAAAAAATAGATTAAGCTGATTAACAGCATCTGTTACTTTTTGATCTTGATTTTTCATTGACTCTAGATTACCCTGCATAGCAGCATAACCGTACTCACTTGCTTTGCCACCAACATAAGTAACAGGAGCAACCAGTCTACCTGTAAGTGCGCCGATTAAAAATGTCTTGAAACCTTCTTGACCAGCTTGAGAACGTGCACCCCTGGTAATAGATTCTTCTAAGGAAATAGGGTTACCATTATATATAGATTCATAGTAATCTTTTACTCCAACAGCACTACCTTCTTGTAGTAGTTCTTGTACACCTTCGGTAAGTTCAAACTTACCCATACCTCTACCCATAGACTTTGTAGCTTCCCAAGCAGCTCGTTTTTTACCAAAGTCTTCAGCAATTTCACCTAGGTTACCAAAGGTTCCAAAAAATCCTTGTTTGTAGAACTTGGTTTTAACATCATTTGCAACAGCTCTTGTAAGAACTCTGTCTTCAGCATTATTGATAACCATTTCACGCATGAACTTATTAGTAGGTCCAAATCGACTAAATAGATTACCAAACTGAATTTTATTCATTGTCAGAAGAATGCCCATGTTAATATCAAACACAGATCCTCCAACATTCATTGCTGTTTCTCTAATTGCTTTTTCTTCTTCACTAGTAGGAACTCTATCGTACTGTTCCCTGAATTGATTATGTAAAGCAGTATAAGTATCACCGTATGCATTAGCACTTTCAAATGCAGACTCAGATGTAGCAAGTGTCATTTCATTAAGGCTTCTTCTAAAACCATTGAAACCCACACCAGCCAACTTAAGCATATCTGCACCATTAGCACCCGCTAAAGCTATTTCTTTACCTGTACGCATCAAGTTACCAGCAACAGGTATAAAGTTTTCACCAGCAGCCCATATTTTACCATAAAGACTTTCAGCTTTTGCAATATCAGCAAAGTTCATTCCTACAGCTCTAAAAGTTTCATTGACAACTCTGTTACCAAATTCACCCACTCGACCCATAGTACTAAGATTAGCAGCTGCCTCAGCGTGTGTCATACCTGCACGTGCAACATCATCTGCTGCACTTCTACCAGCTGCAGCAGCTGTTTCTAGTATTCTTGTAGAAGCACTCAAACCTTCAGCTGCAGATTCAGCGGTAATAGCTCCAGCACCTAAAGTCGCAGCTCTTGCTGTAAGACCTACACCTTTTAATCCTGCAGATACCGCTGCACCAACACCAAAGGTCAACGCAGTTTCAGCTGCAATTTCTGTTAGAGTTCCTAAAGTGTAACCAGCATTACCAATAAAATCTTTGACAAATTTTTTATTAAAAAAACTGTCCTGCTCTTCAGGAGTCATGAATATTGTATTTCTCAACTCATTATCCTGATCTTGATAGTATTGTTTTAAAAGATCGTCTTCATCTTTATTAATACCATAGGCACCTAAAGTAAATATTGATCTCAGTAATCTTCCGGTACTGTAAGCTCCTTCTACAAAAGAGTTTCCAAATTTGTAACCAAAATCATCAAACGCCTTACCAAAAGTACTACCCCAAGTTTCTGCTGCTGCATAACCTGCATAGTTTTGAGAATAATCTGAAGGATTAAAACCCTGTTGCTGAAAAAAATCTTGTGCACGAAAAGGTGCTACTGAAGACTCAGGAAAGTATTGAGTACCATAACCACCAGTATTTACAGCATTAACAGCTGTCTGAAATGGATTATCTGGTACTTTATTTTGATCCTGATATACGTCAGTTGCAACAGATCCAAAAGCTGAATCAAAAGGGTTATTTTCAAACTCCGCCATTATTAATTACTTTGGTCTAAGTATTTTTGAAATTCTTGTTCGAGAATTGTTTCTACAGCATTTAAAGCATTAGCATCACCAGGCATAATGTTTTGGGTAACAGGATATTTAAAAGGAACATCTTTACCATTTACTCTCTTTGTACCCTGGATTATTAATGCATAACCACCATCTCCAGAAACTTGTCCACTGATAGTTCCTTTAAATCCTGCACTTTCCATATAAGATGGAAATTCTACAACACTAAATGGTTCTGTAGCAAACTTATCTAAGTTTACAAGAGACTGAGGACTAAAAGTGTTTGCTCCCAAATAGGGTTGTGTTCTTGGCATAATTCTACCAAGCTGTGAGTAAGGAACAGTAATTTTAACTTCATTACCTGCAAAACCATCTTTTTTATAATTAACTCCACTAGCAGCTTTAGATGAAGGAGATACTCTAAAAGTAATATCAGCTGTTTTTGAAACAGGGTTAAAAGCAATTTCAGCATTATTACCATAAAGCTCAGCAAGGTCGTTTATGTTAACACCTTTAATAGCTTCATTAAAATCAGATTCTCCACGCTTATAATCACTTGTCACATCTTTACCGTCAATAACAACTTTCTGTACATTGTTTTGATTAAACAATTGACCCACATCTGCACCAGTTACCCTGTTGAACTGAACCATGTCCCCACTAGTAGTAGTTATATTCTGATAACGCTGAGGAAGAGTTGCTGAGATTTTTCTTTCTACTGCTTCTTCAAAAGGTTTAATAACACTTATAATAGGTCTTCCATTTCTGTCAGTTCCTATTACAGACACTTTATCAGCGTACTCTGATTTTACTCTATTACCTGACATTACTTCTAAACGTAAAGCTGCCTGGTAATCATCTTGAGCTGTTGTAGTTTCTGTCCATGAATTATTTAATGCACGAACTAGTGCAGATGCATTTCTAATTGCATCTTTTGTATGACGAATTCCACCAGCTTCTTCATTAATTGCACCACTTGCAAGTGTAGCTCTCTGATATACACCAGTAGAAATATTTGCAATCATTAGTCCTGCTTTTTGCGGACTATCAGGAGCATAAAAGCTCACACCCATTGACTGTGTCAATTCACGTAAAGCTGATAACTCTTGTTGTGAGTATGTAATTTTACCCCCACTTTTTGCGTGAGACGCCATTTTACTTACAAGACTACTATACACAGCGCCTTTTTCACTTCCTGCAACAAAGTTTAGTAGTCCTCCTTTAGGATCAACAAGGTAAGAAGCCATTTGCTGCACCCCTTGACTATTTAAAGTATTAGCAGCTGTAAGAGCACTAACAGACTGAATATCTGTATTTCTACCAAGTGGGACTTCTGTCGGCACAATATCTCCTTTTGCTACACCAATTTTATAATCATAAGTAAATTTTAGATAGTCTCTTTCTTTAGCTAACTCATGATCAAGAAGTTTCATACTTCTATCATGCGCCATCTGAGCAAACTTAAGTTTCACATCATCAGGTTTCATAGTCATTGACTGTGTAGCCATAGCTCTATTAGTACCCCATTGAATAGCAGCATTTTGTTTTTTAGATGAAAACAAATGATTTACAATAGCATTAGAAAGTCTAATGTCATCAGCATTTGCAATTTCAGAAGCAACATTCAGATTGTTTTTAGTTTGCTCATCTAGTGCAGTCTTTGCAGCTTTAAGTTGCTCATAACGCTCCTTGAATTGAGGAGGAATGTCATTACCGTAAGTATCATTAAAAAATCTAAGCTTAGCATCTACCTCGGTCATTCTATCTGTACTATTAGACGCAGCTTCTACAAATGTATTTACAAGATCAGGTTGAACTTGTTTTGCATAAGCTTTCAAAGCGTCTTGATAACTCATACCTTGCTGCTGAAATGCTTTAACACCATTGTACTTATCTACTTCTGCAAGAACAGCAAATTGTCTATCAAAGCGATTTCCTAAATGACCTAAAGCCCAGCTGCTAAAAGGTAGTATTGCTTCTTTACCATTTTCAATATCTACAAGATAGTATCCTTTCTGTGCAGTATACTTGATCTGAAGTTTTTCTTTATTAGCTGCTTCATCCAAATATTTCACATAATCTTCAAATGGTACAAAGTCTCTAGACTGAACCGCTTGAATAGATCCATCACCACGTTTAGCATTTTGCAATTCCTCTACACCAATCTGGATATATTGCATTGCTGCAGGATTTGCCTGAGCACGAATATTAGGATCAGTACTTTGAGCGTATTGCTGATACTGTTGAAATGCTTGTTGTGCTCTCTGTGTTTTGACCAAGTCACTTTGCAAATCATTATCCTGTAGCAATGGGTTAAAAACAGTCATTGCTGAAGAGACATTTTGAGGTAGAGCTAAATCTAAATTAGCAATACCCGCAATCTCTTGATCCATCTTCTTAAGCATCAAATTTCTAAACTCAATATTATCAGAGTTAGATAATGCTTTATTGAATTGAGAGTTATACAAACTTTTAACTCGCATAAAATTAGCGTCGTAACGCTGCTGCTGCGTAGTTAAAACTTTTGTCAAAAAAGAGAAATCCGGAGTAAAAGAAGGTCTTTCCGGAAATACTGCTTGTACATTAGGTAAGTATGTAGCCATTACTGTTCTCTTTTATCTTTTATTATTCTTGCATACCGTTAAGTGCATTCCACAACATTTGCTGCTGATTCATACCTGGTGACATTACTGCACCATTTGTACCGATACCAAGATTCTGATTATTTAAACGCATTTGTACAGCACGGGCTGCAGCTGCTCCTGCTTGTTTTGCAGCTTCTTCTCCTTTACTGATATTAGCTCTATAACCTTCATCATAAGCAGTAGCAACAGATGAAGCTATTTGACTAGGATCGTATAAACCAGGATTAGTTCCGACAATGGCTCCTGTATACATATCGCGAGGATCATATCCTTGAGCAAAATTAATAGAACCATCAAGAGCATTTACTCTATAAGAAGGTGTAAGAAGTGGAAGCCATTCATTAGTCTTCTGAGCATTTGTAACACCTTCCATCCAGTTTGCTAAGTTACGATATTTAATTTGTCTTCTCTCATTCTCAGCAGCTTGACCTTTAATAGCAAGTGCATCATTGTAAGCTCCACGTAACTTAGTGTTCTCTAACATTCCTTGACGCAACGCTTGAGCATTTCTTGCATTTGTATTATTAACAATACCAACATTACCTTGCTCATATTGTGAAATAACATTTGCAATATCTTCAGCAGATTGACCAGAGTATCCCATAACATTAGCACGTGCAACTTGACCATCGCTGGTGTTTTCTACTAAGTCTACACCTTTGTTAAATTGTTCTTGTCTAGCAGCAATTTGCCTAGCAGGATCAAGTAATACATAGTCTTCTTCGACAATAGGTACTTGATAAAGTACAGGATCAAATTCTGTAACTTTATCTGTAAGACCTACCGCAAATTTTCCAATATCTTGTAACCACCAGTTTTTAGGAACATCTTTTGGAATTTTACCTTTTGTTTTCGTTATTCCAGTACAGGCAGCATCTCTTTCTGCAACAGTATTGTAAAATACAGCACCCGCTGGAGCTTCTTCTTTTTTACCTTGACCCGATTGACCATTTTCTCCTTCTACAGAAGAAGGAACACACCAATACACTATTTCAGGAGTTGGTATTTTTCCCGGAGTACTAAAATCAGGAATAGCATCATAGTGTTCAAGACCCCATTTAGTGTCATTTTTCATGACTTCTCTAAACTTGTCCGTAGGTAATACTTTTTGGAAAGCCGGGTAATAAGTTTTTTCCATAAACTCTTTATTGTTATAAAGAGCTTTCGGATCTTTTAATTGATCATCAGTTACACCAGTAATACCAAGTAATTCAAAATATTTTTTACGAGTAGCAAGCTCATCTAATTTACCAGCTTCTTCAGCGCCAATAAACTTTCTTACAAACTTTGATTCAAAGTCTTGTGGTTTTAATCCTGCATAAAAGTAATTATAGTCTTTAGCAGAACCGCTTACTCGAGCTGCACCACTTTGAACAACATCTTTAAAACCATAAGATGTAAGAACACTAGCAACTTGATCTCTTACTTCAGGTGTAGTACCATCAGGTAGTTGCACTCTCCACTGCTTTCTATTATTATCCCAAGTAACGTATTGTTTTACACTTTCTAATTCTTTTGGTAATCCTGGTTTAGTATTAGAATTGTTATTAGAATCACTATTAGAGTTATTTGCTGGTGCAGAAGCATTTGTTCTTGCTGCTTTGGCTTCTTCTAATGTATTATAGTAAGTACCCTTATATTCATAAACTGTTTTACCAGCTGAATTTTTAGCTTCATATATTTTGTCATCTTCGCTACCACCAGCTTGAAATACAGGAATTAATCCACCTTTTTCAAATGTTCTACCAGTTCTAGTATACTGAGGTTGAGCATTCATATTACCTTCTAGACCACCTTGAACATTTGCTGAAGAACCAACAGCTCCAGAACCGACAAATACAGGTTTACCACCAACATCTACAAATTTATTTCCTTTTCTGGCAGCTAGAATATCCTCATCAGTTAAATAAGTCAATGGTGCTTTATCATTTCTTTGATATACAACATTACCTTGTTGATCATATGTAATGTTTAAAGGTCTAACTACAACAGCGGGACCGGCTTTTTCATGTGTAACATTTACAGCAACACCTGGTGTACTACTACCTACTGACTCACTCCAACCTTGAGTATATGCGAAAGGATCTACAATTTCATAATAACTTTTACCATCAAGAGAAAACTGTTGACCTTGTTCATATTCTCTTTTTTCTACATTGCTCAGAATTCGTTTATTTCCCGGACCTACAGGTTGAGGAACCGCATCTTCAGGTCTGGTACCGTAATTCAAATATTCAACGCCTCTAATTCGATTAGGTAAACCTTTACCATAAACATTATCATATGTAGGTAACCATTCTTTTTTAGATAAAGTTTCATATCTGTCTTTATCCATCTTAAGCTCTTTTCCGTTTTGAGGATTTACTAGAATTACAGTATCTCCAGTACCCCAACCCGGCTTATCTTCAGTAGCTTTCCAATAGTACTTTACACCATTGATATAAATAGGTGTTGTTTTATTGTAAATAGGATCACCAGCTGTTTCAAATTTTGTAAGACCACCATGCTTTGCTTGATTAAGCTCAGCACCCATAAGTGGAGCAGCAATAGAAGGAACACCATTAGGAAATCCTTTCATTGATTCTTGTACTAATGCAAGTTCAGCAAGTTTTTGTGAATTCTTTTTAACCATGTCACCTGCTGTTCTTTTTGTAATTGCGTCGGCGTCATCGCTCTTCATTAATTGCATGTACTTATTAATGTCATATTGCTTAGCAATTTCCGCAGGTGTGTAACCACCTTTCTTAAACGATTTTCCAAATCTTGCTAAAACTTCTTCATCTTTAATTGCAAGTTTTCGAGTATCAGAAAATATAAAAGATCCACCCGGAACATTGAGAGGTACACCACCTTTAGAGTGACGTTTACCAGTAATTTTAAAATGCTCTAAGAACCCATCATTATTAAGATCTCCCACAATAGTTTCCCCACCTTCAGCTTCAATATTAGCTTCAGATCTAGGTACTGCACCCATTGTATCGGAAATAGGGGTGTTACCCTTATTCTCATAAGGATCAAACGCACTGCCTCTAACCAATCCGTAGTTTCGTTGGTCTCCTGTGCTTCCAGGTTTTTTAGTGATTCTTACTTTCATAAACTTTTAAAGTTTAAAAATGTAAACGGATTTAAATCCCCTACATTTAGAATTTACAATATTTTACGCAGATTACCATAGGATTAATCAAGAAACTCAATCTCTCCACCAGCTGCCATGATTGCAGCAATCTGCTGAGGTGTTAAATCATACTCACCACCTTCTTCAAATCCAGGACCAAATCCATAATTAAATTGGTTTCCTTGATCTTGCGCATAAGTAGTTTTATTTGCAATAAAATTCTGTCCTTGTGCACGGTTTGTAGTATACTGACCAAACATGTCTCTATTCACGTAGTTGTTATCAAATCTAAAATCTGTGTTACCATATTTCTGAAGATTTGCTTCATATTCTTTTAGAGTATCTTTTCTATTCTTACGATTTGCAATTGTACTAATTGCTGAGATAGTTCCGTATGCTAGTGCTTGTCCTTCAGGATCAAGCTCCATAGATCGTGTTTTAACAGTAGGAGCAGCTGCAGTATTAGTCTGCCCTGTTGTACCTGTCTGTTGTTGTGCAGGAGCTGCTTGTTGTTGAGAGTTTGCAAGTTTCCATGATTCAACATATGCTTGATAGTCTTTTTCATCTTGAAGTTCTTGACCCATCAAACCTCTACCATTTTGCGCCATCCACTCATCTTTAGTAAGCATTGGTTCTCCACCAACATCAAACTTCTGCATATAGTAACCACCGTATTTTGCCATGTTAGAAAAGTCTGTAGAACCTGCAGGAATATAGTCTACACCCATTGGGGGTACACTAAGTTGCATTTGCTGCTTTCTACGCAGTTCCTCTTGAATAGGTTCTTGATACATACCTGGTTGTTTCCACTGATTCATTAATTCTTTCTGATCTTTTCTCTGCTGAACAACATCGGTAGTTCTGGTTTCACCAGTCTTGGTATTAGTTTCTGTAACATTTTTTGAAGCAGGACCAAACAATTTTCTGTACCCTAATGCAACGTTGTTAATTGCACCTGCACCTAACGCAATAGCTGCAAGATCACCAAAGAAACCTTTATCATCCATTCCTTCAATAGCATACAAAGAAGGGTTTAATGTAGTGTTTGCACCAAAATTCACCATTGTTCTTGTAGGTTTATCTTGGTAAGCTGCAATATTCCTGTTTGTAACTGTTTTTGTTTTAGTCCAGTCACCTTCTTCACCACCACCAATCATTCTTTTCAAAATTTTATCTTGTACTTCTTCAGGAAGAGATTGGAATCCCTCATTCTGTGGTTCACCACCTTCTGCCCAAGTACCAAAACGTTTGTGCCAGTACAGAGGTGAAAATGGATCTTTTGCTTTAGCAGAATCCTTACCACCCATACGGTCCCAAAAACGATCTCTACGTTTTTCTGATCCATGCTGTGTATAATCTTTCATACCATCATATCCACCATGAACTACTTTATAATCATCACCTTTCTTTGCAAGTACCATCCATTTTTTACCAGGACGTGTGCTATTTTTTTTGACACCAACCTTTGAAAAACCCATGTTTTTGTAACGCTCCGGGATACCACCTTCTCTCATTTCTTCAGGCTCTTCTTGTTCTCCATATTGCATGTAATCATTGATTGCAGTAGCAGAATGATTCATTACAGATATTTTATCACTAACCCATGGATCTAAATCCGATTCTGGAGTAATGAAATTCTTAAGATTATTTAATCTGTCAATCATAGCATTTACTTGTGTAAGCGCCATTCCTCCATCAGCTTCACCACCATCTTCAGCAAACATCATAGCTAATTTTGCTAACTGAAGTTTATCTTTCATATCCATATTTTGAATTTGCTTTAAAGGATTTGACATACCACCAAACTGATAAAAATTTGTTGGGACAAACACGGGTTGGTTTAACATGTCGTTATAATTTACACCACCCATTTCTTTTACATAGAATCCTCCTTCTGGTGCTGGTGCCCATGATTGACCACTAGCAATAAATTCCTGATAGTTTTGTGGATTATCAGATGCTATTGGTTTTCTTACTTGTGCTGCAACTTCTTGTTTTTTTCTTGCTAACATTCCTTGATCAAATGCTTGTCTTTGCTCATTTGTTGCATCATTATAACTTACGTATTTTCTAAGATTTTCACGTGAAGCAAAGTTTTTATTTGCTGATGCAAAATCAGAACCATAATCAGTTCTTACGCCATTAATATCAGTACTGACTTTAGGAACCATTTGATTAAGAGTCTTTAGTCCTATAAATCCATCTACTCTTGATATTCCGTTTTTAAAACTATTTGCTGTTCTTACACCTAATTGTCCTGAGTCTGTATTACCAGCAGCCATGTTTAAGAAATAAGATTGATAATCTTTAACTCTGTTTTTATCAATTGAAGAATTAGGATTTTCTTGGTTGTACTTCTTAATTAGTTCATATCCTAATTTTTTATCATGGTTATATCTTTCATCTGAAGCAGCACCAGATCTTTTTGCATACTTAACAAACTCATTCCAATTGTTAAGATCTTGAGGTGATAGTGAATTTACTTCAGGTTGTCCACCGTCTTCCAATTGTCCTCCGCATTCAAAGCATCCACCTTCAGCAGCCTTTTTCCAGCTACCTCCGCGCTGTTTATACCATTTAGCAGCAAAACCATTTGCGTATGCAGAAGGATACACATCATATTTAGCTTTAGCAGCAGCTTTTGCTCTACTCCATAGTGAAGGATTTGTCGGTACATTACCACCTGATTTCATATCAGATAGTTCACCACCGTTCTCATATCCAAGCTTTTTCATATATGCTTTTAATTTAGGGTCAGATTGTAATAATTTCATGTCTTGATTAACCATTGAAGAATAATTAGGATCTCCAGGGTTATAGTTCTGAATACCTTTTTTCTTAATTCTTTGTGCGGCAAGATGAAAGCTATCTAATGAACCAAGATCAGGTGTGGATTCTATTTTCTTATAATAATTAGCTATAAGTTGTGGATTCTTATTTAAATAATTATCTATAGCTTTTACATCTACCACTTCATAGTTCCATCCATGATTATCTTTATGTACTTTAACACCTGGAACTTGTTTATCAGCTAAAAATCTAGTAAAATCATAAGGCATATATTCTTCTGCTACATCCCATCCTGAAACTAAATTTTGTTTACTGCCAGATCTTAATTTATTTTGCCATGCACCAGAACCAAAAGTAGATTCTCTACCCACAAGAGATAACATAACCCATGGGTCTACATTATTGTCCTTTGCAGCTTTCACAATATCATTTATCATTTCAGGATCAACATTAGCTCCTGCAAAACGACCTGATGATAAACTTATTGATTCAGGACTATCATATTTTTTATGATCATTATCTTTTAACTTATCATAAACTTCTTGCGATCTATCATAGTACTGTTGATAAGTATCTTTATATCCATAAGTACGTACTGGTGCAACTGGTACCTTAACTGGTGCAGAATTTGAAGTAGTTTTACTAGGTTCATCGCTAAACAAATAGTTATACAATTTTGATGCTCCGAGCATAAGATTAAATCCAGCGGGTGGTATCATATATCCATATTGAGCTAATTCAAGCTCACCACCTTCTTCTTTCTTGTGGTTATATGAAATTCTTTTACTAGATGTTTTTTCTCTTTTAAATCTTGCTTTTTCAGCAGAAGATAATTCTGAAGCTGTTTTCGGAGTATCAGTAGATACTCTTTTAGAAGGACGACATGCAGGATAACCTTTACGTTTTTGACCTTCTTGTCTACCACATTCTTTACCTGTCTTAACATCTACCCACTTTTCAGCAAACCATCTGTCGAGACCGCCATGCTGACCACCATTACCCATTACAGGTATTTCTAAAACACTACTACCCCCAAACTGATACTCTTCTCCGGGATACATTATTTGACTATTACCCATATTGTCTATTCCTAAAACAGGGAAATCAACATTCTTCATGGAAATTCTACCACTAGGAATAACATTGAAAGGTCTATTACGATCAACACTATTGCGTTCGTAACCGTACAAAGAAATATATTTATCTAAGTCTTTCATTATCTAAAACTCAATAATTGTTTTGTCGTAAATAATTTCAATAGCATTTTAATCTCACCGCTTACATTACGTCTCAGCAATAAACGATTACCATAATGACGGAATTTCTTACGCTCAAGAGGTGGTTTTGCATAATCAACATAAGTGGGGTTAATCCTCTTCTTGTATCCATTTGCTTCAGTAATCCACATTGGTGTTGCACCTGCAGCAAACTCAAATCTATTTCTAGTTACATCCCAGAATTGATTAAACCTATACTTATTTTCTTCTTTTGAAAAATGAATATCAATTGAGTTTGTACCGACAATCGGATATTGTAACAATGCAACAGGATTATTTTTGGGTTTTATTTGCATATTCAAATTACCAGAAATCTGTTCATTGTTAAATATTACAGCTCGATCAAAATTGTGATCTAGAGGAGAGAAGCTATCTTGACAATCATTATAATACTTGTAGTTTTCAAGTAAGTACTCTACACTTCTAGTTGTAGTAACATTGTTTCCACTAGTAACTGGAAATTCAACTTCCCATGGATAATCTATACCATAGTAATTAGAGTATAAATCACATCTGTCGTTGTGCTTCCAAAACTCAGCACCCTTAATTGTTAAGAAATGCTCATATGCAGGTAATGTCAAACTAGGATGCCAATCGTGAAAACTAACCCATACTTTAGACTTAGGATCATAACTGATTGTCCAGCTGCAGTCTTCAAAATATTTAGGATTTGTAAGTTCAACATAGCATCTGCTACCAACCGGTGTTAAAGGTTGGTTTTCTATTAGATTGTAATTACAAGGAACATAAAACTTCTTAGCTTCTATGTCATATTTAATTTCTGGTAGTAATGGTTTAAAATCTCTTTTTGTAAAATAGATCAAATCATACTGACCATCATATATTGTCTGGCAACCAATTCCTTCAACAGGATTATCATAGAGATCATAATCAGGAAATGCTTGCAATAACTTAGATGGTAAGTACTCAGCAAACCAGAGACGCATACCGTTACGAGATATTTCTTCTAAACCTCCGCCACCATATTGAACCACTTTACCAATTTTCTGAGAAATGTAAAACAATCCATAAGGAGTATTAACAGCAGATCTATGACTTTGACAGCTTCCATATTCAAGAATATCGTCAGCATTTACAAGTGACTGCATATTTTGTTGGAAAAGTCCACCATCACCAATAGTTATCTTAGTACCACCTTGAGTCTGTAGTGTATCTACACCAACAAATCTTGTAGGTTCAGAATCTTCATATAGAATAACAGCTCCGTTTTCATTAAGCGATTTGATGTTATTCACCTTACCGCCAAAATC